GCAAGAAGAGTTGAAAATAATTAACAAAAGTCCTTGACTTTCAATGGTTTAGCTGCTATACTATAAGAGTAGAAACAATCAAGAAAGGTTATTTTTCTATGGCGGGTAAAGCAAGAATGAGATTCATCGCGAGATCCAACCAGCTTCGCTTCGACCGTGACAGTGGCCACTATGCAGGGCATGCTATCTATGGCGTTGACTGTATCTATTGTCACGAGTATTTCCCTAATGTAAAGAAGCCAGTCTTTGGCTCTCATGTGTGTAGGAGCTGTAAATGAAACATCGCCTTGTTGAGGTTAAGTGGGACACGTCCGATGGTGACTGGAATCCACTACCAGGCGAGCTTGACTTGCCAGAAATCGTCACTGTGCCTGGTGACATTGATGAAGATGACATAAGCGATTACCTTTCGGACAGGTGGGGTTATTGTCATTTTGGTTGGAATTTTGTAAGAAAAGAACAGGTAAGCACATGAATCTTAAACTTGAAGGCTGGCCGTTGTTTATCTTCGGATTTGTCCTAGGTGCATGGCTACTGTAGCCAAAAAACAATTAAGATAATTTTGAAAATGAGAAAATAATGAAAATGAAAACAGTTGAAGAAACAGTCTCGCGGTATCAGGACATGAAGGCGCACCCGTCATCGATGGCAATTTATCGCGAGGTCAAATGGCAGTACCAAGACATGGCCGAGGGCGGCGCGGGCGGCGACCTAGGCTTCGAGCGTAACGGCGAGACCACTTGTCGAGGAATCAACTATAAAGGTTATCCCGATTCTTTCTTTCTCGAAGTATGCTATCAAATGGCTTGGCGCCAGCGACCGAAAGAATATAAGTATTTATATCGGCCCTTGAACGCTGAATCATCGGATCCGATGTAGGTAGATGTGGCAGAGCGCAGGATGAAAAAAAAAGACTCCACTAGTGAAAACCCATGGCGCCCAAAAAAAGGTGAATGGTGCACCATTTCATTTGATCTTCTATCCGGCCGACCAGCGCCGAAAAAGAGGCCGATGATTGGAATCATTTTAGGGGCATCATGCCGCCGCGACACATTTACTGATGGCGAGGGCAAATCCAAAACCTTAGCGTCCATCACACCCGGCGAAGTCTGGCGCGTTTTGACATCTGACGGCAAGGTCGGCCACTGGCATATGTCACATCTTAGGGGCATGCCAGGGGTCAAATAGTTCTTGACTTTGGGGGTCAATTGGGGTATAATATATATATGAACAATTGAGAAATAACCCGTGGGGGACATAGACCAGAGACGTAATGATTCAGGATTAGCATTGTTGTCAAGTGAAAGCATTGTTGTCAAGCTAACCGAAGTTCAACGTCGTGGTTGCGTAAGCGTGGAAGTGATTTCCAGGGCAGGCTATGTCTAGTTGAGGATGATGGGAGCCTCAACATTTATTTTGTGAAATAGGTCATCTTTTCCTTGACAAACCACTAAATTTTTGATATACTATAAGAGTAGAAACAATCGAGAAAGACAAAGAAATGTGTCTTTGTTTTTAAGATGATTGTGATTGCAATCTCAAGTGAGACAAAAGGGAAAGCTCATGGCTATTCAATCGTTACCTCCTCAAATTCAAGATTTAATGAACCTTGAATCCACTATATTTATACCAGGTTCATTTAATGAGCGCATCGGCGGGGAATATTGGGACGCGTATATAAACATCGACAAGGGCTTCTATCTTGAGCAAACCCCTGATCTTGCTGGCTGCCGATGGTTCACGGATGCCGATTCACATGAAATGGCGGCCCAGCTGAGATATGCACATTTCAGTGATTGCGACGAAGATCTAAATTTCTATATAAATAAAAGATTAACACATAAGGAGTTTACCTTCTACACAAGTGCCGCTGCCAAAAGTCTGTCGAAGAAACACAAAAACAGCATTAGTGAAGGCGAGCTTCGCATTTCGGCATTAGGCGATATGGGAGAGAAAGAAAATACTATCTCTCTGACAAAAAGAGAAGCTAAAGCTCTGCATGGTTTCTTATCCAAAATGCTAGCATAAACCAAAACGACCTCGGTAAGTCAAAAAACTGCCGATTTTCCTTGACAAAAGGATAAATTTTTGATATACTATAAGAGTAGAAACAATCGAGAAAGATAGAAAAATGACAGATTGGTACTTTGACTGCTACGGCAACGACGGAGAAATACAAACCTTCGGACCATACGACACTAAAGATGAAGCAAAGCTAGACCTTATCAGGGTAAAGGTTGATAAGGTTCGGTTGAACGACCTTACAGAGCGCTACTATTCCATGCCTTACGACGACTCCGTTGTGCCATTCAAGGAGATAACAGAATGAGGAAATATGTTGTACCCGTCTATTGGACTGTTAGTGCATCGGTAATAGTAGAGGCCGAGTGCAGCTATGATGCCGGAGTGCTAGCAAAAGAGATGGACTTGGACTGCTTTGACCATGCAGACTATAGTCCGGACTCGTTCGAGGTGGCCTTTGACTGTATAGAGCCCATCGACGATGAAAGGACCGGATCATGATGCGCAAAGCTATCGTAATCACTTTCTATGTGTTCGCCTTCGCCACAGCGCTAGGCTTTATTGTTTTCTGCATGAGGCCACCAGAATTTAGGTAATTATTTTATGAAATGGGTCAAATAGTTCTTGACTTTTCGATGAAATCTTGATACTATATATATAGACAAAATGAGAAAGGGTCTTAGATATGACCAAACGAGTACACTTCCGATTACAAGACGACAACAACAACGACAAAGCCCTATGGACCGGCGCCGTCACTGTTGCATCTAACCTATCACCCGCCCTAGCTCGTCGAGCTGTTGCCCAGCATATGAGGGTCGAGCGCCTACCGGCGAACACCTTGGTGTTGACTTGCAAGCAACTTGAATCGGGCAAGTGGACCGAGGAGGCGATTCGAGAGCACACCTCGATTCAGCCGAAGGTTAAGAAGTTCAAGTCGTTTGCAGACGTGCCAGCGTCATTTGATGATGTTCAGGATATGCTTAAAAAACTTGGTCTAGCATGAATTGGTGTGCACTCGGTTCACTGTTAGCCGTCTTGACGTGTTGTTTGGTTTTCACGTTCACAATATCGATGAGACGTTAATTCGACGATTTTTCGCGCGCTATTTTTTTCCAAAGAGACTAAAATAGTTGTTGACAAGAGACTATAAATAGACTATAATGTATATACAGACAATCGAGAAAGGCCAAGAGCCAATGTATTTAGAGACGCACCGAGGCGATAACATTTATTTAGACCGTTCTATGATTAGGAACGCGACCCGCGCAGAGCTTCAAGAGTGGTTAGAGCTTAGGGGCTCAGCGGTCTATGACCATGAATCAACCGAATTGCTCCGCGAGTGTTTACTTGACGATTATGAAAACGAGATGGCATAATGAAGTTGTGGACAACATTGAAAGGGCAATTGATGCTAACATTTCCCTATGTAGTAAGCACCAGCACCAATCAAGGGTGGGGCTTCAGCTTGAAGCGATTCGCCCTAGTGATTAACGAGGATACTACATCGCCCTACAGTGTCTTACATGTAGGTCCATTCGAGTTCTTTATCCGACCTCGATCTGTTATGATGTTTTAGGTTGAATTTATTTTGTGATTTAGGTCACTTTTTTCTTGACATTTGGTCCCTAATGGGCTATAATGTATATATACAAACAATCGAGAAAGGCATTGATTATGCTAAACCCAATTAAGAAGTTTGACGCACCAACGGCAGCAACCACAGTTGACGACCTACTATCCGAGGCCGTTATGATTGACAATCCAGAAGTCCAAAGGGCGGTATTGAAAGCCATAATCCAGACTGCAAACATATGCCACAACGACGTGCAGGCCCGCATCGATTCAGACGCCGAATCCGAGTGGCAAAACCGCGTTTATTATCGCGGATAAACATTAAATTATTTTGTGATTTAGGTCACTTTTTTCTTGACTTCCCTATCCGAATAGGGTATAATATATATATTGAGAATGAGGGAAGGTCCTTTATTCTTGAAACCAAACGGCCACAGGCCAACACGTCCCGAAAGGACAACATTATGAAGCGCGTACAAAGCAACATCATCAACCTCGCATTCACTATCACAAACCAGCCAGCAAAGGACACCAAAGGCCGCCCGATGAAGACACAGGGCGTCGAATTAAATCAGGCTGTTGTAAACGGCCAGTCTGCCGGTTGCAGCCTTCGCACCCTAAACGGTGCGACCAAATCGGCAGCAATCAAGCTCGATGAACAGAGCTTGCGAGACCTTCTCGATGCTGTCAATGAAGTCCTAGCATCGGCGGAGGGATAAGAAATAAATATGTTTTTTTCAACACCACCAAGAAGACGTCTTAGAGACGTATCGTATTTAGCACATAGAGCTGGACTAAGACCTGTAAGGGTTCCAGTAAATCGACCGATTAAAATTGACCTGGAGATAAGATAATATGTTTGTAGAAAGTAATATCGAGACAACACACAATCACAAGAATGGTCTAGCCATTCGTCAACGTCGAGGAAAGCAAGAGACCTTGGTCCAATGGGAGAACGGCAGGCAGCGATGGGTTATGACCGCAGACCTCAAGAATCCAGATACTATCAGGGTTATCGGTTCGGACTATTCACCAGACGAGGAGATGATTTAATCATGGCGACCAAAAAGAAAACTCGTGTTAGTGCAGCCTGGACAAAAACAAAACGAAGGGGTTAATAAATTAACCCTTTCTAAATAGAAAAGAAATAGGTTACCCCCACCTATACCACTATAACAGACTAAACACAGCAAAAAAGTGTTATTCTTTGTTAGGAAGTGGTAGAAAGTGGGTGGTGATTTAATACATATACGACAAAATAGTCAATCGTTAATAAATTAACGCATTGCAGAGAGAAAATATGATAATGATAAGTTGTGGATATATACTTGATATTGCAAAATATATCAACGCCGGAATAATTCGAGAAACACCAATGATTATCGATGCTTGGAACCAATGTTTTTTCCTTGGCTAGTGTTAATTTATTAACAGTCGAGGCCTTCGAGAGTATGCGGAGGGTAGGCAAAAGACCTACATGTGCGACACGTAGTCGGATGTAGGCGCAAGACCGACATGTAGGTGGAAGTGGCCACGGTACCGTTGATGATGTAGGTGCTATAGCTACTCGAGACCACATGTCGGCAGGCACACACATGTAGGATGCTGTGTGTTGAGGCATGCCGAGGGTAGGATATCGGGGTAGTTTGCCTACATGTAGGATAAGGTGGTCGAGGTTTAATCCCATTTATCCTACATGTAGGCGGGTGTAGGCAATTAGTTTTGTTTTCACCCGGAGCAAGTTAAACTAAGTAGTTGAAATCATTGGGTTTCTCAGAATGGCCTTTTTTGGCTTTACGGGCATCTCATGGGCACAAAGACCCAAAAGGGTCGAAAAGTTAAGTGCTTGAAATCATTAGGTTTTTTAAATAAACTTGATTTTTTCAATAAAAAGAGTATAATATATATAGAAGGTTAGGGAAGGTTCCTAGCCTCGAAATAAACAACCCCGCATTGTAGCGGGAAAATGAAAGGGTCATTAAAATGGCTTTACGACGACAACAATCAAACATCATTAACCTCGCTTTCTCCATCACCACGGAGGACGGCAAGAGCGGCGTACAGCTCTCCCAGGCCATCGTCAACGGCGTGAGCGCCGGCGTCGGCTTTCGCACCGTCAACGGGGCGCGCAAGAGCGCAGAAATCAAGCTTGACCGAGACGCTTTGGTCGACCTGCAAACGGCACTCGCGGAAATACTCTCGGAGCATGCTCACGGGCAGAAATAAATAAAACATCCCACATGTAGGATGAGGTAGGTTATCGCTTACCTTGTCCTACATGCACCTACAATGTCATCGGGTGTGTGCCTTGCCCTACCTTTGACTACATCCTGCTGCTATGTGTGTTCCTGCTTACACATACCTACACTGTGTGCACCCCACGCACATGTCTTACCTTTGGTTACCCTTCCCTACATGTAACCAAAGGTATTTTTTTATCTACACTATCCTACATCAACCTACATTGTGAGAGAATGTAATTAAAAGTAATTAAATGTAAACAAAAAACTTACATGTAAGATAATGTAGTAGGGGGTGCTACCCCCCCTCCCCCGCACCTACATGTAGCCGAATGTAAGTCTATGTAGGCAACGCACCTACACGCGCTTAATACACCCGTTATCGCCACACACAGAAAATTTCGGAGATTTTCGACCTAGTTATTATAACACCTAGGAGGATTATATATGAAAAAACTTATTGGCGCTGTTATAAGCGCAATATTGCTACTATCATGCGGTACCAGTTGGGAGTATAATAATGATCGAAGCGCTTCATTGGTCGTGCGATATAATGGAGTGGAGGAGTATCGTAGAGATTCGCGATATATTGGGAATGCAGAACTGCGGGCATTGTTAAATAGAGGGAAAGAAGTGATTGTTGTGTTTGGTGCTGATTGGTGTGGGGGTTGCGACCTCGTGAGATCAGCAATTGATCAAGCCAAATTCAACATCACAGTGCATTGGATCAATATGGATGAACAGTGGGCACAAGAGGTTGCAGCGATTATGAACATTAAGACAGTTCCATTAATGCTGCACGTCGGGGCAGACAATAAAAACAAAGCAGTTCGGATCGGGGCCGGCCGAATTGTTTCCTATTTGGCGTTAAGATATTAACGGTTATGAAAGACATTAATCTAGAGCATGAAAAAATTCAAAAAAAAATAATCGACTTGATGAAGGCTATAGCTAAGAATCGAGAAGCTATAGCCAAATTGGTTAAATTGCGTGATGGATTACACAAGCAGGATACTATTTAAAGAGTCAGATAGGAGCGTTTAATGAAAATTTCCAAAAAAACACTGCAAAAAATAATTGCAGAAGAAGCAGTTAAAGCAATAATGGAAGAAAAAAGCTGCGCAGAAGAAAGACTAGCGGATCTTGAGTATTTAAAAGATGTATTTAAGCAGCTTTGTGCAGCTTTCGAAAGATTTGGAATAAAAAGAGAAGAAGCAATCAAGTCAGAAGAAGAAGTCGAACAACCGGAGGCAGAAATTAGTGCAACCCAAGATGTAGAACCACAAAGTCGCACAGGATCATCGGCAAATGTACATACGGTTGTAAAAGGCGACACGTTTTGGGAACTATCCAGGAAATATTTGGGTGATCCACGCAAATGGAAACAAATTCAACGAGCCAATTTGCGTAATGGGAAGCCTATACCACCAAGAAGATTGCCAATTGGTACCAAATTGAGGATACCAAACTAGCCGCGGAGAACTATTTAAAGAGTGGAAAAGGAGATCACCATGAAAATGTCCAGAAGCAAATTGCAAACTATCATAGAAGAGGAAGCTTTAAAGTTTCTTCAGAAAGAAGGGGATATACCAGGCCGCGTCAGCGGTGAAGACTTAACAGCGGCGATTACGGTTGCAATAGCTGAAGTTTTTCAAGAGATGAGACCAGATCACGAGTCTGCCGCAATTGCTTATGCTAGCATTATGGGGTCGATTGATGAAATCTTCCGCCAAAGTTATCGCGATTCGGCGAGATTGAGTAAAAAGCTCGGAGCTGAAGACGACAAGTTTGGTGAACCTGGCTTCTAAGGGTCGAGAATAAGCTTTTAACGGGATTTTACCGTTTCGGGTATACCTTTCCCTGCCAATTGTGCTTGCACTGCTTTATGACGAGAAAAAATCCCGCAAAAAAATTTGAGAAACCTCGAAATTTAGATACTATTTATTTATGCTGTCAAAAGGAGCTGTAATATATGAAATTAACAAAAATATATCTTGAAAAATTAATTCGTGAAGAGATGGACTCCCTTAAGGATCCTATAAGCCCATCCGGAGAAGATGTCAACCGCCCCGAATTGATTAATAGCCTTCGAGATGATCTCATTCTGTGTTTGCATAAAATAGAGGTTGAACAAAAAAATAGATTATGAACTTGTAATGCTTATCGATAACGCCTTGGAAAGGGCGAAAATATTGTCAGGAAAGGAGCCTTTTAGCCCATGAAGAAATTATTTGAAAACTGGAGAAAGTATATCTCTGAAGATCTTGCTCCCGGGAGTTACCCTCTGGATGGGGGTGGTGGCCAAAGTGGGATCCCCGATGATAAAGGAGGGGGAGGCAGTGGCGGCGGGCAGAACCCGGCTGAACCTGAAAAAGAAACAGCAGCAGACGATCCCAATAGTCGAAAACGAGTAGCTCTTGAAAAAATAGCGACCGTGTATGTGTCCTTACAGGTCCTAACTGTAACTGGAGAATCTGGAAACCACCTATATTTAAGAAAAGACTCTAACGGTAAAATCTTAGAGACCGCTATGGATTGGGCGTACCGGTATGCTTTACGCCTCGGCTATACTGACAGAGAGATCCAATCAACTATCAAAGAAGAGCTGTTACGTTCCGCGGCGCCTCAAAAGTGGTATAAGTTCTCGGCCGATGAGATAGATTATTTTGCGGAAAAGTGGGATGACTACGGGAGAGATGTCGCCAAAAGAAAGTACACCAATATAGAAGCCTATATAAATAGTGGCATGCCAGAACAGGAGAGTCGTCCTGGGCAGTTTGGAGCATCTATAAGAGATATGAGAAGCTATATAAGGAATGCTTCTTGGTTTATCCGCACTCTTGGGGAGACAGGTGCTTATCCTGGTTGGCAAAAATATGCTATCGGAGGCGAAAAGTCTTTATTCAGGCCGGTCAGCGCTAGTAAAAAATACTTTCCTGGTGCTCATGAGCCAGTTGGTGTTGGCTTTGCCAACCCAGAGAAGCGAAGATAACCTTCATGTGCATAATTTGTATCGAAATGGACAAAAACACCCTATCACCATGGGAAGCTAGAAGAAATTTGAGCGAAATGGTAGAGAAAATTGGTCACGATCATGCCAGAGAGGTTGACAAGAAGATCTCAGATGCCATATTTGAAGAAATTTCTCTAAACTTTGGAGAGACGTTGCAACAAACTTGCGAATTTTGCGAATTTTGCGAATGCGATCCCTGTGATTGCAATTATGGAGAGTAAAAATAATGCCATGGAAACAAAAAGGTAAATGTGTTTTTAAAATTCTTAAGAATGGCGGAAAAAAAAAGAAAGGGTGCTCAAAGTCAAGCAAAAAAGCAGAAAAATATTTGAAAATACTCAATTTGGAATCAAAGGATCTTTCGGAAACTGGTGACTTTGGTCAATATGCTGTTGATGCAGTGAACGAAATTGTCTCAAGCCTTCCCGATGGCCACGAAAATAAAAATAATGCATTTGCAAAGTCACTTTTGGAGAAAATATTTGAAATCTTTTCCAAAAACAAGCAATTAACAAGAGAAGAAGTAAAAAATACAGTACTTACTCTAGCAGGCAACATTAAAATCTTATAATTTTGCAAAAATCGGAGATTAATCCAACATGAAAGCAATTTTTACTTTTTTTATATTTTCTTTCTTCGTAACAACAGCAAATTCCCAGGAAAAAACTAAATTATACAATTTTAAAGCCCTGTATATAAAAGTCCAGCATAAAAAGTCCACTAAAACAAAATTTTATAATTTTGATGACCTCCTGATCAATGGACAGTATAAAAAACCACAAGTCTTATACACAGATGCCAAACAAAAGGTTAGATTTGAAAAATTGCTTAAACTTAAAAGAGATTTTTTACCAAAATTGAAAAATACTAGTAAAGATCCCTCATTAAGATGATATAATAGCTAAAAAAAACTATTTATTACCATGAATATAGAAAAATTTATAATAGAAGAGCTAAAAAAGCTAAAACTAGAACAGAAACTAGAAACAGCTTTTAAAGATGACCCAGAAATTCAAAGAATAATCTTAAATGAGGTCGATCCATCTCAAGATTCGAAAAGTATGGGTATGTACCCAACGCCAGGAGAGGCTTGGGATGCCACAGTGGCTCCTGCCGGCAACTGGATATGGAAACAGCTTGAGAAAACCGTAGAGCCTGACGTAAAATATTCTACCGTCGGGGCGCGCATCGTCTGGGCAGCTTTTATGAAATTACCAAGTGTGGGCGCGCCAATAGCTGGGAGCGCTGCATTACGACCAATTGTAGATCCTGAATTTGACCAAAAAGAAAGAAAAATAGTATTAAAAACTAGAAAATTTATAAAAGACGAGTTTTGTAAAGACAATTTTATTGAAATAAATAAAAAGTTAGTAGCTTCAATATTAGAAAATCTACAAGAAAATCTACAAGAAGAGTTTCCGGACCTAAAAGATGAGTATTTTCGAAAAGCAAACTCGGAATTTTTAGATATTGTCTGGAAAATTATCAGAGTCGGGGTTAAGGGCACTTTTAAAAACAAGGAAGGTTTTAAGAAGTGGAAACCTTCAGAAAATAAAATAGAGCCCCAAAAGGTAAAAAAAGCAACAAGCAAATCTTATAACCCCGGAAATGCTTCGGATGGGTCCATAAATACCTTGAGAACTGCACCGGTGGGTTATGGACTAGAAGAGGGTGTCGCATTGTTGACAGAATATCCGACAATGGTAGGCAGTTCCACTGATATCGACATGGCTGACACAACAACCGGCAAAGATTGGACCGGTGGGGGTTACGACCCTCAGAACCCTCCTAAAGAAATTTCTCAAGTCTTTGATCGAGAGCTTAAAATCTTCCGCGCGAGGGACGGCAGAAACTGCGGCGAAGGTTATAAAACCATAGAGGCTTACCAGGTTGCGCATAAAACGGAAGAAGGTCTGAGAGCCAAGCAATGGTACTTAAAAGAAATGGGTCTGGTTGTGGGGATGTGTCTACCAAAAGACAGTCCGCAATGGAAAAATTGGCGCCAATATTACACGAGGGTTGATAAGGATCCAAAATTTAGAAGTCTAGCTGACAAGATATGGGGCCGAGGTGGAAGTGTGCACACCCTTATGAAAGCTGTCGGTCAATCGACTAACTTAGGTGGAATGGCTCCGGAACCTGGCACTGATGCCGGGTGTGCTAAAGAGCTTGATTCGACATTTTCTGATGACTTGATCAAGCACTTAATGATCTGTATACTTGATATCCCTTTCTCTAACGAAGGAGTCTCTCGTGGTGATATAAGCAAATTTCCCAACCTTATGACGATGATTGATTATTATAGTAGTGAATTCCTTGTAAACATCAATGCTTCGTTGGCTGCCGCATCCAAGGGTAGTGAGGAGCAGAAAAAGATAGCCGTAAGAGAACTCGCGAAAGCAACGCAGTTTCAAAATTGGGCCAGACAAAGGATAGAGAAAGACGAAGAAGAAGCCAAGTCGACCTTTAGGAAATCTCTAGAAATCCTAGGGGACATACTCCTGTATGCCTTACCCTTTCAGATGGGCAAAGGACTCACTCTTGCGCGCGCAGCGGCCACCCGGGCTAGGCTGACAAAAGCGTCACAAATACTCATCGCAAAAGGTTTGATGAAAATTGAGGCGATGGAGATAGCGTTGTTAATTGGGATGTGGGTGCATAATCTTTGGACAGAGACAGAGATCCAGGCGAAGGAAATGGATCGTGAATTTCAGAACATATTAAAAGTTCTAAGAGCCGATGGAAAGAAAACTAGTATTAACTTTAAAAATTTCAAAAAGGATCTGAAGGAAGACGAGACGCTAATTAAAAAAAGGGTTGAAAATAGCTTTAAAGTTATCGATGCGGCCGCAACAGCGATCATGACAGTGTATTCTAAAAATACGCAACAGGGCTCTGGTGAAATCAATAGAAAGAATCTCAAAGTTGAACTTACCCCGGAGACGAAGCGGGTTCAAGCAGATATGAGGGATTTGTTCAATAAAGCCTGCAGTGATTCAACGGCGCGCCCGGCCCTATTTTATAAGAAATTGTGTCGGCAGCTCGAATCAACAATGTTGTTCTACAGGAATCTTAATAAGAAAATAAAAAAAGGTTTAAAAATAAAAATAGATAAAAATAATTTAAATATTCGACAACGACAAAAGAGGAACCCAACAACAACCACTACCTATGGCCAGGATGGGTCAACACAGATAAAGAGTACAAAGACAGGAGAAGTACTGAGGACTAATGCGCCATCACCAAAGGCTATGATGATGAATCAACTCGAAGAGCAGAAGAAGAAAACAACAACAAAAATCCCCGGTGCGCCACACTTTTCGTATGAAGAATTTAAGTGTAAAGATAAAAATAATACCCCTGTCCCTGAGAAATATAAGAAAAATGTTAGAGCCTTGGCCATTGAACTAGAAAAGATTCGTAATAAGACAGGGGCCTTAGGAATAAGTTCAGGATATAGAACTCCAGATTATAATACCTCCATCAATGGCGCTACAACATCACAACATATGCTGGGTAGAGCTGCGGATATCAAGCCAGCAAAGGGTAATACCAAGACGATCCCTCAGATTTATAAAATCGTCAATGATATGATGGCTTCGGGAGAAATCACCGCGGGTGGCCTAGGCTATTACGATGGATGGGTCCATTATGATATAAGAGGATCAAGAGTTGCATGGGGCGATAAAGGCAAGATTGCCACGGCGCTCGGCGCGGAGGCCAAGGTCACCAGTGGCGCCAATACTGAAGGAGACGAAAGCGATACTGCAAAAATCATAAAGAGTTGGAGTCTGGGTTCAAATACGCAAACTCCAACCGGCAGCGCGCCACCTCAAAGAGGCGCGACATCCAAAACAGCATGCCATGGCGCAAAAAACATCAAGAATGGCTATGATTTGAGAAATACCCTTGCACTTATCCTGAAAGGCGGGGAGTATTGTAAATACGGCCTAGGTGAAGACGACCGCGCAGGTAGAAAGACATTCTCGACGGCCTATAGTTACTTGAGTAATGCTCAATATATTGGGAAGGCGTCTGAGCAAGCAATCAGAGATCAGATAAGGATATCCAATAACATTAAGAACATTTTTTGGAGGAATATGGAAGATCACTTGGCTGGTGGGGCCCCAGGGGAAGTAAAGAAGTTTAAATGGAATCTAGACAACTCATTTAGTGATATATATGGTCTAAACTTTGGTGCGTTTGACCTTGATAGGGGCGACCCTGATAGGAAGAGTCCAGGTGTTTATAATATTGGCTTTCTTCATGTTTCAAAGAGAGAAAAGAGGGCATTCTGCTTCGAGTCTGGAATAGAAACATGGAGCCGCGCTGATGCCTTTCTCTGGGCTATGAAAGGCGGCAAGAGTGTTGCTGATCTTGATATAATCTCTCCGGAGAAACTTGAATTTAAACGAATTCTTAATACTCTTAAAGATTATCATAGGAGGGCTGTTGCCTTTAGAGGGTTTATGGTAATGGAACAAAGGAAAAAAGAAAGGTATGTATTTAATAAAGACCCAAAGCTTCTCCAAGAAGTTTTGAAGCTATGCAATAATTTTATATTGGCATGCCGACTATTAAGCCAGGCAATCCGCGGTTTTCAAAGCAACCCTAGTAACGAGACCCTCTTGGCAATAATGCGACCAGGGGAGACCATCTCTAGACTTTCGCGAGAAGTGGAGGATGACCTTTAATCATGATTGATTTTACAAGAGATGAAATAAAGAATCTAATAAAAGAACAATTTCTTTTGGTAGAGCAAGGGGGTCTGCTCAAAAAGACCGAGCCTGCCATAAAAATAAATACAACATCTGGTGGTAAAGGCGGCCTGAAAAACTGGCCAGTGAAATCTAAAGGTGAAGGCGGTGACGGCAAAAAGAAAGAGGACGATGGAAAAACACCAAATGCAGATGACGGTGATAACACCGGGCAAAAAACAGTAAAACTGCCTAAACCTAAACCTAAAGATCAAACAGGAGCAAAAACGCCTATATCTGATCCTAAACCTAAACCTAAAGATCAAACAGCAGTAAGGCCGCCTGAATCTACACCTGAATCTACACCCGGGGTGAACAAAAAAGATGAGAAAAACAAACAAACTGAGGGCCACACGGAGATGTCAATAACCCTAGGGAGTGATTTCAGGCCTGAGAGCAGCCAGTATATTACCACATACACCGTTGATCAAGGGCCACGCGGCAAGGAGAAGATAGTCTTCAATGCTTCTGGGAATGTTGATGAGGAGACAAGTGCATTGAAAGAACTTTTCAAGATCGAGGACGAGAAGGTCATCGGAAACCTGGAATTGACAGTTGCGAAATTTCTTAAAGCCGGCACAAAAATGTCCAGCAAATTATCTGAATTAAAATTACCGGATGCCTTCGACAATTTAAATGTAGAAAAAAAGTATACTGTTGTTTTATATTTCTTGTCAAAAGGCTATATTGTAAAAAAAGACGATAACATGAACTTCAAGGACTTTGCTGCAATGCATAATCAAACCACTGGCGCCAATATCAAGCCGGTGGAATTTAAAAAATATTATATGTCTTGGCGCCAAAAATTCTTCAGTTCAAAAGGATTGGAACCGGGGGATCCCTTGCTGGCAGCTATTAATCAGATTGACAGCAACGCAGAAAGCCTGGCTACTGTAAGCACCCCGGGGCGCGCTGGTGCTACGGCAACCACCACTCGACGCAAAGGATCAGATGTCGACCCGAAATGAAAAAGAAAAAAAGGAAATAAACAGTAATGTCGAAAAATAGTACACTGAATTTAGATGAATTAACGTTAAAACAAACATATGCCATGGCTTTAATCTTTGCTGAAATTCTTAGACATTCTTGGTACGCTGGCGCCAGCCATGAGGTAATGAAAAAGCAAACTGATTTTAAGGAGGCGAATAAGGCGTTAACGCCTATGCGGGGAATGGTCGCAAGAATGAATAGGTACCCAACGCACCCTTACGAATATTTCGGTTTTTTGAACCTTGTGTTGGATCAGAACAAACTGCAGTTTGAAGACGAAGTGGGCAACCTAGAATACGATTCGCACCTCGCGCGCGGCATGAAATTTGCAAATAAGAGCATTGACAAAGGCGCTGGTGGCGATTTTCCTTTGATGGGAGTCATTGGCAAAGAGCTGTGGCAAAAGCAGCAATTTGAGAACAAATTGAAGAGCCACGTGAAATACAGCGGCGTGGAATGGGTAGAATGGTTCCGCCAAAATGATCCCGATTATACATGGTCGGTGCGCGATCTCGAGAGATACCCAAGTCGTTTTAGGTCTAGTGACCCTGAAAGCGGCGACAGTGCTGGGTCACCGGTGAAGATGGTCCCACAATTTGGGCCAATGTACATTGCAGCATACGAAGAGATGAGAAAGATTAAAAAGCTGAATTCAGAAAAGTCCTTCGAAGGCACCACCGTCACAGCCCTTGATATTGCGAAACTGTGTTGGGCTCTTACAACGAAACCAATTGGCACCGGGGCCCTCGCTGCAGCAGAGAGAATTGTGGCTCCACCCGAGTCAGACAAAATTGATACCGCCGGCGGTACAAAAGTTAGTAAAACAGCAAAAGACGATAATCCACAAGATAAACCACCGCCATCAAAACCACCAGGGCAACAGCCTGGAATAGAAGTGAGTCCGAATGCGATACATCTAAACCTTGATAACCTCAATGATTGTGGATCCTGGGAGCAAAACAGCCTGGCTCAGAAAGCACTCGCCGCGGTCATTACAACGAACGCGGCCACACAGAGCGCAAGACTCACTATGGCAACGATGGCAAAGATGAAAGGTGAAGCAACTTTACTGAGTAAGCTTTTTAGTAAATTAAGAAAACCAGGTACAGGAAAAAGAAGTTTAACAAAGTGGCTCTTGCAGATAGGCGCCGCAGGTGGTGCAGGTTATGTGGCTCACGCTTCTGGTGCCGAGGATGCCGCGGCGGGTATTGTAGGGGGTAGCATAGGCCTCTTTAACCCAGTTACCGCGGTCATGGTAGTCGGGGCCGGCCTTTATTTGGATGAGACAGAGATTACGTGCGTTTTAGATAAAATCTTACTTGGTGCAATAATCGGTACCGGAGCAGTCGCGACACCCGAGGCTGTTCGAAGCCTAACGCGAAGTGGAAAGGCCCTTTTTAATAAGGTAGAAAAGGCCAAAGCTGAAAAGATACCATTTGTAATCGGTGATGAAACCGCTGAGCTTATTGGATTAAACCGAACAGAGCTGGCGCTGAGGGTTCAACAGGATATTGCAACAGATATCAACAAGATTGATGAGGAGTTGCGAGAACTCGCTGACCGTCAAGAAGTCGACTTTCTTTATGCGGCTGACCGCGCCGGCGCCAAGCAGATAAAGGCCGGCGAGGCAGAAACGGCCTATAGGGTCGCGAAGGATGCCGTTAAAGGCGCCCAGGCCAACTACAACCGGGTCAGGGCCAATGCGCGCGGCGAGTTTGATAATGTAGCACAAAGCGGTTATGACGCGGCTGCAGCACAAAAAGATTTGGAGCAGGCCAAAGAGGCACTGAAAAAGGCCGAGAGCACCCGCGATGGTATGAGAACTGCCGCGGCGATGAAAGAGGGTGCAATGTCAATTGAAGAAATTATCAATGAGGCAATAAAGAGCAAAAAGCTGTATCTTGAGTATATGCCCGAATCGGGCGAGGTGCTCTGGCTGGTTGATGACACAATATCATTGCAAAAGAGCGCGGCGCGCCAGTTGCCGGTTGGTGACAACGCGTATGACCTTGCCAAGGAGACTGAGGATTACGTAGAACTGGCAGGTTTGTTGAATCACCGTTTGCGGAAAGCCACCGCCGAAATGGACGCGAATCGGATCGATAAGATGGAAGATATTGTTAGATCAACCAAGAAAATAATTGATGAGGTTCAAGCAGCTGCTGAGGAAGGTAAGGATATCACCATTAAGCCATTGCTAAAGGTTATAGGAAAACTAGCTAAAGAAACGTTAGATAATTCAGCCGGCGGAAAAGAGCTTGTAGCTAGTGTTGATAGATATCTCGAGGCTAGAAAGGCATTTAATGAAGCCCTTGGGGCTGGTGACGAAAATTTAAAAGCTTCTACTGATATTTTTAATGCACTCAAGGATAAGCTTAGGCGCCACATGTCTGGTGGTGATCTTGTCGCTAAAGATATTCTTGATCACCTACGCAATCCGGCCGCGGAGACTAATAAAGCGATCCGGAAAATCGGAGATAATATCAGGAGAAGATTCGATGACCTAGGCGCCGGCGCAAGTGAGATAACGAAGCGGACTAAGATCTTAGAAGCGTTTGAGGCTTGTCATAAGGCTGAAGCTGAAGTTCTTTTAAAATTAGAAGAACTTGAAGTAGTTTTCCAAAGTCGTAGTCGTCAGCTTCAAGAATGGGTTAAAGCAGCTGTCGCGACGAAAGGCAAGGCGGCCTATACTACTGCCGATAGGTATTTTGATACTCAAGGCGCCTATCCTACGGAATTCCGAGAAGCTGTAGCAAAAGCTTTCGCCAAAAAGTTAAGATACAGAGTTGGGCGTGGGGTTGATCCCGAGGATGCAGCCGAGGCTGGCCTGGCAGGGGGTCAGCTTGTGAGAGACCCTAACTGGTACGAGAAAAGCCGAATGCTGCGGGACCTATTCAACCCGGAGAATAAGCCAATGAAGGTCGGCGCCGCCGCGGCCAAAGTGAGCGGCTATTTGGCGCCAAGCGTTAGTCTATATTATTATAAAGATTCTATCTCTGACAATGTTGATTCCAGTGCACTCAGTTCTGAATTTAAGAAAAAATGGAATACGCTCAATTCAGCTCAAAAACTCCTCCTAGTAAAGAGTAGTTTTACAGCGTTGTACAACACGTTACAGTTTTCCCTAAAGAACGCCCAGCGCGAGGTCAAAGTTAAGGAAATATTTAAGGCTACTAAGGAAACCAAGGAGGACCAGAATATATGGCCATTGATTATCTGGCTTACAGAACGCCCCGGCGCTGGCGCCGGTATCATCAGGGCTTATGACCAAATAAGACCAAGCACAGGGGAGAGTGACGAAGCGATGGGCTGGTTTGAAAAAGATAAAAGTTGGGTGCCTGTTCTCCCTTTGGTATACGCCGGACCAGTCATTAAAAGCAAAAGGCTGCACGCGGATACGAAATTCAATGACCACTTCAGTGGCGCGCCCGTCGGAGAAATGGACGAAGTGGCCTTCCATGGAAACGATTCTTTTTTTACGAAATTAGTGACCTTTATTAAAGAAAAGAGAGAAGTTATACTTGGTGCAATAGCTATAGACGGGACAGTTAAAGAAAATAAAAGGAGACCAAAAGTCATGCAAAAAAGCGAAATTTACAATTTAATAAAAGAAGCTTTCCAGGATAATGTTTACGGCAAATATCCCTATAGTCATAAGGCAGGACAAGAAGAAGATGACCCTCAAGACTACCAGCAAGACTGGGATAGCATGTCTCTGGAAATCCTAGAGGATCGTTCGAGAGACCGTGCAATACAATTTGCAAAAATATTAGTTAAAGAATTTGAATTATTAACTTTTGTCTTAGATGCAGTGGGCAAAGACCAATCCCTTGGGGCGGAAATATTGAGAAAGATGGAAGAAAGCCCTAATAATCAAAACAAAATGGCATAATTGTGATCCTTAAAGAGAAATTTTGGACGACCGGTTTAGGAAGGAGTCTTAATTTCAGCAAAGTTGAGGATTTAGTGTCAAAACATTCAAAAAAAAATAAAAAAATATTTATTGGATCAGATTCTTTTATCATAAAAAACAAAATATGCTTTGTAACAGCTATATGCTTATTAACTAAAAATCTAGGAGGGAGATATTTCTTCTATAAAGAAAATGTTTCACTTACGAGGTATCAAAATTTGCCAACCAGAATAACAGAAGAAGTACGTAGATCTATAGAGATTGCGGAACACTTTGTAACTAATTATAAAATTCCCGCTAAACGATTCGAATTACACCTGGATGTTTCTCCAAGTGGGACCAAGAACGAGACAGCTAGGCTCTCTGAGATGCTTAAAGGGTATGTTCAAGGCTATGGCCTAGCTTGCAAGCTTAAACCCAATGCATGGGCTTCACAGTCTGTTGCAGACAGGCATTCAAAATGAGCGAAAACAACAAAATACTAAATCCTTTAATTTACAGTGTATCTTTTCGTGACATGGTAGATATATGGATAGAAACAATGCACCCTGAAGATAACGTTATAATCGTGTGGGATGCTGTCAATCATAAGGAATTGCTCAAGCGCGCCGGCTTTGCGCTCGACGAAGGAGCCTTATACAATAACAAAATCCTGACTATCATCTTAGATGACGTACGTGACTGCTTCTTTGTTATGGATACTTTAGTTACATTTGAGAGCCACCCATATATGCAAATATACTCAGGTGGAAAGCTCTTAACAGATAATTTAGAAAATTTAAGACATGAAATACCTAATTAAAGCATGAGAAGTTATATAGACTATATATTAGATTTACTAATTAGAAAAGAGAAAGAAGATATGCAGGTCGAAGAACGACCTAGTATTCAATTAGAAATACAAGATTATTATATCACAGATGAAGAAGAAGATCAAGAAGAAAAAAACTCAGTCATAATAATAGACATATAATATGATAAGAATGAAAGTAAAAAAAGATTCCAATACTGTTGTTAAGGTAGTGGTGATAGATAGTAAGAATCGAATTCTTCTACTTAAAAGGTCAGTAGATCACAAAAAGTATCCTGGTGCCAGGGATCTACCTGGTGGACATACCAAACAAGGTGAATCGATTGAAAAAGGTTTAAAAAGAGAAGTTTATGAGGAAACCGGACTTAAGGTTAAGCATGCTGTTTTCTTCAAAAAAGTAGAAAATAAATATTTTTACCATATGAAATATGATTTTCAAAAAATAAAGCTCAGTTCTGAACATATTAGTTATGGCTTCTATGCTAAAGAAAATTTGAACAAGAGCAATAAATTTGAGAAAATAGCATTAGAAGTACTGGAGATGATACAAGGTGATTAACATTAATATAGTAAATGATAGTTTGTCCGATATTAGTTTTCTAGAGCCCAAAGATAATCTTAATCCAAAATTTTGGCAGAACGACCAATTAGACGAAGAAGTATCAAAACAGTTGCAAGCAATTGTGGATGATGTAATACACAGCATGGAAATTAAAGCAGAAGTAAAAGACATTATAATCACAGGATCCACTGCTTCATACAATTGGCATGATCTTTCTGATATTGATCTCCATATCATGTTTTCTTTTGGCGAAATTGATAAAAATCTTGAATTAGTTAAAAGAATGCTTGATCAATCACGCATCAATTGGAATAAGACACACGATATTATGATTCGCGACCATGAAGTAGAAATATATTTTCAAGATGTGACTGAACCACATGAAGCAAATGGCATATGGTCATTGAAAGAAAATAAGTGGATTGCAGAACCAGTAAAGCTAAATCCAGACTTAGATCTTCGAAATGCAGAGAAAAAAGCTGAAACTATTGCTAAATCAATTGACCATGCACTAGATCTTTATGATCAGAAAAAGAATGAACAGTCTTATAATTATGCTTCAAAAATTAAGACTAAAATATCAAATATGCGCACAGCTGGTCTTTCTCGAGATGGAATCTACTCACCAGAAAACTTAGCGTTTAAAATGCTTAGAAATTCTAATTATCTTGAAAAACTTTCGGATCTGAAAGTCAAAGCGTATGATAATATGATGTCATTGACTGAAATTTATGTGAAAGATTACTTTAATGAGAAAAAAGATTCCGATCACTTCGAATTCGAAGGTCAATACAATCTAGATGATTTACTAGATCCCTCTGGTCCCGCACCATGGGGAAAAATAGATGAAGACCAATAAAAGAGGATAAATGATGAAATACGAATATTTTGACCTAGGTCTAATTATGATTAACTTACTTTTTTGCGGATTATTGCTTTACCGGCAAAATAAGCTAACTAGCGAGATCCAAAAAGTCAAAAAACTTACCATAGCATGTATTATGAACCCTAAACTAAGCCGAAAGACCTTAAAAGAACAACAACAATAATATACAATACTTTTATATTTTAATTTATAAAAGGATTAACCATGATAGCGGACATAGTTGTAGATCTTCAGTATGGAGATTGTGGAAAAGGTAAAATTGCGCACGCCCTGTGTAAAGACAAAGATTATACTCACGTGATAAGATATAACGGCGGCTGTAACGCTGGTCATACAATATATCATGAAGGTGTTAAATTTGTCACACATCATATACCTTGTGGTGTTTTCTTTGGCATAAAATCGATCATTGGACCAGGTTGTGTTGTCCATGTCGAGACATTTTTAGAAGAGATTGAACAACTTGAAGAAGCTGGTATACCAGCAAAAGAGTTGGTAAAAGTCTCTACCAATGCTCACTTAATTACTGATTTTCATCGGATTCAAGACTCAAAAGATACAGAAATAGGCACGACTAGGAGAGGAAATGGTCCGGCCTATAGGGATAAGTATGCCAGAAAAGGAATACGGGCCCTCGAAGACCCACGACTAAGCAATTATCTGATTAATTTATATTTAGAATTGTATGAAAATGAAGAATTTGAAAATATAGAGATTCTATTTGAGGGCGCCCAAGGTTTTGGGCTGGATATTGACTGGGGTGACTACCCTTATGTTACCTCTTCTCATTGCACAGTGGGATCTGCACTTTTGAACGGTGTTCCTCCAAAAGCCATTAGGGATATTTGGGGCGTTGCTAAGATTTATGAGACCTATGTAGGAGCTAAGGACTTTGAAGGCCCTTATGACGAATTCGAACAAATTAGGAATTTAGGGGAAGAATATGGAGCGACAACCGGTCGTGCGCGCCAAATAAACTGGCTAGACTTTGATCTACTAAAGATGGCCACAAGAATGAACGGTACTAATAACATAGTATTCAATAAAATGGATATTTTAGACGAGGTTGGAAAATGGTGTGTTTATGATGGTCCACATATCTTAGAATTTGATTCCCGCGACGATATAGAATTCTGGCTAACTACAAAACTACATATGTTAGTTAATGAAGACATAGAAATATTCTTTTCCGGAGATAAAGAATACATTTAGCCTATTTATCCTGTATACTAATGGAGGAAAATTAATGTCGACTAAAAATATTTCAAATGATTATATTATCACTAACCATGCTACAACATTGAGCGAACGCACTAGTGCAACTATTATACCATTCAGGTTGAGTGTTAAGGGTGCACCCAATCTTAGAGGCCAGAGCCTCGCAGATCACTATGAAACTTTTGTTGGCGAACAAAGGACCTAAAACTATTTATTTATAGCGATTTGAGCTTATAGGGACTATGCATGCAAGAATTACAGCCACTTATTGACAGTTTACAAGGTTTTGCTAAAAAAAGACTGGGCTTTAAAAGGCCTCCGAAGCTTTTTTATAAGAAAGACCCAGAAAATGCTTCAAATATTCTAGGAAAAACTGCATATTACGACCCTCAAGACGAATCTATTACCCTTTTTGTTTCAAACAGGCACCCGAAAGATGTCCTAAGATCTTATGCCCATGAGCTAGTGCATCATACACAAAATCTACGGGGAGATCTCAGCGCTGAAAAATGTGGAGAAATGGGAATGGGATATGCCCAAACAAACCCGCATATGCGCGAAATGGAAAGGGAAGCTTACGAGAAGGGCAATATGTGTTTCCGAGACTGGGAAGACAACTATAAAACACAAATAAATATAGATAATGTAACTATTAATTTAAAGGAGAATAAGAAAATGGTTAAGATTTCAAAAAAAGAACTCAAGGGTCTCATTGGGAAGATTCTCGAGGCAAAATTAGAGAAACAAAAAGCGCCAGAAGAGATAGATGAAGGCGGTTGCGGCAACCATAAGCGTGACGACGACACTGATGAAGAGACTATCAAAGAAGGTGAAGGTCACAAATGCGCAGCAGGCGATCAATGTAAAGGAGACGCCTGTCCTGCTTGTAAGAAAAATGCAGCCGCAGGCGCCAAGTGTGCGTGCCCAAAAGAAGATAAAGACAGCAGCGCTGCGAGCGTGAAACAGGAAGTCCAAACCCCAGAGGAAGAACACGCTATATATGAAAATCGCTTCGGACAAAGAGACGAGAATATTTTCAATAAATTAACAAAACTTTGGACTAGATAGGGCAATATTGTGAGTAATTCTATTCTGACTGAGGGTGCTGTCGCTGGTCACATGAACCACATTTATGATAATGGTGAGATGACCTTCGGGGAGTTGAAGCAATTATTACAGGCGGCCGTCGATGGCCGATTACGAGGAACTGAAAAGACAGACGGTCAAAATGTCTATCTGTCCTTTGATGTAGCCACTCAAAGAGCGAGAGCTATACGAAATAAATCGCACATCCTAGCAGGAGGTCTCGACGTCGAGCAGTTTGATGAGTTTTTCTCCGCTCACCCAAACCAAGCTTTACGCTATAGTTTTGTAGAAGCACTCCAAGCTTTCGAAGATGTTATAACAGAGCTAGATAAAGATACTCAATTAAAGATTTTTGGTACCAAGAAGGATAATATCTATTTCAATACAGAAGTCATGAATCCTGGCACCCCCGGACTTGAAGAAGATGACCCAAGAAGTCAAGGCACTACCAACGTCATTCCTTATGATAAGAAAACACTCTTAATACATGCCGTCGGCCATGACAAATTTCACCCTAAAACAGCAATGTCTCTTACTTCAAAACATCTAGGTTCAGCTGCTGCAGATCTATCGTCTAACTATGAACTTTTAGAAAAATCCCTAATGGGCAAAGGCACTGACGAACCTGGTATTTTTTCTGTGGAGACTCATGCAGAAAGAAGATTAGAACCTGCAGGGCAGGAGAAAGCAGGTGCTGTCCTTGAGACTTCAATATCTGCTATTGACAATCTTGTTCGAGACTTTGGACTCGATGACTCTAACACAATACAAGATCTTGTTATGGTTCAAATAACTCCCATTATAGACGCGTTCGGATTAACAGAGGATAGGAACAAACTTTTGGTGCAAAGGTTAATGGGGCTTTGCAGAAGCTTAAAAGACAAGACTCAGCTCATACCTTGCGGACTTAAAGACCCTATAACAAAAAAGCCTTTACACGAGCCGCGGCCGACAATGAGGGATATCACTGCCGGTATACCTCAAGAACTTAAAGACGAAATAAAAGAATTTGATGATAATTTTAAATACCAAAATTATACTGCAGCTTTGAGTAATTCTCTTTATGACTTTACAAACGCTATCCTGGAAGGATTTCATTCTGCTTTTATCTCAGATAATGAAGCAACAATAAAAAAACTTCAAAATGAAATTTCTGATACGATATCAAAAATACAGAATTCTTCAAATGAAGCGGCCAAAGAAGATTTAAAGAAACAATACGCGAAATTAAAAGATGTTCAAAACATTAATACCCCGTCAGAGGGCTTTGTGTTTGATTTCAATGGTACCACCTACAAGTTTACAGGGTGGTTCGCTCCAAGCAACCAAATCTTGGGCACAGAGCGCTATGGTAGGTTCGGTCCTATAGAACCTTCACAAGACGCAGAACAGAGCGCACAAGGCGAGACTCAGCCTTTAAAGATTGCTTTGTTTCCTGGTTCATTTAAGCCACCACATAAAGGACATGTCCTGGCGGCAGAAGCGTTAGCTCAGGGTGCTGACGTTATTTATATTTTTGTGTCAGCACCACAACTGTCAGGGCGGGCCCTTAAGGGCGGAGGAAGTATTAGCGCTGATCAAGCCATACAATGTTGGAATGTGATGATCGACAAATCACCTATAAGAAACAAAGCAAAAGTGATGTTGGGCCCCGCGGGCGTAGCTTCATCGATGATGACAGCGATCGATTTCATACAACATCCTGCAGATCCAAATAATATATTCGCGGCGCCGAAAGGCGCGACTGTTATCCTGGGTGTCGGAGCAAAAGGAACCGACGCAGATAGATACGGTGGCAAAGTCATGCAAAAAAGTAAAGAGAAAAGGCCTGATCTAACGATTCAAACAAAATCCGTTGGACCGTTTGAACACTCAACTAGATATCTAGAACTTTTAGATGAAAACCCAACGATCTTGCAAATGTTGAATAAGGGTAAAGGAAGAATATCACCGGAAGATCTCACAGACGAAGAAAGGCTAGAAGGCAAGGTTGCTGATAAACATTTGTTCCATGCTTCTGATATGAGAGACTTTATCGATTTGGCATCAGAAGATCCTATCGGGCTTATTTTCTTAGAAGATTTTGTAACAGATATATCTGATGTAGCGGCCGTTTTAAAAATACTTGGCATTAATCCTGCGCTCACGCAAGACAGTGAATCAGATCAAGTAAAAGAGCCAGAAATTGATGCAGAAGATTTAAAAGAAATGATCAAAGGAACATTAATAAATCTGGTATCGGAAGGTTTCAAAGCTCAGAAAGCACCCAAGGGCGCGCCCTCTCAAGATCCTTTTCTCGTTGCGATGAGGGCAAAGCTGCTGCCGGCTCACAGGAAGCTGCTTGATGGCGGCCGCAAGGACTTAACCCAATACGGGGGTGCCTTTACCCAGGCGCGCACACCGGGCGCCTCCAACGCCTATTTAGCGGAAGATGAGGAAGAAATAAAAGAAACATCAGCGTCACCCGCAATTGCCGGCTATGCGGCCCCAATACCACTAATAAAAAATTATGAGGAAGAAGAAATGAAACAAGAAGAAAAGGAAGAGACTCTTAGAAGATCAATAAGAATTGGCCTCCAAGAATTCTTTAAATCCAAGAAAAAAGAAAATGATAATTTAATCAATTATGTTTTACAGGAGAATAAGCTTAGATTGTCTCTAAGAGAAATGATTTTAGAAGCAGCTTCTGAGGATCCAACTGTTGATATAGCTGACAGTACTGGAATTAACACTCTTAAGGATCTTCTTAAGAATTCAAACGTTCTTTCAACTTTGAGAAACGTATACAAAACCCTAACAACCGATGAGGACCAAAAACTTTCGTTTCGAGCGCATATTGTAAAATGGATTCAGGACACACTAGCTCCCGTCAAACTTAATGATATCGGTAGCACTGAGGATGAGCAACTAGCCGAAGCTGTCGGTGTTGATATTGAGGGCGTTGATGCTGCAACTGGTATTGGCGACATCGATAAATTTATCGACGCAGATGATGGTGCACCCCAGCCAGAACCAGAAATGGAAGAAGAGGAAGAAGAAATGGGCGCGATCTCCGGCGCAGACACTACCGGAAGAAATAAAGCAGAGAGAGTTTATCCTACCATTGAGAAGTCTATAGTTGATTATTATGGAGAACTAGACAACCCAGAGGATCAAGAGATGTTTTATGATTATTTAATAGCTAACACTAAATTATATTTTGATAAATGGGATAACGAGATGTCACCTAGTCCCCCAGAAGAACCGACTAATGATGAATATGAACAGGCTAAGAACCCTGAAGAGAACCCGGGTCTCAGTTCTAGTTAAATAAAAGACTTGATTTTTGCTTTTGAATATGTTATTTTAGTTGAGGTGGTTGGGTTCGGCAGAAAAGGACAGCATGTTATTCGATAACTCACTTAGAGGTTGTAAATACAAATCAGAAAATGAAAATTTTGATTATAAAAAAAAACTTCTAAGAGAAAGAAAGATAAATAAAGATTTTATTAATAGGATTAAATTACTAACCTTAGAAGAGGTGGTCTATCTTAAAATAGAGTCAATAGCTTCTAGTCTTGGCGGTAAATTGTTGGGGTTTCCTATTATGAAAATGTTGCCTGATATTTGCAAGGAAGCTTTTTTACTGTATGCATTAACTGCTTCGAAAAACAAAAGAGACGCCGCGGCCATATTAAAGATAAACCTGCATCAGCTGAATAATCTAATCAAAAAGCACAAAATTAAACTAAATAGTACCAACAGGGAATATGAAGTACTATGAAACTTATAATGGAAAGCTGGAGAAGATATTTAAACGAATCTATAAGTTTTCGAGACCCAAACTTTAATTTTGAGTGGGATGAAGCAAGAGTTCATCATAGTGAAGATTTTCCAACAAAAGAATCTTGGATAGAAATATCCTCAAAGGGGAAAGTAATAGATGCCCTACCAATAGCAGGCCAAATTAAGAACACACAGTTTTCGGATATCTGCAAAGAAATGGAAGAAGAGTATCAAAATCTCACATCAGATAGACAGGAACGCGTAGGCAAAATGTTTGATTCTGGAGAAATAGAGTTGCCAATAGTTAAAAAAGTTAATGGGGAATATACTCTTATTGCTGGTAACACTAGGTTGACCATGATGGGGATGCAACATTGTAGAGATGTTAACTACCCTGTAGAGGTTTGGCTTATTGACTTAGACAACATAGAATGACTCCCGCCACCTCCACAAGTTTTTTCTTGTTCTTTAATACCTTAATATAAACTACTTATAAAGAGGAGAGTCTTATATATGAAACTTATAATGGAAATTTGGCGCGCCTATGTTGGATCTGAAATCCTTAAAGAAGACCCGGCGCGCCGCGCTTACCACAAACGACAGAAGCAAAAAAGTGAGAGAGAAGAAGAAGAAGAAGAAAAAAAAGAAAAAGAAAAAAAAGAAAAAAAAACCTTGGAGTATCAAAAGTGGTATAACAGCCTTATCAGAAAGATTAAAATTTATTATGATAAGTTACTGGCTACTGATATGGATACTTGGCGCGCCCAATCGGAAACAATAAAATTTTTTAAGGAGGTACCTCAAATAAAAGCTATTGAAGACGAAAACCCGGGTTGGTTAGACTTCCATTTTACGCGTGACGTCCAGCGTGGGTCCACTTTATCTACGCCGCGACGCTTTGACGGGATGGCTTTTGGAGATTCCACTAAAACTAAAAACCAAAGTTATCAGGGCGAAACTTATCTAACTCCGTTTGAAAAAATCGAGGAAGCCACTCAAGCACTTGTCGAACAAATCGCCATCAGTGCCGGAATCGGCGCCCTTTCTGTAAGTATCAGCAGGATCCTGGGATTAGTTAGCAAGGTTTTTTCTAAAACAAAGTTGGCGAAATCGATGAGGCATTCATGGGGCCGTGAACCCGGCCGGCCGAAAGTGGACGCCGCAAACCGCGAAATTAAGATGTCAAAAAAAGTCCCTCGCGAAAATTATGGAATGTACAGGGCAGATGGTATTCAACCCGGTGGCGCTTTTTTCTCCGGCGCGCCACCCATGGCGCCAACGCCCAGATACGGTCCACGCGCCGGTGGCCGCCCACAGAGAAAAGACCGGCTAGATATTGCTCAAGAGGACATCGTTCTTATGGATAATCTCTCCGAAGTTTTAGATCCTTCATACGATTATTATATTCACAAAGTGCGATACGCATCGAAAGGCCAAACAATGTTAGATGTTAATTACGCAATTAGAGAAAAAGGGTTCCTTTTGAATCCCGCGAGACCTACTTTTGGAAAGATTTCATCTGCGGAAGAAGGACTCACTTCTCTAGAGATAGCAAGAAGGATCTTTTCAAGCCGGATATTCACCAATCCGGGTCCCAAAGGAGCCACTGGCGGGGGCCCAGATAATATGGTAAGCCATATAACTAATGTTTATAGAACCCCACGCGGCAAGCGGCCAGAAGCTTTTGCAAAAAATCTGGTCACCCCCGTTCGAATGAATGTCCCATCAAGATCCCACGCCCGTGGTGTTAAAAGCCACGCTGTAGAATATGTTAGCTCGGTACCATTTCACCCGACTCCCGATGTAGGCGTCGTCGCGGTCTTGGATGCTCGGACTACTCATGTACACCTTCTGCCGCGGCTGTCGACAAGAAACAGACCAAACATAATCGTTCGCCCAACGAAAAATATCGACAAGTAAAAAGTTCTGGATCCATGGCGATTAAACTCCCGCCACCTCCAAATCCACCCAAAACTTTGGGCGTTTCCACCTTAAAGGTCAACACTTGGAGCCAAGTGGAGTAAGTTTTATCCGAGACAAAAGGTCGACATTTACTTCTAAATGGAGTATAATTGTCTCATTTGAATCCTCGCCAAACAAAGAAGGAGAAGAAAATGACTATTCACATTGAGCGTCAAGATGGTTATGCTTATGTTAGTCAATAATATTTTTATGTTCCCGCAAAGTGGGAAACAAAAGGTGTATACCATTGGTGCTAGGGGGGGTAAGTTTTGTCCAAGGATAAAGAAAATGACTCCCGCCACCCCCACCAACTTTTATTTAACATATAGATGGAAATATTGTATACTACCCCTAGCATTAAAAAAGATAGGAGTATATAAATGTTAAAGAAAATAATTTTAGTAGCAACAGTAATGTTCGCAACTTTGGCACTCATTGGGTGCCCACAAGCAAAGGCCCACCCAACAGATAAAGAGGGTGTCAAAAAATGGACAAAGCGCTCAGGACTCAGGTTAGGTTATGTTTATGCCAACAAGGCTGACGCACCTGATGCAGATGGCACAGAATCGAAGCTTAACAGTCCACACATGTTCACAATGGGATTCGAACTGCAGCAATGTATGCCAGGGGGAGATTGGTTGGATGTCCTGTTTATTCAAAATGTGAGTATCACAGGATTAGATCAAAGCGTAGTATCACCATCAGCTCGGGTTTTAGTTGGGTTTGAGATCGACAAATCAATTCAATTAGCAGTCGGCCCTCAGTTGTCATTCCACGATCCTTCAGGAGAAGACAAATATGTTCACCTGACAGCAGCCATCGGCTACACAATGGACGCCGGCGTGTTTAGTGTACCGGTTCACTTGAGTTTTGTGCCCGACGTCAACAACTATTGGGCTACAGCTATCACTACCGGCGTAAACTGGTAAAATAAACGACTTCCGCCACCTCCACCAACTTTTTCTTATATTCAGCACTAATTACTGTAAGGAGATTTTATAATGAAAATCACAAAGAAATTGTTGATAGAAATGATAGAACAAGAGACAAGACAGATACTTAAAGAAGAGTGGAGTGAAGGCACAAGCACCAACAAAACAATCCCGTTTACATTGCATCACCAACAGTATTTGTCCGCCTTGTGGCAAGAGCTTGGAGACCCAAACACTGGCCGTGATGCCACACAAGATAAGATTTTAAAATTACAAAAAAGAATAAAGTATCTTGAGCGCCTTGTAAGAAAGCACGAAAAACAACCACACGTAACAGACACTACATCAAGTTCTAAAACATAAACTCCCGCCACCTCCACCAACTTTTATTATTTTTGGAGACTACTTATTATTATGAAACATAAACTTATAATGGAAAACTGGAAGAAGTTCCTAGCAGAGGAAGAGGCGAAGCACTCATCTTATGCAAGAGCGATGTCTGAAAATGAAAAGTATATATTAATTGCAGTATGGTACGAGAATTTTGTAAAAGGGAAAAAATTCAACCCAGCCACTGTTAGAATATATCAGATGGAAGAGGAAACGCGCACGGGCAAAATCAAAACAAAACAAGAATCTGATTTTAGTGCTTTATACAAAGGAGATAATGCCTACTATACAACATTATCAGATCTTACCTCTGCGCGCAATAGTGAGTGTTCCACTTCACCCGGCCAGGAAGAATTCTGCAGCCATCGCGTTCTTCTTGACAGTATGAGAGCCACATTGGGAAAACACAATCGAAGCGCGTTTCAAGATCTTCACCAAGCAGTTATAATGTCTATTCGTTATGCTGGGGGGGATCCCAAAATAAATCCACGCGCGGCAAAATTGCAAAAGAGATTAATTACCCAGGGAAAGAAAATAAATATTAGTTGGCTAAACAAGATAGAGGCAATAACAAAAATTATTTCAACATCCGGAACAGATAAATCAGGCAAAGATTATGCAGCTGAAAAGGCCGAAGATGAGATAAAAGACACATATAGCGACCCCCGCATTACAAGTGCCAACTAACTCCCGCCACCTCCAAATCCACACCGTAACAAAAGGTATACACCTGGCTCTAGCTGTATACCTTTTGTCCACCAACTTTTCTTATTTTGGGGACTACTTATTATTATGAAACATAAACTTATAATGGAAAACTGGAGAAAGTTCGTAACAGAGGAGCATTCAGATCAGCAGAAATACGACCTTGGGCGCCGTTGGTCACAGCAGGAGATGGAAGACCAACATGACATCGCGCCTGATTGGTTAGATGATGCATACGAAGTGACGGTCGCCATGCAGAAATCTGGAGAAATAGCCTCCGCCACCCCACCAGAAGAATTAGCAAAAAAATATTCCTCCGGAAATCCAGAGTTAGAAAAATTCCTGATTGTTAATATAATGCTGCAGCGCCTAAAGGGCAATCTTGGAGACAGAAATTTAGCATAACTCCCGCCACCTCCACCAACTTTTCTTATATTGGAAACTATTTAATATTATGAAACTTATAATGGAAAATTGGAAAGGGTTTGAAGAGCAAATTATAACCGAGACCCAGGTCCGAAGCCTAGTCACCACATGGTCGCGAGCTATCATGACTCTTTTGACCCACAAAACAAAGAACTCAAACCCAGAAGACACACTAAGGGAAGCCTTTAATATCCAGTATAACAATTGGAGTTGGAAACTTGGAAAAGACCCTTATGCAGACGGTTTTCAGGATGGCCTGCCTGACGAGTACTCAGGTTCATCTTCTGATTATCGAGGGCGCCAGCGACGCTCCAACAGAAAAGTTGGAATATCCCCAATAGAGGTCTTTAATTTAAGGGTAATTTTAAGAAGCAGCGAACATGATTCGCGACCTTTTGTGGTCGCCGGCAGTTTTGGCTCAAAAGATCAAATATTTGTTGATGCAAATTCTGAATATTCATTAGAAAGGACAGAATTAAATATAAAAATTATAATCAATGAGTTAGAAGTAAGTACTGTAGCTCTTTTCCGCAAACAACTAGAGAACATCCGAATCAAAATTACAGAAGCATTAGCTCATGAATTAACTCATGCGCGCCAGGCTGTCACCGCCAGCTCGAAAACAGTTGAACTCGGGAAAGATTTGAGCTATTATATGAGTTCTCATGAAGTCGAAGCCCACGCTCGAGGATACTACGAAGAGGCGAAGAGGTTTAATTTAACATTTGAGGATGTGGTAAACAAGAATATAGAAAACATAAAGAAGACATCAGAATTCTCCATAGAGGATTATTATGAAGAAACAAAAAAAGCAGAATCAGAAGGAGACTCTGACTCCGTCGCAGCTCTTCATAAAAAGATTGAAAATAAGGATGAGTTAGTTAGAGGGTTGTCAATGTGGAAATCAGCACTAATGGCTTACGCAAGGGCCCAACTTCCATGCGCTCAAAAGATAAATGGTCAACCCCTATATCCGAAAGGTTGTAAACCGGACAAAGAAGAGGGTTCGATATATTCAAATATGTTATCAAGATTCAAAAGCTGGGCTGGTATTTGATACTAAATCGATTCCATGATAATTAAAGCTACCCTTAAGAGAGGGTGGGTCTCTCCTCGAGGTAAATACTACCCTCCCGGGACAACTTTTGTTTTTGATAGAGTCGACACGAGAAATAAGAGAATTATCTACAACTTTAAGATCCCCCAAGACTCATACGGTACCGTTGCCTTCAAAGACTCCATCTTCAAGAAATTATCAGAAGAAGAAGTTATATTACGCAAGCTAAGAGAAAAAGAAAAGAATGAACATATGAAAAAATCTCGGGATCCTATCTTGTATCTTTTGAGGAATTCTTTTTAAATTTCAATAATTCAAACTTTTGTTGTCAAATTTTACTAATTAATTAAGATCGCTAGACCATCTATGGGGACCCTACATGAATAACAAGACAATAAAATTAAAAATAACAGAATATGCAGCCAGCACATGTGCTAGCGGTCCTGGTAAGTATAAGAATTCTCACCATGGTGAAGAGGCTCGTATGCATAGGACCACGCTAGCTCATCTAGTAGCGGATACGACTGTCCTACTTGACCTGGTCACTGACGAAGACGATTTACCTGAGTGGCTTGAAGCGAAGATCACAAAGGCAGGAGACTATATGTCATCAGCAGCTCGATACATCGCAGGAAATAAAGCAAGAGATCACGGCCAATTAGAAGAAGAACTAACCATGCCACTGGACAGAAACCGCGCCTTGGAGCAAGTAGAGGTAATGTTAGCCAACATAAAAAATAATCTATCAGCTATGGACGATAGTGAGATTCAGGACCTGATAAATAGATTATCTCCTCGAGTGTAATTATGAAATATTGGGTTCATGAAGAAGGAAGTAAAGGCCAAGAAGTAAAGAGAATTCAGCAAGTCTTGAATCTCGAACCAGACGGCGATTTTGGCCCCATAACAAAACAAGCAGTAAAGCAATACCAATCTGAAAATGGCCTTACGATAGATTCTAAAGTCGGACCAGCAACTCGAGCCTCCATGGCAATAGAAATCTACGCAGGGATAGACATTAGTGCCTATCAGAAGAATATAGATTGGAATACCTTAAAACAATCAGGCCTGGCTAATTTCTGTTGGATCAAAACAACAGAGGGTAATAGTCATGTACAGAAAACAATTAAATCACATTTCTCCGGAGCTAAGTCAGTCAATATACCCGCCGGCGGCTATCACTTCGCAAGACCAGATCTGCATGATGACCCCCACAAGGAAATAGAGAATTTTGCAAAAAACTGCCCAGTTTTCACTGGTGGTATGAGACCAGTTTTAGACTTCGAAACTGCCGGCACCCACACCGCAAACTCACTAAGAGACTGGGTTTTGACGTTTCTAAGGCAAACTGAGAAGAAGCTTGGCACCAAGCCAATCCTTTATACTGGAGGGAACATGGTGAAGTATCACTTGAACAGGGATACAACTGGCTTGGACGAGTATGAATTATGGCATGCCTACTATAGCCAAAAAGCCTTTAAGTCAGGGATTAAAAAAGATCGTTTAGGAAATTGGAATGATTGGTCAATATGGCAGTGGACTGGCTCTGGCAGCATTCAAGGCATCCCCGGCGATGTTGATCGTAATTGGCTCCCAGGGGGAGAATCTGCTTTTTCTAACCTGCGTGTAAGGTAACTGAGGAAGCAAAGGAGAAAAAAAATGTTGATGACAGAAATATTACAATATTGGAGAAGCTTCAAAGAAAAAGAAGCAAACTTGCAAGAACAAGAAGCAACTCCCTGGCTGTCTATGGATAATAGTCTAGAGGGAGGAATCACAGTGGACTACCCTCCAGAGGAAGACCTAGAGCCCCCAGAATCAATTCGTCGACCAGAGCCAGAAAAAACAAAGAAATCAGCTGTTATAGGGAGTCTCCGCGGAACCGGCAAAAAGCCAAAATACAAAACAAAAACAATAACAAATGACGACGGCACAAAGACTGCTAAAAAAATAAAAATCAGGGCGCCAGCTCCATACGGCCTATTTCTTAACGGAGAACACATAGGAACAGACCCGCGCTGGGAACTAGGCGCAAACAAGCAGGGCAATGGAAAGAAGAATCATTATGGAACTAACGAGCTAATAAAAACAATAAAAAAAGGCATCGCACACGTCCACGCAACCAAGCAGGAAGAGTATGATAGATTATGGCTAGCCTATATCCTAGGAGAACCTGGCCAGTCCGTCGTGGAGAATGAAGACCAGAAGTATATTGATTTTTTAAAAAAAGAAAAGATCATTCCAGTAGAGACATCTAAATTACTGATAGAGGATTTAGGCGTGGCCCCTCATCATACTGACATCTACGGGAACACTTACCACGGAGGACGCAAAGTCGCCGGCCATGGATCCCATCAGACCGGCCAAGATGGAGATTTAGGTTTCTATATGATGCCTGGATATGAGATGGTTGAAGGGTTCAAAGTAGCATCTCCTCCTAGAGCTTTAACACCGGAATTTATAGGCAGAGCAGAGCTAGAAAGCATAGTAACAACTTACCCGGATAAAGACTGGACGGATCGAATCACCGCGCTGAAAGTTCTCCTAGGTACGTTTGATCCAATAAGAACTTGGAAACTGATCGCGGGCCTTGCTAAGTCTGGCCTAGTCGAAATGACTATCATAGATAAGTCCCTACATAGTTCTCTGAAGGTAGCTGCTACCCTTTTTGGGGAAAAGTCCTCGTGGCATGTGGGCGCGCCCAAAACAAAAGGAAAACCTAATGGCAAAATCAATCTTAATGGCAAGGTAAGTAATCATAAAAACCATATACATGTCAGAGTGTTCGCCCCAGAGTCTGTGAAAAGGGGGCGCCCCTTGGCTAAGAAGTTATTAAAGTCTTTCAAGAAAAGTAGAAATACAAAAGTTTGGATCAAATCTAAAGGAAAAAAGAAAGCAGTCACTCCTGGTCAAGACCTTTACCCTGAGAGAAACCCCTTTGTTGATATAGTCGACACTGCAACAAGCGGCTTAGACAAGGTAGCCGCCAGAACTACGAGAAAATAGTATTTGATATTTTTATAGTTATTTGATATAATTTTAAAATGTTAAGAATAATTGGAAAAATACCACACAAGGTAACAATTGCATGCTCCGGCGGAATCGATTCAATGGTTGTTTCTCATTTCCTTACACATGGCAAGAGAGACGTTAGCTTAGCTTATTTTGATCACGACACCATTCACTCAAAAGAAGCGCTTTCTTTTGTAGAAAATTATGCATTTCAGCATAGTTTAAACCTAGTTATTGGTAAGATCAAGGGGTTTAAAGGCAAAAGATCACTTGAGGAATTCTGGAGGGATGAAAGATATGCTTTTTTCAACAGGCTTCGCAGTAACTTTATTATTACTTGTCATCACCTCGATGACTGTGTAGAGACTTGGCTTATGTCTAGTTTCCATGGAAATGGAAAAGTTATTCCGTACAAAAGAGATCCAAATATATATAGGCCCTTTCTTTTGACAGATAAAAAATCAATACTATCATACGCAGAGAACCATAGCATTCCGTGGACTGAAGATCCTTCAAACCAGCACACAAATCATATGAGAAATCACATACGTCATAACGTCATACCAGCCGTTTTGAAAGTAAATCCAGGAATTCGCAAAACTATTCGAAAAAAACTGCTTGAACTTTATGTTAAATAGGTGTATATTGTTCATGTGGGGGCCTCTAGCTCAATTGGTCAGAGCATCCGGCTCATAACCGGCAGGTTCGCGGTTCAAGTCCGCGGAGGCCCACTAACTTAATAAAAAATTATGATAAATATTGCAACATTATTGATAATTACGACGTTTTATAGCCCTCTAGGTTTAGACTGGGGCAAAGAGCACGCAAAACCTCCTAAAGTAGAGGGCTATAGATACTATACGGGTTCAATAAAATCAGGATCTTTGACTTATCTAAACAAAACTCTTCTTTTGTCGATGGAGACAGAGGTTCAGCTTTATTTCTCAAACAATAAATTATCAAAGGCTTTACTTATCTTCGGTCCAAGAGGAATTACGGATTCTAATTGTCTAGCAAGATATAACTTAGTTCTTAAATTTTTAACAAAAAAGTATGGACCCCCACAACATCGAGTCCACCGCGATGCATCGATCATCAACGAGTTAATCTATTCTTCCAAGTGCCATGCAATAAAAACTGGCATAAAGGAAGCAAGAGCATACTGGGCTAATGGTGCCAATGGTTTCACAATCACCGCGGCATTACTGGGGGACCATGAAGGCATATATATAGAAATATTATATACTAGCATAAAGAATATAAAAAAGTTTAATAAAGAGCAGAAAAAACAAATATTAAAGAAACTTTCGAGGGAGATATAAATTGAGAGATTATTTTTGGGGATCCACAACAGAGGGTCCAGAAGAAGAGGATGGTATGACGCCTCATGACTATGCGTCTGAAAGCAAAGGCCACGCGTCAGAAGATCACAACATTGTAGATTTTAGTCATAATAGGATTTACTTTTATTCCGGTGTAACGCGACCTAAGATATTAAAGCTTAATAAAGGCATTTTTAATATGAATATTTCAATGCTGTCTAAGACAGGGCCGCTTGAGTACGCACCGCCCCCAATCAAACTTCACATAAACAGTTACGGCGGTTCGGTCTTTGCAGGCTTATCAGCAGTAGATTATATAAAGAACTCTAAAGTTCCAGTACACACAGTAATTGATGGCTGCGCAGCCTCCGCAGCAACTTTAATGTCTTGTGTGGGAGAACGCCGCTTTATGCATAAGAATGCATGCATGTTGGTTCACCAACTTTCAGGTCTCATGTGGGGTAAGTTCCAAGAAATGCAAGATGACATGAAAAACTCAGAAATGCTAATGAAGAAAATAAAAGATATCTACAGGGAACATACCAAGATACCAAAGAGAGAGATGGATAATCTATTAAAACACGATATTTGGTGGGAAGCCGAAAAGTGCTTAGAATACGGATTGGTAGATGAGCTTATCTAATGGCAAAGCGGAGAAATGAAATTTGAGAGCAATCACATTAGAAGAATCAAGAGAAATAATTAGACCATTCGAAGACAAAGAAGAATTTGTAAGAATATCAGACCACAGGTCCTTTCCTTATAAGGGCCTAGACGAGAATTTCTATAGATTCACAGTAAACATAATGTCTTTGGACTTGTTAATTTCTTTAATGGAACACGAGAAAGTAAAGAATGTGTTTTTCACCGCGGCAGCCCCTGGTCCTGGCCAGGGAATGGATGGTATATCGATGAATTATAAAGTCTATATTCAATACCACCCAGTCGAAGACTAATCACTTTTTAACTCTAAAGCGGTTCTTAACCTTAATAAGAAACTCTCTTGTCTTCTGATGGTTAGTGATCATAGAGATTTGATTTAACCCAGGATGCACAGCATACACGACTCCCACTATTTTATTTGAGAGGTTTAAGACTACACCTCCACTGGATCCAGGCGCCACTGGAAAAGTCGCCAGCGCTGAGGTTGTGGAGACTACTCCACTATAGATTCCTTTAAATATCGGAACTGTCGGGGGGTGAAAAACACCAAACGGTGCACCCAAATAGTACACTTCATCGCCGGCCCTTGGGGTTTTTGGATCAAACCTTACTCTTGTTTTGATATTCTTATAGTCTATAGTGGGGATAAAAAGAGCGCATAGGTCTGCAGTGCCATCTTTAGCTGACTGTTGTTCAGATATTATAACATGTGCCGGGTGAAAAAGACCCTTACTGTCTAAGCCGAGAATTATCTCCTGGTGACTAAACGAAAACTTTTTATCATCTGGAAACTTAAAATCAGAAGAACAAACATGACCCGCGGACAAGACAATAGTCTCTCCCATAATTAGATCTATGATTAACCCACTACCAGTGGAGTAGAAGGTTTTCTCTTCGCAAACCTTTGTTTTTCTATTACATTTTTTTATTTTTGCTTCTTTGAACACCTTTACAAAGTTGTCAATTGGGGGCTTTATATATGCATTATTTTTAGATAAAGTGCATGCCGGCGCTAAAAAGAGAGAAATAGTCAATAAAAATAGTATTTTTGTCTGCATATAATATAAATATACTATAAAAAAGCTTTTTTGTTAACAAAAGCTATAGGAGATCTCATGAATTATTATCTAATGGAGATTATGACGACTATCATATTTTCTTTTTTGCCACCGGTATCGGAAACCGCAACCGCTGATTTATATATATCAATGCCACAATCACCCACTATTCAGTATAATAACCGGGTGCTTTATAAAAAAGCGCCCACCTCGTGGTCAAAAACATTTAATAAATAATATTTAATATGATAGGATATTATCACTATTAAGGAAAACAATCTTGGCAAAAAAAACTTACGTCTTAGATACTAACGTATATCTTACAGACGCAGAATCTATAACATCATTTACAAATAACGATATCTTAATACCTTTAAAAGTTTTAGACGAAATCGACAAACATAAAAAAAGGCAAGACACAGTCGGAATGCAAGCCAGATCGACTATTCGCAAATTGGACCAACTTCGAAGTAAGGGAAATCTCGCAAGAGGAGTCCGCCTAGAGAAGGGGAAAGGCATAATTAAAGTTAGGAGTTATAATCCGCTTTGTCTTCCAGACGATCTAGATTTAGAAGATTCAGACAACCAAATTATAGCAACAGCACTTTCGGAAATGGAAGAAAACAAATCCCGAAAAGTTGTTGTAGTATCTAGAGATATTAATATGAGAGTCAAGTGTGATGCTCTCGGAATACTCACAGAGGATTTTCAGGTTGAAAAAGTTGTTGCCAAATCAGATGATCTTTATTCTGGATTGTGTGAAGTGTTGGTCGACGATCAGATCATAGAAAACTTTTATGAAGATAAGCCCGTTCATCTAGATGAGAGTTATGCCTTCTGTCCGCATCAATTCATCATGATGATTTCTAATTCAAACCCTAAGAAGTCAGCCCTAGCCAAGTTTGTTAGTAAAAATGAACCATTAAGAAAAGTTTTAAAGTCGACCGCATGGGAAACAAAACCCCGGAACAAAGAGCAACAGTTTGCCTTAAATCTTTTAATGGATCCACAGATACCAGTAGTCAGTCTTATTGGTAAAGCCGGCTCAGGTAAAACCCTGCTGGCCCTCGCTGCAGGCTTGGAGCAGACACTCGGAGGAAAACCGGTCTACAAGAAGATAGTAGTTACCAAACCCGTTGAACCAGTGGGCAAAGATATTGGCTTCTTACCAGGTACTCTAGAGGAAAAAATGCTACCATGGCTAGCACCCATACAAGATAACTTGCAATTTCTTATGGGAGATGATAGAATGACCCTAGACATGTATCAAGAAAAAGGCCAAATAGAAATAGAAGCAATGACATTCATCCGCGGAAGATCAATATCAAACGCATTCATTGTCATCGATGAAGTGCAAAACATGACACAGCACGAGATCAAGACTGTTTTAACGCGCGTCGGAGAAGGCACTAAGATCGTCCTTACAGGGGACATTGAACAGATTGACAACGTGTATATAGATGCAACCAACAATGGCCTCTCATACGTCGTAGAACGCCTTAAAGATGAAAGCATAACTGGCCACATAACATTATTGAAAGGAGAAAGGTCAAAAGTCGCAACAATTGCCGCTTTAAAGTTATAATTATGGAAATAGAAAAAACCAAAGATCAAGTAATCGGAAAAGAAGAGTCGAAATTGAAGGATCTCATTGTTGACTTTGTCGGAAACAAAACAAACCCGGAGAATGAAGAAGTTACTATCTCCCACATAGCAGAGGTCTTCGCAGAAGAATTCCCAGAGTTTATTATAGCCATGGCCGAAGAAAACTGGATCAATGGCTACACCCAAGCTCTAAACGATGTCGAGTTTGTAAAGAATCAGAAAAAAGAAGATGCCACTAAAGAACTTCATTAAAAACAAGCAAAAAAATAAAAAACATTTTGTATGGAACGATATAGAAGTGTTCATAAAAGATCCTATATCTACGACTGACTTTAGTATACAAGACGTTTTATCTGAAGTGGGAAAACTAATACCGAAGCAATTGCTTAGTAACCTGGATTCAATTTATGTAGGTCAATTTGATTTCCTTAAAGACAGAGAAGTACAAGCAAGTTATGAAAATTCTAGTATATTTGTAACGAACGAACAAGACGACTTAGAAGACATGACAGATGATTTAGTTCACGAAATTGCACATTCAGTAGAAGAAATCAGAGCAGAGCACATCTATTCTGATGGTAAACTGGAAAGAGAATTTATAGCAAAAAGAAAAAGTTTGTTTTCGATATTGAGTTCTGAGGGACATGATATGGACCTAATTAAGTACTTGGATGTTGAATATGATTATGAATTTGATCAATTTCTCTACCAAGATGTTGGTTATACTGCTTTATCGATAATGACTGCAAACCTTTTCTATTCACCCTATGCTGCAACATCATTGAGAGAATATTTTGCAAATGGCTTCGAAGCCTATTACCATCTCAAAGAAGGCGCGCATTTACAAAGGCTATCACCAGAGCTTTTCAAGAAGATTTATGGATTAACAGAGGTAAGCTATGATACAGAGCATTGAAAAAAAAGTAATAGGAGAGAAGTTAGAAGTCAAGGTAGTCTGCAATGTAAGGAGGTATTCAAAAAATCCAGTAATCCTCTTGACAACTGATAAATTAATTGATATACTAAATAAAGAATACAAAATAGCAGAGGTAATAGAAGAGCCTCTTGTTAAAGTTGGAAATTCGAATATCAAGAAAGTCTCGCATACTGGCCAATGGGTTTTTAGATTAGAAAAGAAAAAACAAGCCCGTAAAACAGCTACCAGAAAAAAACAACCCCAAACTCCGCAAGATGAGAAACCTTCGATTCGAAACAGAATTTCTAAATTAGTAAAAGACTAAAAAAAAGAAGAAAACAATTGAGAGAAATCAAAGAGAAGAAGATCAGTTATTCTGAATTTAAAATTTGGAATGAATGCACGCATAAACATAAACTAATATACATCGACGAATTGCCACATTTTTCGAGTAACGAGTATACCGCATTTGGTACCGCTATTCACAAAGCATGTGAAGAGAAAATAGTAGATCCATCAGTCGACGCCTTGGCAGTGTTTGAGGAAAGTTTCTTAGAAGGTCTAAGAGAGATAAAGGAAGAAAACAAAGAACTAAACAAAGAGCTAGTAACAGATATGCGCCAGCAAGCGCCCCTATTATGCACTCAATTCCTGCCGGCAGTAATAGAACACTTTGGTGACTTTGAAGTGTTTTCAGTAGAAGAAGCGCTAATGGAGAATATAGACGATTTTGATTCTTACGGTAGGAAATTCAAGGGCTTTATAGACTTAGTAATAAAAACTCCTGATGGTAAATTTCATGTGATAGACTGGAAAACTTGCTCATGGGGCTGGAGCAGTCATAAAAAGCAGGATAAAATCATCAACTACCAATTAACTTTGTATAAACACTACTTTGCAAAGAAACACAATATCGATCCAAAAATGGTGGAGACTTATTTTGGCCTACTCAAGAGAACTGCCAAAAAAGAAAACATAGAAATACACAGAGTCACCTCCGCCGAAAAGAAAACAAATAATTGTTTAAGTTTGCTTGAGAAGTCTGTTATAAATATTGAAAGAGGCGTCGCGATAAAGAATCGCTTATCCTGCAAATATTGCAAATTTTATAAAACAGAGCATTGTAAATGAAGAAAAAGATCTTAGTTATAGCTGATAGTCCATTAGCTCCCTCGGGAGTAGGAACTCAGACTAGGTATATGGTAGAGGAAATGTTAAAAACCGGTGAGTACTCTTTTGTCTGTCTCGCTGGGGCAATTAAACATGAAGACTACCGACCCCTTAAAGTTGAACCTTACGAGGACGACTGGGTGATCCACCCAGTCGATGGATACGGAAACCCTGCCATAATCAGACAAATGCTACAATATTACAAACCAGACGCACTTTGGTTTATGACTGATCCACGATTCTATATCTGGCTATGGCAAATGGAAGATGAAATAAGACAGAACGTACCAATGATTTATTATCATGTGTGGGACAACTACCCTTATCCAAATTTTAATAAATCATTTTATGATTCAAATGATGTTGTGTGTACAATAAGTAAATTGACAGATGATATTGTAAGAAACGTATCACCAGATGTAAAGTGTGTGAGAGTTCCTCACACAGTTGATACCGAGGTATTCAAAGTAAGGCCTCTCGAAGAGTACATACACTTGCTTCACCGAGCCGGCTGCGAAGGCAAGAAAGTATTTTTCTGGAATAATAGGAACGCGCGAAGAAAACAATCCGGAACACTAATACATTGGTTCAAAGAATTCCTTGATGAGGTTGGCCACGACAAAGCGTGCCTAATTATGCATACTGAACCCAAAGACCCAAACGGACAAGACCTTGAAGCAATAATCGAAAATCTAGATCTGCGAGACGGCCAAGTGATACTATCTATTGCCAAGATGCCTCCTGATCAGCTTTCTTTGTTATATAATATTGCAGATTGCACAATAAATATATCAGATGCAGAAGGGTTTGGCCTAGCTACTCTGGAGTCGCTGGCATGCGAAACGCCCATCATAGTAAATATGACTGGAGGCCTCCAAGAACAAGTCACTGATGGTGAAGAATGGTTTGGCTTTGGGATTGAACCAGCCTCGAAGGCTATAATCGGTTCGCAAGAAGTTCCTTATATATATGAAGATCGTTGTAACAAGGAAGACTTCCTGTCTGCTATGCGTGACTTCTTTAATATGACATCTGAAGAAGTATCAGAGATGGGTAAAAAAGGCCGCGGCCATGTATTAAACAATTATAGTATTGAGAATTACTCCAAACTCTGGCAAAAAACATTTAAAGAAGTTTTCGAAGAATTCGGCTCTTGGGAGAACAGGAAAGGCTATAAGTCTTGGGAGATTTGTGAACTGTGAGAATCCTACTAGAAGCACCAATATTTACTAGGTCTGGATATGGAGAACATGCCCGGCTGGTCTATCGATCACTGGCAAAACTACCAGGCGCGGATATTTACACAAATGCGCTCGAGTGGGGGTTCACCAGTTGGACTTATGCAAACCAGGTAGATTTAGGTGACATGAAAGCCTCAAACGAAAAATACCTGATGAATGAGGCTAAGTGCAAAGCTGAAAATATAGACCAACAATTCGATATGCAAATCCACGTTGGCATACCATCTGAGTTTAACAAAAAAGCTAATTACTCTGTGTGCGTCACAGCTGGAATAGAGACTGATAGAGTTTCTTATAACTGGTTGTCTCAAACACACAAGGGTATAGATAAGCTTATCGTCCCGTCAGAACATGCCGCGGCAGGTTTTCGAAGCACCAATTATGAGGTTATTAACAAGACAAAACAAACCGAATCTGTTGTGAGCTGCAATTGCCCAGTTGAGGTGGTGCCTTATCCTGTAAAATCTTTCGAACCAGCTGATCTTGGTCTAAACCTTGAAACAGAATTTAATTTTCTCACAGTCGCCCTACTAGGCCACAGAAAGAACATAGAAAGCTCAATAAAGTGGTTTGTGGGGCATTTCAAAGACAACCCTAACGTTGGCCTTGTCCTTAAGACTTCAACCGCCAGAGCAAGCATACTAGACCGAGAGAAGACGAAATCATACCTTAAGTCACTCTTATCTGAGTTAGGTCCGCGAAGCTGCAAAATTTATCTACTTCATGGTGACCTCACCGAAGCCGAGGTACACTCTCTGTATACTCACCCAAAAATCAAGGCGTATATGACTACCACCCGCGGAGAAGGGTATGGCCTACCTGTTTTTGAAGCAGCCTATAGTGGCATGCCCATCATTGCGACAGATTGGTCCGGCCATTTAGATTTTCTTTCAGCAGACTTTAAAGAAAATGGTAAGACAAAACAGAAGAAGTTATTTGCTAGGGTGGACTATAGCCTGCAGGAGGTATCAAAAGAAGCTGTATGGGAAGGAGTGATCGAAGAGGGTTCTAGATGGGCAGAACCCACGGAGAAGTCGTTCACTCAGCAAATAGAGAAAGTCTATAAAAATTACGGAATGTATAAGAAGTGGGCCAACGTTCTAAAAGAAAGTCTACAAACTACACACTCGCAAGAAAATGTATTAGCTCAAATGACTGCCGCCCTGGTACCGAAAGAACTAGAAGAACAACTAGCAAAGCAGCAAGAATGGGCCACGGCCTTATCTGAGATTGAGATTTTGTGAAAGTTGCCTTCATTGCTGATTTTTTTAACTCGGACCTTCTTGGCGGCGCCGAGCTAAACGATTCTGTTCTCCTTTCACACCTAGAAAAAGAATTTCAAGTAACCTGCATTAGTTCGAAAGATATTATAATAGAAGAATTATCTAGATTTGATTATTTAGTTATTTCTAATTTTTGCATGCTAGACGAAGAGTCAAAAAGTTTTATACAAAACAACAGTAAATATATCATTTACGAGCACGACCACAAATATGTCTCAACTCGGGATCCCTCTCGCTTCCCCAATTTTGAAATACCAGAAAAACACATCTTAAACCGAGAATTCTACAAAAAAGCATATAAAGTCATCTGCTTGGGGCAGAAACAAGTAGAAATAATCCATAAAAATTTAAAAATAAATAATCTAGAATCAATATCTGGTAGCTTGTGGAGCACCGCGAAGTTAGATTTCATCAAAAAACTAAACAATAATAAAGTTAAAAATAATAAATTTGCGATTGTTGACTCTAGTAACCCAATTAAGAACACCAAAATGGCGATTGAATTTTGTAAAGGTAAGAATATTGAATATGACTTGATAAAATCACCTGACCCATATGAATTTATAGAAACTCTCTCGAGATACAATGGCCTCGTTTTCTTTCCAGGTGTATTAGAATCTATGTGCCGGCTCGCTGTTGAAGCTAAGATGGTAAATTGTAAGCTCATCACTATTCCAAAAATGTTAGGAGCGTTTTATGAACCATGGTTTAATCTGAACGGAAAAGAACTCATATCTAGAGTAGAGAATAATGTAAAATTAGCTTTAGATAGGTTTTCGCAAATCATTTCTCAATGCCCTAACGAGCCCCAATGAAGAAAATAGTTTTCACAAATGGTTGTTTTGATATTTTGCACCGCGGCCACCTTGAGCTGTTAAAATTTTGCAGCACCATGGGGGATGTAGTGGTGGGCATAAATAGTGATGATAGTGTGAAAGCTATCAAGGGACCCTCACGACCTAATTTTTCTGAAAAAGACAGAAAGTTTATGTTAGAATCTTTAAAATATGTAAAAAAAGTTTATATCTTTGATGAAACAACACCACTAGCTCTAATAGAGAAGATAAAACCAGATATTATTGTTAAGGGTGGAGACTATAAACCTCACGAAGTTGTTGGAAAAGAGATTGGAAAAGTTATTATATTTGGCTATATAGATGGATACTCAACCACAAAAATTATGCAAAATACTGCTAATAGGTGACTCATGCTTAGACCGATTTCACTATGGGTCATGCACCAGGTTATCTCCAGAAGCACCTATTCCAATATTGGTACACAAAACAACCAAAGAAGTGGGTGGCATGGTGATTAACGTTAAAAACAATCTAGAAGCTTTCGGTTCGAAAGTGAAAGTAGACTGCTTGACAAACAGTGAAGAGATTATAAAAGAGAGATTTATAGATGAAGCCTCCGGCCAACATATCCTGAGATTTGATTCAGGTGAAAAGAAGAAAGTATCGCCTGTTAATCTGTTGAGTGAGGAAATAAAGAATATTTCCAGGTATGATTTGCTGATCATATCGGACTATGATAAAGGATTTGTCACTCCTGCGACAGCCAAGTGGTTATGTGAAGCCTGTGCAACCCATGGAATCCCGATTTTTGTCGATACTAAAAAGAAAGAGATAATGTGTTACGAGGGTTCAATTGTGAAAGTTAATGAAAAGGAGCAGTCTAATTTTAAAAAGCCCTTTCCCAAACATCAGCTAATAATAACCCAGGGCGCCCGCGGAGCTACTTGGAACGGCAGAAGCTATCCGACAAGAACAGAGCAAGTAGCAGACGTATCCGGCGCCGGCGACACCTTTCTGGCAGTCTTATCTTATAAATATATTAGAAACAAGAAAGATATAGACTCAGCAATAAAGTGTGCTAACATTGCAGCTTCTTACGTTGTGAGCAAATCAGGAACTTATGCACTAAAGGAGAGAGATATTGAAAAATTATGTCTTTGACATAGATGGCACCATTTGCAGCAACACTGATGGAAAATATGAAAATGCTAAACCTTTTAAAGAAAGGGTTGAGTTAATCAATAATCTTTTCGATTCAGGTAATCAAATCTTCTTTTTGACAGCTCGAGGAATGGGCCGGCATAACAATAATACAACACAGGCAATAGCAGAGTTTTATGAATTTACAAAAAAACAACTCGATAACTGGGGGGTGAAATATCATGCACTTTTTCTTGGAAAACCTCAAGGTGATTTGTACATAGATGATAGAGGAATTAGTGATGAGCAATTCTTTGGAAATTAAGTTTGTCCCAAAAGGTTGGGGCTTTGAAAAATGGATTGTAAACTGCGATGAATATTGTGGCAAGCTGCTTTACTTTGTAAAAGATAAGAGGTGCTCCTGGCACTATCACAAACTCAAAGACGAAGTGTTTTATATACAATCAGGTAAGATTTTAGTGAAATATTCAGAACAAGATAATGTAGAAAAATCCAAAGAGAGGGTCCTAAACCCCGGGGACAACTTTCACGTTTATAGGGGTTTGAGGCATCAGATGATTGCTTTGGAAGATACGGAATTATTTGAGTTTTCAACCCAGCATTTCGATTCAGATAGCTATAGAATCGAAAAAGGAGATTAAAAAGTGAGACATAACCCATACAAAATAGTAAAAATGTTCGAAGAGACAGTGGCAGACTATTGTGGCTCTAAATATGCAATATCGACAGACAACTGCACTGACGCATTGTTGTTGTGTTGTGAGTATCTGAAGGTGCAAGAAGTAACTATTCCAGCAAAGACATATTTATCCGTCCCGCAGTCGATTATGAATGCAGGGGGTAAAGTAAAATTTAGAGATTATCACTGGAAGGGTATTTACCAACTAGAGCCGTATCCAATATGGGATGCTGCAAAGAGGTTCACTTCAGGCATGTATATACCAGGCACTTTTATGTGTCTATCTTTTCACATAAAGAAACATTTAAAAATTGGTAAAGGTGGAATGATCCTAACAGACGACCCCGCTGCAGCCAAATATCTAAAAAAATCAAGATATGAGGGCCGTTCAGAAGTCATGTATCACCAGGACGAAATAGATATAAATGGGTGGAACGCATATATGACCCCTGAGCAAGCCGCTCGCGGCCTAATGTTGATGCAAAATTATCCTGATCACAATAAAGACCTTCCAGAATATCCAGAATATAGAGACTTGAGAGAATTCCCATTATTTTCAGGCACCTCAACGGTCCAAGGATAAACGACAGGTGACCAAGCAAGTCAAAATATGGGGAATGAGCTATGGCCTTATTGGAGATTTAATCGCTGGATTACCTCTGTTAACATATTATGAGAAGAAATACCCCGGGAGCTATAAGTATTGGGTCATACAAAAAAAGTGTGCCTTCACCGCGCCTTTATTCTTGAACCATCCTCTTATAGATAGGATAAAAATCACTGACCACTGGAACGATATGGGGGAAGAAGATAAGAAAATCAGATCCAGTTGTGATATTACAACAAGGTTTGAAGACTGGTCACATTCGGATAGCTATTGGTACAATAAAGTTTCCTTTATAGAGGAGACCGCCTTCGTAGCGGGCATAGATATAGGAGACTTAAACTCAACACTGTCTAGTAGTGAAAAGAAACCAAAGTTGAAAAAATGGTTCGACGTTGGCTTAGACGACCCCACCGCCCACACCTATACGAAAACTAGAAATAGCGATTTATCAATTTTTGAAAACAGTGTCGGTATATGGCCCTTCGGCCAAGGCGCCGGCCCCGGGAGAAATCCTGAAAACTCTTGGTGGTCTAGTCTTATTTCTCTCCTTGTCGAGTCAGGAATTAACGTTTTTCATTTTGGAAAAAGTGATGACCCAGTGCTATCAAATAAGGAAGGCTATAATAATATGACTTATTTAAATTTTTTTGATCAAGTAAAGGCATGCCTAGCTACCAATGTAACACTTGGAGTAGACACTGGTCCTATGTGGGTAATGGGCGCCTACTCACATCCGGCCATCCACCTAGTAACCAACTACCTTCCTAACCACAGCACAAATCTTCTATGCCTCAACCCAGTCAACGATAATGCAGAGACCATTTTTGTCAAAAATACAAATTTTCAAGGCTGCAATCGCAAGGAATTGATTCCGGTAGTTGAGCAGAAAATATTAGCAAAAGTAAATAAATGATAAAGACAATTAAGTTTGAGGATCAACAATACCCTGCGTTTCAAGCATCCGGGCATGCTAGCAGATTCGCCGCGGCGTATGCGTCTATGGTCTGCGCTGGTATAGGGTATGATATTGGCTGCAAGAATAAGGATTGGGCCCTCTCTGGGTCGATACCTATAGACAAAGATTTTCCAGATGATTGGCATGCCGAAAATTTACCGATGAAGAATGTAGATTATATTTTTTCTAGTCACTGCCTGGAGCACATAAAAGATTGGATTGAGGTAATGGAATATTGGCACAAAATGCTAAAACCTGGAGGAGTATTATTCTTATACTTACCAGATTATAGTCAAAAATATTGGCGACCATGGAACAACAAGAAACATAAAAATATTTTTACACCTGAAATCATCAAAGATTTCATGTTAAATTTAGGCTACAGAAAGATATTCAAATCAGGTGTTGATTTAAATAATTCTTTTATGATTTTTGGAGAGAAAAGTGAAAAAAATTAATTTCGGCGAAGGCCTGAACCATATTTGCGACATATCTCGCTTAAATAAAGATAGTGTCATCATTGACGCTGGCTGCAATGTGGGCCTCTTTGTGCAAAGGCTGAGATCTATAGCCGGCTTGGAGAGTACGCAAGTTGTTGGAATCGAACCATCACTGCGAAATTGCGAAGTAATTGATTCGAAAGGGTTTAGTAATTTTAAATTATTAAATCTTGCATTAGTTGGCCAAACACCAAAAAACAAAGAAAAAGTTATAATGACTGAGTTTGTGGGAGAGTTAAAATCAGACGGAACGAATAGATACCACCAATGGAATAATATTTATGGAAACCACAGGGACAAGGTTTCTGATGACGTCCTGATCAATGAATATGAAGTTGGAACAACAACAATACAAGAAATTATCGACCGATTCGCGCCGCTAGGCAGCATAGACTTTCTAAAAATGGACATAGAAGGGGCCGAATATGAAGTCCTTGAGAACCTAACAGTGTCGACAGCAAAACAAATAAAACAAATATCATTCGAAGAGCATGACGACGAAAAAAACCAAGAAGTTAAAAAAACGCTTCGAAATTTAGGATTTTCAGTAGAACAATACCCTGGAAAAGAAATATACGCTTGGAGGTAAGATAGTGAAGGTGTTGATATTAAGTTGCGGGAGAACAGGCACAAACATGCTGCTAGAAATCCTAAGAGGCTCGAAAATTTTGGTAGCCACAAACCCTGCAGAGGACAAAACAGTCTTCAGGTCGCCGGACCCACTGTATAAGAAATATCTCAGCAAGTGCGACACGGTTTATATTGATAATATGGAAATGGTCACAAGACTATTGACCGCGGATCTAGATTTAAAAATCCTGTGGACTATAAGGGACCTTAGAGACTGTGCCTTATCGAAAATATATAGAGGCCAACCAGGCAACGATTCCGGCCCAAAAGAATGTGCCGACGATGCAACATATGATGGTTGCCTGGAGGATATCGAGTGGATGCACAAGATTTACCTCCATATAAAGAAGACATTCCCATCGCGACTCAAGGTAGTGAAAATGGAGGACGTCATACAGCACTTCGACCAAACGATAGGAGATATCTGCAACTTTATAGGTATACCATTTGAGGAAAGTATGAGAGATTTTACAAGCAGATACAGGGTGTCACATAAGGCAAAGAGATATAAAAAACTAGATACAACACAAGTGGGCCTTTACCGCCGCAGGGAAGATATATATGACGGCTTTTTTAGGGAACATGATATGGATCTAGATAGTTTATTTGTCGACCTAGAAAAGTATCTTAAGGAGTTTGGCTATGAGTAAGCTTTTGATTACTACCCGAGCAGATGAAGGGGTAGCAGCATTTAGTGACATAACTCACCCCATTTTTAAAAACTATGCCTCGAAAGTCAGCGCCGATTTTATGGTATTGGATCATACCACTGATTGTCATGATGGCGACGGCCGTTGGCATTATCGGATAATGAAGCACTACGAATTGCATGAAAAATATGATAGAATTCTTCACCTTGACACTGATATGCTTTTATTGCCATCTTGTCCGAATTTATTCGAAGAGGTTCCGGAAGATAGTATAGGTAGCATCTATGAAGATGTTGGCTCTAGGGAGCCTGTAAGAAAAGACGTTATCAACCAAGTGCAACAAAAATACGGCGACATTGGTTGGAGAGAAGGTTACATCAATACTGGAACCTTCTTAACATCAAAGCAACACAGGGATATATATAGAAAGATTGACAACTATTATTGGGTTGGCTGGGGCTATGACGACGCTCACATGGGGTACCTCATAAAAAAGAACAAATTTAAAGTATGCCAACTATCATATAAATACAACCACATGGCAATGTTCAACGAACCATGGTTCGGCATGCCAGACAGGTTCGATTCCCACATCATACATTATGCAGGCAGAGGTGTGTTTGAGTCGGGAATAGGCTCGAAACTGCACCAACTGCAATCAGATTATAAAAAGGTATACAGCTAATGTTTTTAGTTACTGTAACCGGTTGCCTGGGATTAATAGGCTCACATATAACCAAAAGGTGCCTAGATTTAGGCTGGAAAGTTTACGGTATTGACAGTTTGACTTATGCGGCAAATTTACCATTTTTGTCAAAGTTTGAAAAAAATGAGAATTTTAAATTTATAAAAAAAGATATTGCAGACTTAGATTTTCTCCCCGATTGTGATTATGTAATCAATACAGCGGCCGAATCACATGTTGGGAACAGTATTGTAAACAGTGATAACTTCATACAATCTAACGTGGTAGGCGTGAAAAACTTATTAGACCTTATAAAGAAGAAGCCAAAAAACGTAGTTGACCCTCCAATTCTTTTACATTTCAGTACTGACGAGGTATATGGGGATATAAAAGAAGGCCACCACAAAGAAGACACCATACTGAACCCCTCAAATCCATACTCTGCCTCGAAGGCTGCAGCCGACATGTTGGTCTTGGCCTGGGCTAGAACTTATCAAGTTAAATATGTTATAGTTAGACCAACTAATAACTACGGGAAAGGTCAATATCCAGAAAAGCTGATACCAGTAACCGTCAAGAATCTCCTTCGTAATAAAAAACTGAGACTTCACAACAAAGGGGAACCAATAAGAAATTGGCTACACGCTGATGATACCGCATCCGCTATTATTAAAATTATAAAATCTGGCAAAACTAATGAAATTTACAATATTTCCGGGGGCTTTGAACAAAAAAACAAAGAAACTTTTAAGAAAATTTATAAATCTTTTTTTGGTATATTGAGTGATAAAGGTTGGCAGAATCATGTCGACCTGAAGCATGTTCGCCAGGGCCAAGATGTAAGATATGCACTAGATGATAAGAAAATACGCGACTTAGGATGGAAGCCCGAGAGAGATTTCGACCAAGAAATTCAAAAAATAGTAAAGTTTTATAAAAAGAACTTTAGGTGGTGATTAAAAAATGAAAATTCTTTTTGTAGGGGTGTTTGACAACATAGGAAAATCCACAAACAATTCCCAGATTGCAAGCTTGAAGCGCCTAGGCCAGCATGTTGTGGGGTATAATTATAGAATTAAGGCATCGAGAATCGGACAACGCGCCCGCGATCGCGACCTGCTTGAGGTAATTCAAGAACGTAAATTTGATTTAATTTTATTCAGCAAATGTAACCAAGTCTCATACGATGTTTTTGCGGAATCAAGAAAGTACTCAAAGACCTGCCTTTGGTTTATGGACCCACTGATCTCTTATGACGACGAAATGAGAGAGAAAACTTCTCTGGTCGATTTTTTCTGCTGTGACAAGAAAAATGTCTTATCCCAAGCACTTGGCATAAATAAGAGATCTTTTCACGTTTGTGAGGGGTATGATGAAATGGTCGAATACCCGAAGCAGATTGACAAACAATATGATATATCGTTTATCGGTAACGTCTATGGAACTAGGAAAACATGGATTGAATCAATAGAAAGTCCACTGGTAGTCATCAATAACGCGTTCGGCGCCCAACATTCCGAAAGTGTCTCAAAAACAAAGATTAATTTAAATTTTTGTACAGACCGCGGCGCCTCCGATCGTATATATAAGGTTCTTGCCGCAGGTGGTTTCTTGCTTACCAACGATTGGCTAGGCAGAGATGAAATGTTCGAAGATCAAAAAGACCTTGTCATATACCGCGATGCGCAAGATTTAAACGAAAAGATTAAGTTTTTTCTAGAAAATGATTCTCTTCGCGAAGAAATAGCGAAAAAAGGAAACCAAACAGTGCAAAAATATAATAGGAAGCACTGGGCAGAGAAACTGGTAGGACACTATGACAGATTATATGGGTAAGACAATCGTCGCAGGCCCATGGGTTGGCGAATTCGGATGGGAGTTGTTTGCTTGGCAGGGCTACCTAAGAGCGATAAAGAAACAACACAACCTGAAAATAGTAATAATTTGCAAACCAGGATCGGAACAATTATACGAGGATTTCGCTGAAGAGATAATAGCCTATGACCCACCAGACACAGGTCTTTCTGACTCCTTCTTTAAACAGGGTCTGTTTTTGGACCGACAACTTCTTTTCACAATTTTAGGAAAAAGAAAGAATAAGTTCTCTTGGCTTCCCCCTCGCCGAATCGGCACCCCACCATACACGAATTGGAACGACAACGTAGAGGTAGGTCCATTTCAGGTAACTCCGGAGTACATTTCTTATAAAGCAGAAATGGGGAAGGGTAAAAGGCACGACATCATTGTTCATGCTAGGAATAGAAACCTGAGAGAGCAGGACAACTGGAGCTTGGCAAATTGGAAAACCTTAATTGGGCTACTGGAAAATGACTTTAGTATTGCTTGTGTGGGCTCGACCACAGAGTCGCTTGCTCTACCTGGCACCACTGATTTTAGGGGTTGTTCGCTGAAAGAAACATGCCAGTTACTTTCGGATGCCCGCATCGCCATCGGACCTTCTTCTGGTCCGATGCATTTAGCCAGCCTATGCGAGTGTTCTCATTTAGTTTGGGGCTCTAGAGAAATGTCACAATATAGGTATGAAAACACCTGGAACCCACTGAATACTAAGGTAGAGTTTCTAGATAAATACGGTTGGCACCCACCACCAGAATTTATATATGAAAAAGTATTAGAAAGTGTTATATAATCTTATATTAGAAATACTAGATAAGTTTCCAAAAAATACAAACTTTTATAGCCATAGCGCAAAAAGAGAAATGGCCATAAAAATAAAAGAAAATATTACTAAGGAGTTAATGATGAAATTATCGAACCAAGCAATGGGCGCCCTGATGATGGCCCTTCAGAAATCACTATTAGAACAGACAGACATTGTTCCAACTTTAGAGTCTTTCGAATTCAGTCTCGATTCTAACGAGCAACTGTCCGTTAAGAACCCTCCCACCTTCAAACTGAAAGAAACAAAAGATCCACCACAAGACGAAGTAAAGAACACCACAGGGTCTGATTAAACAATGCCACGATACGCATATATTTGCGATGCATGCAACCAAGACTTTGAGGTATCTCATGGTATGTTTTTTGTACAGGAAGTTTGCATTAAATGTCATCGGCTAGGTTTCTTGAGAAAAATACCGGAATTCCGATTAAAGAAAGAAGAGAAAGATACAGCTCGCAAAACAGGATCAGTTGTCGATTCTTTCATAGAAGACGCAAAGAAAGACCTTAAGGACCAAAAAGAAGAAGCCAAAAAGGAGCTAAAACAATAATGCTAGAAATAATTCTATCACTAAGCCTCATATTTAACATAACTTTTCTTTTGTATACCCGATGGTTAATTAAGATAACAAGAACAAACGAAGAAGACTTCAGAGCTACTGCTGATATTATTTCACAATACGTTTCTCATGTAAATGGCGTGCATGAAATGGAGATGTTCTACGGTGACCCCACATTGGGGAACTTAATTACCCATGGCCGCGAAATTGTAGACAAGATCAATACCTTAGATTATATAGTATTGGAGGAAGATCCAGTAGAATCAAACATTAATGAATCTGAAGGCGGAGATATTTAGATGGACCCCGACAAGAAGCCGGTAATGTTTAAGCGAAAGCGTCGCAAAAGAACAAAAAATAATTATTTTACGAAAACACACGAAAACGCCATCGTAGAATATTGCAAGATAACCTGCAATGTAGAAAGAACAAGACTCTATGTGACATTGATTCAACCCGCCTTTAGTGAAATGGTTGATAAAATAGTATTTACTTATAAGTTTAATATCCTTCCGAATATAGATTCACTCAGGGAAGACTGTAAAGTATGGCTAACTACCATACTAAATAAGTACAACCCGAACAGGGGATCAAAGGCCTTCTCCTACTTTTCAGTGGTAACAAAAAATTGGTTTATACACAAAGTAAAAGCAAATTCTAAAAAATTAAAAAAAGAAGTATCTTTTGAAAATTTGGTCCACAATGGAGGCCCAGATATACTAGGCACAACAGATGGCACTGACTCGTACTTGTCTCAAAGAATTGAAGTGGAGTTTTGGAATACTTTATTAAACAATTTGGATAGATGGGATAACGGAAACCTTAAGAAGAATGAAAAAATAGTTTTAGATGCAGTAAAGGTTCTCTTGCATAATATTGACGATATCGAAATATTCAACAAGAAAGCAGTATACCTGTATTTAAGAGAACTTACGGGCTTGAATACAAAGCAAGTTGTAAATAACTTAAATAAATTAAGAGAAAGATACAGGAATTTTAAAACCAAGTGGGATAAAGAGTGAATATTTTTTATTAAAATATAATTATATTATGTCTAAAAAAGTAGAAAATTTTATAGAACAGGCCAAGAGCAATATAACTGAGGACCGCGCCGCCACTAAGACTCTGTTGATGAATCTTATGAAATATATGCAATCTAGTGACGATCGCCACCGCGAAGTCGGCCTGGTTGCAGCTAAATATCTAGAAACGCTTCAGAGATCAAATGAGCAGTTAGTCAAGCTAGCAGCACTAGTGCAAAAAGATTCTGCCGTTTCCCAAAATATAACAGAAGAGGATAAACAAGAAATATTCGATCTTATTAATCAAGAGATTCAGCCACCGGAAGGGGAGGTCTCCTGATGGGCGGTACCGCGAAACAAAAGGCTGCACCAAAGGCGACCACTGGGACTCCTGCAACCAAGAAAGAAAACCTGGACGCTATGGTATTTAACAAAATCCAAGAAGCCAGTAGAGCTAATGAAACAATGACGTTTACGGGTTTCGCATTATATACAACAGAGATTAAATTTAAAGACTTTCAAAAACGCTTTGACCAGGACTTTATTGAGGCAGTAACCGAGGGTAATGATATGGATCCCAACACAACTATCTTTGAAGTAATCGTTTACGTCGAGGAGATTTGTGCCCCACTACCCCAACCCACGCGGACCGGCATAGATCTCCTCAATACCCCCGGTGAGAAAAAAGGTAATCAAAAAAGTGATATAGCTATGACTCTGAAAAGAATCTCTAGGTTTCCAAAAGGTTACAAGAGAAAAATTGACGGCACAAAACCAGGAAAGCTAACTACCGTCCGGATTGAGTTCGACCGAGAGTACGACTATTCTCATGGGATTATTAAATAAGGATTATAATGAAGTATAACGGCCTAACGATCACAAAGGCTCCTAGATTCTCTCGAATGTACGACAAACAGACCGGCAAACATAAGGTGAGAATTTCGGTAGAAATTGATAATGAGTCAACATCTGTCGAAGCATCTGGTAATACCGAAAGCGCAGCATATAGTTCTGCTATGGAGCGTTTTACAAGCACTGTCTATGGAAAATATTCTCAGTTTGAGCATAAGTTTGATGTGAGCCAGAGGCTATTGCGAGGAGTACTTGAAGAAGCAGATCCCCAGACCCTGTCAGTAGAATCGGCAACGAAATCCAACAAGCTGGATAGTCTGATACCAGACCCAATTAAGTCATCCGCCGCCGATACCGACGACCCGGAACCTAAAAGTATGTCGCTAGGGACCCCCGCATCTGCACAGTCTGATCCTCCAAAAAGATCGATGATCAAGGGCCTACCAAGGAACCATATAGATTTTCCTGGCGGCAATGATGGCAAAAGCGGCCGCACTCTAGAAGAACCATTACCCGGCCACATATTGAGGCCTGGAGAAATAGTGCTGACAGCAAAGACACTAAATAAGTCAGCTACTAATAACAACGCATCTATTTTCTTCGGAAGAGAAAGAACAAATGATCCAGGCTTTTCATATTCGGTAAATTCAAACAAGCGAAATATAGAATCTAGATATTCAGATCATATGGGAGCAGGCTGTTTAGATTTGGTTGTAGGGAGAATGGCCCCATTTCCAATTAATAAAGATTCGCACTCAGGGTCAATCAACGCAGGCCCAATGTTCAACACTCATAATACACCAGAGATTAAGAATGTTCAACTTAAAGGCGGCTACCACCCAGGAATCTGCATGGACGCTGCTCGCATATACATGGGACAGATGACAACTTTAGATTATAATTTTAACATTAAGTCACCTGATGCAGCCACTCAACAACAGGAAAAGAAGACAAAGCTTTACCCTTGTTCTGGGATAATGTTGAAAGCGGATAAACTTAGACTCCATTCGCGACAAGATATAAAGATCATTACCGGCGGCCGCCATGAGAAGTTTAACTCGCAAGGCAATAGGATAACACAAAATAACGGCATCCACCTGATATCTGAGAATGGTAGTGATAAATCGGGAAAAAGATTACCACAACAGCCACTAGTATTAGGGGATAATCTAGTTGAGGGGTTGACAAAGATGGTGGACTTGATAAGTAAATTAGGCGGCATCGTTGATGCGTTTGCCGCAAGTCAAATGAACTTTAATCAGATTTTAGCAAACCACTACCATATATTGCCAGAACTGCTGCCGACTCCTCCGAGTATCGAAGCAACACTACAAGGTATATTAACAACTTTAGACTTATTGATTAATACTAGGTTAGGACTATTTATGAATGATCTAAACAAAGGTCTGTATGCTACGAAGTATTTAGATCCCGGCGGCCCAAAGTACATCAATAGCCGCAATAATACGGTTAATTAAACGGAACTTACTATAAAAAAATGAGCAATAATAGAAGATATAGCGCAACCAGGCCATACAAATTAGAGTTAGAGACTCCAAGCTCTAATACTGAACAATCAGAAAAAATAAGTTTTGGTCCACGTCGCCCCGGTGACCAAGGTCGCGACATTCTAGTAGTTCGTAAAGCGCTCGGATCTGTAGAGCTTCTTGCTCCCGAAGAAGCGAATCCCGATGTGTTCGACAACAAGAATCATTGGCTGGACTGTATGACTGGGAAGGAAGTCTCATTGAGAGAGGCGGCAACATTTGATTCCACAATGGAAGCCTACCTTACAAAATTCCAATTAGATAACCAATTTTACATACTAAGCTACTTATTTTCAAAATATGGAATACCTTCAAAAGTTTATAACAAAGTTTTCAGCTCCAACAAAGACGTCGAAGACGACGGTTACCTAACTGACGATGAGCGGGAAAGAAGAGCTGAGAGCCAAATACTACAATTAGCGCAAGATCAACTTGAGGCTATAGACACTTTTTTCCAATCTGAGTTTGGTACTCTGGGTGAGGCCACCTTAGCAGTGCTCCATGGCTGGCGCCCAAGAACAAGAGTCGGAGCGACAACATACTACCATGACCCGAATGTTTTCCAAAACGAAACTCTTGCTCACGATATTATTCCTCGCACTTTGCACCAGTCTTTGGTAGAGGGCACCCTTTCTCAAGATCTAGCAACGTCGCAAGGAATTAACAATAAGCAAGGCCTCGCAGGCATACCAAACCACCCAAATTATTCATATGATCAGGGCGCCGGCCCCGCCGGCTTTAAAGATTATCTCGGCCCTGATGGTTCGAATTTCATAGCCTCGCTAGAGAAATATAACGCCACCGCTCGCCCAAGTGAATCTTTAAGTGTATTAAACCCTCTGCAGCCGGTCGATCTGGGTCTAGACGGTAATAATATCAACGATCAATACAGGGACTTGGCCCACAGGCATTTCGCTGCTTTAAGGTATGAACTTATAGAGAGGAGTAGGAAGAGTGTTTTGTATTCTGCTTTCCTAGAGGTCTCAAATAATTTTCCAAAATCAGAAAGCGTTTCAACTATGTCCTCAGGCGATTATGCAGATGCGGTATCTCGAATTGGTGAACCAGACCCCTTAACAGACCCAGACCCATTTGTTATTAGTAACACCGTTATGGGGTACTTCTATAAGACTGATTTTACTTTAAGCAATTTGCCTCCATTCAGACCAGCACCAACAGCTACTCTGGATGAGAAAGTAGAGTACCAACAAGCGATAAGAGAGTTGGAGCAGAAAGCTTTATATAGTCTTCTTGTTCATCTAAACAAACCAATATTATTTAAATTAGATCCAAAATCAGCATCTTTCCAAGACGCATTCACCGTTGTGGGGAGTGAATATGATACCATCCAAGGCCAAGACGGAGCCAGCCGGCTCAATAGCCCTACGGGATCCCCCGCAAAAGAAAGAATATCACAGATATTCCCAAAGCTGAATGTATCATCCGGAGAATGGCTCCTAGCCCCTGATGTTTTTCTAGACAATTTTTTAGAGCAGTTTGAGTCTCCGGGATATCAAGATTTAAGTGAAGACCTCGTGCAGACAATCCAGTCTATACAACCTTATACTGACATAGAAGTATACGAAAGCGCTGATCCCGACTCCCGAGGCCTCATGCTGAGTATAAACACAGCAGAGCCATTAATAAAGTTTGTAGAATTTAGGTTTCCGTCCCTCCGCCCAGGCGACAAATATAGGGCTAAATTCCTTATAAATAGAGCGAAGCTGGCACAGATCACAGAAGATAATGGAATCCTAGAAAGCCAATTAAGAATTTCGGAAAGCCAAAATAGCCAAGGTGCCTTAGCACCGGTAATACAAGAGCCATCTAATCCAACTGACTCATGCAACGATGCACCTCTTACAGAAGACCAGCAAGAGAGGAGGTATGAAGAATACAGGGCTTTAGCCGCTAAAAGAAGAAGGGAAATTGCCCGGGCTTTAAGAGAGTCACAGACTGCAGCTGCCGAACTCCAAAACCGTGCTGAAACTGCAAATACCAGCGTTGATCTGGGCGTTTTTGGTAACGCAAATGTAAACCTGGGCCCAATAAACCTAGGAGACTTTTCTGGCTCACAAGACGAGTTTAGCAATAGTGTGTTAAAAGTAGGAACCAGTCTACTTAAGACGCCATTAGACGCGTTTAGTGAATGGGCATATAACAAGAAATTTGGCAATCGACGTTACGTTGAAATTTATATGACTTATCGCGAGATAAAAGATCGCGTCGATATCTCGGCCAAAGATATAAGAGAAGCTTTCGCTTCGTGCAAAGAAGACAAAATAAGATTTTCCAGCAATTACGATGGCAACTTAGAGGCGACAAAGTTAGAAGATGGTCTGCTGCAGTTAAAAAATTATATCAAGAAAAAACTGCCTCAAAGTTCAGATTTTGAGTTTGGTGATGACACACTAGCAGGCCTGGTGTCCGAGATTCCATATGCGCAGGAGCTTAGTGGTTTTGATGCAATTCAGGGCGGCGCCGACGCTGACGGCGCAGCATCAAACTGGAGATGGAAATACCCCAACAACATTAAAATTATATTTTCAGCGAATACTGGCCAGATTGAATCGATCCAAGCCGGCAAAAATATAATTTTTGAAAGTCGAAAGGGCCGCGGCATCAAAGGAAAGTATAGTGACCTTAAAGCTCAGGCGCCTGCACTAACAAGGCCTATGACGTCAATCTATCTCTCTCAACTGTATCGTATGTCAGGTGGCTTGGCCATGGGCTCATGGTTAAATTTCTTCGATCTTTCAAACTCTGAGCTTTGCAGTGACCTCGACTTGGGAAAGAAGGGCCTAGCATATTTAAAGAGGTACACTCCAGGTCTTGATGGAATCGCAAAGACATATGACGCCTTGCAGATTTGGACCGATCAAAACATCAAGGCGCCTTTCAAAGAGTGGTATGATGAAAGAACCACATCAAAAGATTTTACAAATTTAGATAGCGTCTTTGGTCAAGACGAGCATTTAAAAATGCTCGGTAATGCATGTACTGTCCCAAAGGTCTTTTCAGAATTTATTGACAGAGTATCTCCCGGGGCTCTCTTATGTGATTTCTTAAAGTGTCTAAAGATCCCAGCGTTCAATCTCAGCATACCTAACTTTAGTTATCCGGATTGGCCAGATTTTAGCATATTTAGATGGTGGGCCGGAGCCTGGAAATTTCTTTGGGATAAGCTAGGTAAGATCATTGGACGATTCTTATGTACTCTTGCAAGAACAATCATAGATTTCTTAAGAATACCATGGTGTGAAGAGATCTTAAGAGATCAATTATATGGGGAAGCTAGTTCTTCAACCTCCGTAGTCCAGAATGCTATGGCTCGAGGCCTCGTTGATTTAGGCCTAGACCAGAAGAACGCAGATTTGGCGCCCGACTTTATAGAACGATCAGGAGTAGTTTTAACAAACCGAGAATTGTGTCGTTTACTACAAGGTGACCCATTAGATCCAGCTACAATAGCAATGTTAACCTCGATAGCTAGATCAATGGGTTTGGATCAATTAGACGATGAAGAATCTATTATGCAACTATATGACCATATCGGCACGTTCATGCCGGATGGCTTTTGCGAAGCACTGTCAGGTACTGACTGGCTAACAACAGCAACAACATGCGAAGACACTGCGACTGCCATATCTGACCTAAGAAGAAGCTTGCTAGCCAACGACGCATCTGAAGAAGAAATCAACCGGGTTCTAGACGAAGCTAAAGATCAATTGATGTCTCAGGCTCGCGCCTTTGAACTGCTATCGGAACAGGGCCTGAATGCAATTATCCCTCCGTTACTAGACATGTCAAACCCTGACGCGATAGTAAATCAGTTACCAAAGAATCTAAATGACCAAGCAATTAAATCAATAAAGGACATGTTCGAGCCAACAAAGATGTCTTATGTTTCCTCATTGAGTGCATATGGTCCAGCTTATTATCTAGATGGGTTTAAATTACCAACACCAGAAGACGAAGACTTCGACGATGCAGCTAACATAACAGTAGAAACCATACTAGAGAATTTTAGACTGCTTCAAGTTATTAGAGACGAAGCATCCGGCGGAGCTAATTCGATCGATTCTTTGCAAAAGCAAATCCATATTTTACACCAAATATACGAGACAAAAAAATATGAGACCAGCGATAAGAGAATCCTTAAACTTTTTAAATATCAAAATGCGGCTAATGCGGCTCATCCAATCCATAATGTCCCAGCTTCGGCAAAACCACAGCATCAACTCTGGCCAGCAGAAGAAGCACTAGCCCCCTACCGCGAAGCAACCTACGATGAGAGGTCTCGCGCCGGTAATTCCAAAGAGACACGTCTGTATCCAAGGCCAATAGGTTTTAGCCGCAATAGTTTTTTTGAAAAAGATGAATCAAACAATATTACGAACAAGTATATCACGTCAGGTGAACAAGCTGAGGACACCCTTGCGCAAATCGACTCCACCGCGCACGCAGACCAGGCAAACCTAGGTTTGTTTAATTTTGGCAGCAATTACTTGGTATATGAGTCTGGTGTACCCTATCACTTTGTCAATAATTATAAGCTCCTCGCGAACGCCGAAAGCGCAGAAGAGCTGGAACCAGGATCCCAAGTCAGTTATTTACAACAGGTGCTGCAAGATAGGCTTATGGAGTTGCAAGGTATCTTGTCGACATACTTGCCAAATGTTTCAACACCTATACCACATGAATCGCACCTTGAAATAATAAAAGATGTATTAAGCGCTAGTAAGGAGACTTCCGCCGAACTCCGTGACATCGCCGCGAGAGGTCTAAATCCGCTAACTCATCCAACACAGGGGATTTATTTTGATGCACCGGCTGTCGATCAAAACAACCGATTCATCGATGGGCCCGACGTTAGAAAGTTAACGATAGATTTCAAGAGCGCGCTCGGCGTCCCGGGTCCGTCGATCTCTTTGTATGAATTTAAATCAAAAACGAGCGCTCTCCCAGAGAACTCACTGGATCAAAAGAAATACGATCCATATACTATAACATTATATGGCGACAACCTATTCCGCGATACAAGTGCAGAAAATCCAAAAGTTTTCCGGTTTTGTGATTCAATAGTGGGTCCAGATAATGAGATCCAGGACGCCAATCTGATAACTGTCAGGGCCGACTCGGACAGGCAAGTGACTTATATTGAAGCTTCACACGATCGTGGCAGCACAGTGGCCACTCACGTATTTACTAACTATCAAAATATCCCTCCCGGGGTTTATACTAGGAGAGAAATATTTGCAAGAATGCATTTGAAATCTCTAACTTCAATGGCGCAAAGGTATGAGCTGCCCGCCGCCGAGCGCGCCGATGAAATACAGGAAGAGTTTGATAAATTAACAATTGACGGGGAAATCAGAGATAATTTATATCATAAACAATACCCAGAATTTTTAGAAGGTATCTTTGAGCAAGTTTTTTATTCGCTAAGAAATTCAAGAGTTTACGATGAGGATGGTTATTTTGACTCATTCCGCCGACGAGTCGCTGGCCAGGTTTTTTACAACGAGATAGAGGATTGTTATAAAAACAGATATAGTGTATCTCAGCTTGGAACCTTGTCATTCGAAAAACTCATAACGGATGAAATTGGCCGTCAGCTCAGAGCAGAAATGTCTAGGCCAGAGAATTCATTTGAAAATGTCGATTATGACGACCTCGGCCCGATAGAGAAAGCAATACAGAACGTTTGCATGATTGGGTTTGTTAGAATTTGTTTGGTGGAGTTGTTATTGAAGGGATCCCTAGCATATTCTGTTTGGGATTTTGAAGGTGTTTATGATGAACCCTTGATGAAAGAGTTTATTTACGAATTCATAAAGCACGAAATAGAAAGAATCCCGTCGATTAGGGATGAGTGGAAGCCTATAATTTCAAGAATTACCGGTATACAAGCCCCATATATCGCGTTAAAAAGACTAGTCCAGCAGCAATCAATGAAAATGCAAGACTTATCTAAAAATGTATATAACAATAATCCGAATCTAGATTACTATAAATGGTTTACGAGCTATTTTATACCGCAATCAGAAGTTTCCAGGACTATGATATCGATCGACGGGGACCCAGTTGATATCGAAGCCGGCGTTTTTATTAATGACGTCGGAGAAGTGATTGTAGAGCCGCCCGAAGATCTTAGAAATTTCGAGCGCCCTGAGTATTTTTGGTGGCAGCACCCCTTAAGGGATACAAATAATGTAATAATAAACCCAGAAATCGAAAACAGCAACTCTGGTCTTGGTTCGGTACGCACAGCACTTAATCATGTAAATGGTAATGATCCGTTTTTCCATATTGAACACGGTCTAAGGGTTACTGGTCCGCTAGCTGCTCTTGAGACTTTGATTCTTCCGACTAGGGAGATAATAGAAGCCTTCACTACAGCTAATATTGATGACAACCCGGAATTATTTACCGATGTAGAAAACAGGATTCCACAAAAATTAAATATTAAAGACTCTTTAGGTCGCTTGCAAAATGTTTCACATCCAAATATTGAAAATTATGATTTTAAAGAAACACCAGCTATCCCAGGCAGTGCTCAGGGTTCTTCTGTTGAAGAATATGACGCAGATAGCACGATAGATAAAAGAGAAGAGATCTTTCATATCGACGACTTCTTGGGAGCAATAAACGGTGCCTTGAATGAAGATGACTTGGATAAATATATAAAACACATGCAGGGCCTTTATGACTATGATGAGGATCCTGATAGTGCCACAGGCGGCCGCCAACGCAATACAGACGTCCAAACAGTCGACGGGTATCCTTATGCAATAGATAGAACCCCTACCAGATTTATCAAGAAGACTAGAAGAATCGTAAAATTTAACAAAGATTTTATAAGCCACGGCTTTGGCAGCTTCTTTGAAGGCGCACTGGGTGATACTTCTCTTTCTGAATTCCATGAGATGTTGAATGGCAGCATAAGCTTTCCAGGCGACCAGCCAGCCGCGGCCTTGCGAAGCGCATGCTCCAACTCAATAACTCACGGCGACTCTGAAGACTCTTATTATATAATAGCTCAAGATGGCAAAGATCTTATGAAGATGTACCATGAATTAGGATTAAGGTATATCGGCGACCCGGGCGCATTTACAACGCTTGAACAATCTTCCAAAATGTCTGATATTCTGCTAGAAGCCTCTGAGAATTCAAAAGAATATCTTGAGTATATATCTGAAAACCTTAAACATGATTTTCAATCCGGACCCTCGACTCAGCATTATGAGAATATTGAATTCACCAACATAGACGAGTTGAACATTAAGTTTGCTAACGGGCAAGCCCGCGTCGACCAAATTAACGGCTCAATGCTGAGAGCTTATGGGATCCCGCACGGTTTGACTTTTCCAATTGGCAAAGATAGTCAAGCTGCGACCTTAGGGGTCCAAAGAGATCTTCTCGGAAGAACACTCCCTGTCGATGATAATAACATTTTTGACTTAACACGAGACCAGCTTGTTCATATGCGCCATCCCGCCGCGCCCCACCGGCAAAGAATTTTTGAAAACAAGCTAGGAGAGTTTGAAGACGAGCAAAGTTTTGACACCGCCCGCGCGGCCTTTGAGACGCCCTTGATGAGTCCCCGGGATCAAGCAACAAGAGAAGAACATTGGGTCGAGACGGTTTACGAATTCTCTGGTGACGCGTCTATCTTGGCAGGCCTCCATGGCTCATTCACAATAGGGGATACATTTGACCCAGCAGTGTTGCATTTTATCCCGGAACAAGAGACTTCTAATCTTTTTGGGGATTTCCACGAAAACACATTGCAGCTACTGTATGACGAGGTAGACGGGTATGACTCCGATGGCCATCTAATCGGAACAGGTGAGAATGATAACAACACAATGCTCGACCCGGCCCTGGTTCAGAACAGCCGCACATTCTTTATGAGAAGATCCGACCAGCGCCCGGTCCCCGACAATCGTCTAGACATAGACGGCTTGCCCTTGGGTCCGTACATTATACGGCCCATGGGCATCGATAAATTGTCGAATATAGCTCTTACCGCGCCATGGCTTATAGCGAACCCGTCAGCGAACTCAAACGCCCGCGGAACAGAGACAGCTAATGAGAACTATAGAGAAGAAGATTGTCCTTTTCAGCGTACTAACGTCGAAGCTAGTATGCTCCACTGGCTCAGGAGAGCCCAGAATGAATCTTGGAGTTTTCAACCAATCGGCGGTGGGGACCCCATGAATCTAGGCGCCGCGCGCCTAGATTCAGAAGACCCCCGGGGTGAAACATGTAAGATTCTGCATGAGGTACCCGAGTTCTTTGAAGCCCGGGCCAACGGCCGCCTGGATCTCAGAGCTAAAAAACATAAATTATTACCTCCAAACATATATCCTATACCCCTAAGAATATTGGTGACACGAGTGTATATCTCTGGCCAATCAAGACCTTCAGAAGTCTATTGCAAAGTGGTCCTTCCAGAATACTTAGAAGACCTTAAGAAGTCAACATCCATAACTACACAAGGACTTTCCCGCATAGGCGCGATACAGTCAAACATAGGCAAACTTAATGTAGCTATAAGGGATATCATGACTGACTTTACCAACCTTCACAACGGCTTCGTTCAGGCCTTATCTGCAGATGATGATGATAACCCGCACAGAATAACTTCTCTCGATAACAAGATCCTTGCTGCTGCTGCTGCTCCAGGAGCTGACAGACAGAGAGAGTGGACAGGGCGATTTCCCGACTTCTCTTTAGACTTTTTTGATAGAACACAGCAAGGCATGCAAAAAATTTATAGAAGCTCTGCACTAAACCCAACCAGTCGAGTACAGTTCTGCTCTATCGAAAGGATATACTCTAAGGTTTTTGAAAATGATACGGACCCTTCGGCCGCAAACAATCCAAACTATAACTCTAAAGCAGAGTTAGATCGGCTATTTTCATCGCGAGGAAACCTGATACGCCGAAGTGGGATAAATCCAACTGGGTTCTATTTGCTTGAGAAAGATTATAATCTCAGTAACCCCAGAACCTCAACAGGCACCTTTTTCCAATCTCTCACGGCGATCAAGGGGGTCTTAAACTCCTTCCTTAGAGAGAAGAGACCAGACTCCCTTTGGGGGTACTTGACAGCACAGACTGTATCGCCATTAACCCAAGAGCAAGGTGAAAATCTAAATTTACCAGGAAATCTTACAACAAATATTATTCCAACCAACATAGAAGATAGAACATTAAAAGCCACGTCTCAAGAGGCGATAAATATGATGTTTGAAGGAAACGCTAATTTACCAGATTTGGCATTCACTCAAACTGCACCACTTGGGCTCACCCTCGCCACTAGGAGCAGAGATGACATCGCCCTTGATGTAACAATCGTCTCGCCCAATAGCATGGCTGCTACCGATATGTTTACAACAGGGTTTTTACCATCCTGGTCTCAGGCCTTGCTTCCTACTGTCGCCCTTGAAAGCGGACTCCCCGGCAACATCGAACATTTAGACGCTCAGACCACACCAAGGCGCAAACTCATCAATCCGGACGTTTGTGGCTTTAATAACGTTAATTCTTTAATATGCCCGCTCTCGGCTCCTGCCGGCATGTCTATGCCATATTCTATTGCGCGCAATCATAACTTTTTTAGTTTTTCCCGGGTGGACAAAAAATACAGACTCACCCCAGACCTCTCACCAGGTAACCTGGTCGACACCCGGCGCGCCATGGCGGAAAGCATAAACACCATAGACTATTATTTTCGAGGTGAAAACCAAACTCTTATACCTCGCTACGCAACTGGTGATTTCAAACCTAGTGACATCCCCGGCTTGGAGGGGTATGCCGACGACGGGAAACTAATTCAACCTCCTCAGGGCCCTGTATCTGGATTATTGAACGACGGCGCCGGCGAATATCTAGTAAATTATAATAGAATCCCGACTATTAAGATGCCGTTTCACAATAAAAACAACAATACTTTGTACTATTCCGATGGTCGCCTCAGTATGGCAGACGTATCGATTTTTATTAGGTCGGTAATTAAGCACACACTGAATAAGACCTCTCGACCCGGCGCCGAAAATACTCATTTCGGTAGCGAAAACCTCGATAGCCTATACAGTTATCCTGCTTTTTTTCGTAATAAAAAGAATGCTGAAGTCATAAGGCGGCTGATACAAATGGGCCAAGCAGCAGAAGCAGCAGACGAAGTCGAAGATTTTATAGTACCTACATCAGAGGACGCGCCAATAGATAACATATACACAGCAGTTTACAGAATTAAAGCTCAAAACTCAAAGATTATAAAGCAAGTGCAGGTGGATGAGGCATTCGACTTGATAATGCAGTTCCTCACAGGAATAGGGGTGATGGTAGCAAGAAGATATATGTACTCAATAAGGTCAGAGTGCAATATCTTATATGGAGAAACAAAGTTTACAAACCCAGTGGCACCATATGCATTAAACCTTATGATAAAGGTATACCAAAAGATAAAAGATTCAAACCTATCCCCAGAGGATACTATAGCTGCTTTTGCCGCCATGGCTCAATATGATATTTCAGCAGATCTTTTGGTGCAAAATGTCAATCGCGACCAAGGCGCCAATCAAAAATTTTGGAACCGTGTGCCGGCCAACCAACAAGAGGATGGTGCAGGTCTGGCTGTCGTCCGCCAGAAAGTTCCTTGGGCCCTGGCCTGTTTGTATTATATGCATATTATGCTGTGCTGGATTGACACGAGCCAGACCTTCTCAAAGGTTAAGGACCCCGGCGATCAAGGCCTAGGCCCCCATAGTGACGAATTTAGAAAGCTCTTTTTTATGTTATGCATTAATATGAGCCACAGTACCGGTACAGACTTCTGGGGCAATCCCAGCGATCGCCAGAATTCGCAAATGTTTCGCTTCAGAGTGACCCAAATACCCGGCTATAATGATACTAATTCATTCAATGGTGACTGGAAAGACCGCGCAAACAAGAGAGAAATAAGTATTATGCATGGCGACGGCAACGGCCGTGTTGTCCATCGTTTAGCCGGATCGGACAGCCACGTAGAAGCAGCTCAAATGGCGATAAAGCCAAGAGATATGGAGGAGTGGATCCCATGGTCCGATCTAGGTTACAATGTCCGAGAAAACGGACGCTTTTCGAATCTACTCGGAAACCGCGGCGGCATTGAGTGGCTCATAAGAACAACTATCCTATTTCACAACGAAGTGTGCAACGACCGTTTTGGCGCCCTAGGGCTTAATTTTAATGGCAATTTCGGAACTGGCCCTATCGGTATTCTAGCTTTTCTGAATCAACGCGAATTTGCGCCTCGACAATTCGATCCTTTGGACTTTGTGACCGCCGAGTCTAGGCTTCACGATCCCCGCAATCCAAATCCGCATAACACCTGGCAAGCAGCGCTGGAAGGGTATAATAATTCTTTTGACGGCCAAGCAGAGGACAACCTTGATAGTTTCGCGGAGAATGTCCGAGCTGCTCACATGCGCAACATGGTGCTTTATGAAGAAGAGGAGATGACTTCCGTTTTCGCCGGCCGCCCAGAAGATATCCTACTTAAGATGGATTACGAGATGTATAAATTTGTTTTTACCCCTGGCAACACTGACTATACTCCGCTGACGAAGTCTTTTAACAAGTACTTACTAGATAAACAAATTACTGACACTGATCTTGACACAGCTATGAGTCCGCTACAGCTAAAAGAACAGTATAATAAAGCTATACTAAAGCTGCTGTATACATCCCCCGTAGCTATACCAGGCTTGCCTGCTAACACTATTCACAGCCTGCCAATATCTGCAGGCACTGTGATCAATATTAAAGACACATACATGGCCGCACTCAACGGCTCCACTGGCATTGATCAAGCTATCTCATCAGCTGTGTTTGATAAAGCTTTGTTGGGAGTTAAGCAGGGCTTGATGAGAACCTCAACAGTTGAGCAGATCTGCAGGTTTGTATCCAATATCCCAATAAACAACCATAGCCCCGGCGCCGCGGCTTCGGAGATAACAGATCTGTCTAGATCAACAATCCTCAGAAAACCCTCAGAGGAGTTGCGAACCGGAAGAATGGACAACTTTCTTTCAGTTCCATTAGGCGAAGAGCGTTTAGACATTTCTCCCCTAGGGGAAGTGATGATCAATTGCTGGCCATTGAGTTCGTTCAAGGAGAAGTACCATCTAAGGCAGAGAGGAATATCAGAAAGGCTCCTTAGAAAACCAGAAACAAAAGCGCTTCTACAGTATGTTTTGCCTGTAAAAAGATTTCAAGCTATAAGCACAGTGTACGCAACTTCTTTGTTGTCTGGATACAGCACTATGCCTAGTATTTTACAAACCCCAAAACATAATTTAGCATTCTTGACTAAGATGTCCGGACTGAATGCCAAAGAAAGAAATGAATTCTTGAATAATCACAGCCAAGCGGAAGCTATGAAGTCTCTAACAGATAATCCAATATCAAATCCAGAAAACCTAGATTGTTTTGACCTGGCTATTCCTAGGGAATTCTTTGATAACTTTAAAGATATGTTGAAAGATCTCATAAAGTATTTCCCTTCGGCGCTTTTCCGAGGCATTGCCAGCACTATAGACCCAGCTTACAAAGAAATGAAGACTCATTGGGAAAACTGTAACATAGAGAACCTTTCTTGGGATGGTATCAGAACAGTCTCAGCTGATAAGTCACTCATGAGCGCCGGCCTCCAAAGGAACGCCGAGGGTGAGAAAGGCAAATATTCAACAGTGATCGTCTCCACCGGTCGAGACATATGGTATTCAGTCGACTCACTCTTCGATGGCGACACAAAGCCCATGAAGAGGACCCTGGAGAGGGCAGTAGGCTATTTGTATAAAGGCCCTGTCGCTTTGATGGACGGCGTGTTTGCATTCGGCGTGCCTTGTATGGACCATGAGTCACAATGGCCTGACGAAGGCTTGAAACCATGGAACGCTGACCGCTACGGACACCCACTGTCTCCTTTTACTATTTTGGCATTATCAACATACCAATTGCCCGGCGAAAAGAAGATGCGCCAACGATCCGGCGCCTGCGACGATGAAGCCCCAGCATTATACACTCCAGAGCATATGGAGGAGAGGGTTTGCCGTTCTCCTCTCCCCTCTCCTTTCGGTCAAATGCCTAATCCTGAAGATTTTGAATAATCTCTTTTCAAATATATTGGTGCACCACTATTTAGAGAGGGAGATAAAGACTAATGTCGACTAACATAGGTGAACCACAAATACAGCCACGATGGCCATTAACAATTTCGCCAAACCATGGCCCGTACCAGCCAGTGAAAGATTTGAGAGAATCAATAATACAAGATTTTATATTTCTTTTAAGAACTAACCCAGGCGAATGGCCAATGAATCCAGACTTAGGAGTAGGTCTAGATAGGTATTTGTTCGAGACTTATAACTCCCCAGAATTAGGGGAATTTAGAACCAGGTTAGAAAAACAAGTGAGAAAGTATTTACCAGATATTGTAATTAATGAAGCTCAATTTATATCAGATGAAGAAAATATGGACGAGAATATAGCTGTGTTGAATATAAATTTTAGTATAAACTTTTTTCCTAGAATGATTTCTGTGTTGTTTGTAGTAGACAAACTCATGAAAACTATAAAGGATGTTCTAACAGATCGATCAGCTCGAGATATTCAAAACATCACAAAATTAAGCAACTCTTTAAGGCATTTTCCCTTTGCGACGTAGTAAAAATTATTTTTTTAACAATAAAGATATAGTTATTGTATTAGAAATAATTAAATCCGAATAATAAAACAAGAGAGTGTACAAAATATGTCAGGAAACAGACCTTCTCGCGACCAAGTAGAAATTGACTATACGACTAGAAGCTTTAGAGAAATCAAAGACGAGCTGAAGACTTATATAAAAAGATATTACCCAAATACATATCAAGACTTTAATCAATCATCCTTTGGGGCCTTGATGTTAGACCTAGTCAGCATGGTGGGTGACCAGCTTCATCACTATATAGATCATGCCGCAAATGAATCTAATGCAGCCTCTTGTATCGAACCGGCCTCTTTCGTAAGCCACTACCAAACTCTTGCTCCAAATTCAGACAGTGTCCAACCTGAGACTCCGACTTTTGGCGAATGTACAATTCTGTCTTACAGAAGAGCAAATACACATGGTACTGGACTAGATCCACTGGGAGAAGTCACGCTCCGAGCCAAATCTAGATGTGGATCATCGGGGGGCAATGAATATACCACAATTACAGATACTGTGCTAAGCGAGAACAACTCTAAAGTTGTAGGCCATATATTATCTGCAGACGGTTCCAAAATAGATTGGTTTCTATTAAAGACTTTAGTAGATGTCGAATCTGGTGTGGAAAAAAAGTTCACTATCGAAATCGGCGACCACGTTAGATTTCGAAAGCTGGTGATTCCTGACTCTTCAGTCTTGTCTGTGGTCAGTTGTGTTGACGATAAAGGAAGAGAGTGGACAAAAGTTGATCACTTGACACAAGATGTTGTATATTCTCCAATAATAGACCCAGAAAACCAAGATTCGACTTCACCTTCCATAATGAAGCCCAAACCTGTCCCAAGGAGGTTTATCGTCGAACGTGAACTAGAAAGGTCTTATATTTCTTTTGGACATGGATCCGAAGCAAACCTCACAACTAATTCGATCGCAGATCCCAGCAGCGTTATACTTAGTAGACCAGGACTACCTTATGTTGCGAGTCCAAAACAAGACGCGTTAAGTCTGATATCATCAGATTCTCTGGGTGTAGCACCCAGTAACACTGTATTAACTATAACATATAAAAGCAATACAACATCGAATTCTAATGCTGCAGTCGGCACTGTCAACGAAATGTTAGAAGCAAACTTGAAGTTTAAAAATGAACATCTAATGTCTGCAGCAGATATGAAGTTTGTAAGAGACAATCTGCAAGTAGTTAATGAAAAACCCATAAATGGCAGAATTAGCGTCCCGACTACGGAAGAACTGAAAAAGAGACACCTAGGTAGGTACTCTAGTCAAGGTCGCGCTGTTACTAAACAGGACTATGTATCTTCTATATATGCAATGCCCAAATCTTATGGTGCAGTCAGAAGGGCTTCGGTGGTAACAGACACAAATGACCTAAGAAGAAACTTGAATATATATTTGATAGGAGAGTCTGCAAGGGGTGACTTCGAACCTTGCTCTTCCCTGATTAAGCAAAACGTGAAAACATGGTTAAACGCAGTGAGGATGATATCAGATAGCATCGACCTTTTCGACGCAAATATAATTAATCTTGGTCTAGAAATTAATGTAGTTATAAAGCCCAACGTAAACCCGCAAACCTTTCTCTCCACTCTTAAGAGGAGAGTGTATGAGGAACTTATGGTTATACCCCCTGACATTGGAGAGTACTTTTACATTTCTGAGGTGCAAAGGATATTGAATGCAATGCCAGAGATAGTCAGAGTCCCACCACGCAACGGAGTTAAGGTTAAGAATCTATCATCCGGAAACTATAGCAGCTATTCATACGATGTATTGGGAAACCAACACCCAAATGATAGTTACATTTATATACCAAAAAATTCCATATGGGAAATAAAATACCTAGATGATATATCGGGGACAGTAGGGATAGCTTAAAATGAGTATAAAAAGATATATTGCAACAAAAGATAATACAATTTCTGCAGCTTTTAGAGAAAACTTGACATCTAGGTCCTTTAATTCAAATATGGGCGCCTCGGACATCTTAGAATTGTTTTCGATATACGGCCAGGCCAGCAGTTCTTCACTCGAGATGACTCGGATTTTATCTGAATTTCCAGTAGAATCTATCTCGAAAGACAGAGATAGTTCCATTTTACCCGAAAGTGGTTCTGTGAGTTTTAAGTTAAGGTTTTTCAATTCCGAACACGGCCAAACAACTCCTGAAGATTATCAAATCGTAGCCCACCCTGTATTACGTAGCTGGACTGAAGGTGACGGCCTAGACATGGAGAGCTACCTGAACACAGAACCTAGCAATTGGTTGACAGCATCTACAGGAAATGTATGGCACAGCACAGGTTCAGACTACGGGAAATCTACATATATAACTTCTAGTATTCCGATGGAGCACACTCAGTTTTTATCCGAGGGAACAGAAGATCTGAACATCGATGTCACTGGCCTAGTAGAAGAATGGATCAAATATTATAAGGGCGGAGATTCAATCGTTGCAGCTGCCGGCAGTGTGACTTTCGGTTCTGGATTTGAAAACTCGCTTAAGAAAGCCCCGACTGCGACGATTTTGGTCAACAACACCACAAACCTGGCTAATGATGCTAAGCTCATCTTAAAGGATGCCGATGGCGTTTCGCATACTTTTACTACTAATAACGGAACAAATATTGCTTCATCGGGGAACAATATCATCGGAATAAGTGATGCTAATACCGTGGCGAAGCTGGGGCAAGCAATTGCTATCTCTGTTAATGCGGCTAACTCAACAACTAAAGATAAGATCACTGCGGCGCCTATAGATGCAAGCAGCGCAACTGTAACATTTACACATGCCGTCTCTGGAATAAAAGGAAACGGCCAAGCAAACACAGAATCGCTTGGAAATTCAAATACCTTATCTGCTTTTGCAGGTGGGTTAGATGATCCTACTCTGACCATACGCTCCCATGAAGGTCAGGAGTTTAAGTATGTTTTTAAGACAAATGGGACTTCTGCATATTCACTAGGCAACACCTGGTACTTAGGTATAGGTGCCAACTCTACGGCCACAGCTACAATCTTAAAAGACAGGGTTGATTTAGATTTTAAATTAAAGATAGTGACTAGCACTAATACAACAGTCCTTAATATGACACAATCCGCCACTGGGCTTCATGGAAATACTAATATTTCATCAAATATTCCCACCGGCGACGACGGAGCAACTATAGTCAACTTTACTTCTGGTACTGGAATGCCTAATTATGGAATGGTGGTCAAACTAGCAGAAGAATATGAAAACGGATCGAAACAAAGTTCATATTATACAAAAAAGTTTTTAGCAAGAGGGTCTCACGAATACCTTCGTAGACCAGCACTCGAAGCTCAGTGGGATGATTCTATAAAAGACGATAGGAACTATATAGCAAAGTCTAGCTCACTCGCTCCTGCTGCAGAAAATTTAAATACAATATTTCTGTATAACAAAAGAAGAGGTTCATTTTACGACTTGCCAAATATTGGGTCAAATTTGGTCGTCTCTCTTCATACCGTGCCATCACCAACTAGCGCCGGGGAAAAGTTGGTACCTAATGCGGGAGGTGTCTTGCCAGCAAGCGTCCGACACATCACAGCCAGTAAGCACGCAACAGGAGTGTATAAAGCCTCATTTGCATACACCGGTTCACAGACATTTGTTTACGACGTCTGGGCTAAGTCGATTGCCGGCGTCGCGACTACCTTGACCACCGGTTCTGGTTTCACTATTTATAATGAGTCTCATGACAATTCTTACGAGATGCCGTCTTATAATCTTAATATAACAAATTTGAAAGATTCTTATCTGAAAGACGAGAGGACAACTTTTAGGATTTACACGAGAGACAAGAATTGGCAGCCAAACATCTACACTAAAGCTTCAAAGTCTGCTCCAATCAACAACATAAGAGACTTATTCTATAAAATAACTAAAGTTTATGACAATTATGAGGTAGTATCATACTCAACCGGCTCAACACCTAGTTATTCTTCAGTCTCATACGATAACCAGGGTTCTTTCTTCGATTTGGATATGACATTACTTGAGCCAAATAACGCATATGAAATCTCATTCCTGCTAAAAGACGGATCAGATTATATAGAACAACCAGAGAAATTTAGATTTAGAGTTAGCCCATGACAGATAACAATAAGTACCCTTACCTCCCTAGGCAGCCAGAGAATTCAAAAGTCTCACTGCTCAAGGAGCAATTACAAGAGTTTGTAGTAGTCGGACAAGAGCCTTTCCAGGAAGGATATCAACTGATATCGTCCGACACGCCAGGACAGGCGAATGATATAGAATCATCCCAGCACGCGGAATCATATGCTCAGTTCTTAAGAAGAGCAATTCCACCGATTGATATTCATAACCCTGCGTCTTTCGCGGTTTACGGAAGCGCTGAAAAATATTATGAAAATTCATTTTCTTATATTTATAATTCCTATCCGTATGACGGCTCAAACTATGAAAGAGTGCAATGGGCCTTGTCAGCTTCCGCTATCGACCTGGCAATACTTCAAAGGCAATACCCCATGGCCACCGGCTCTGCAGCATTTAGTAGCAACGGCTGGGGCATTGTCAGTGATACAAAAGGGAAATACGCGAAGAGTTCAACACCAGAATATATTAAATTTTCAGGTGGCCCTTATGTCGGAACAGTGATTGACTCCCACTCGAACCGGGAAAGCAGCCTAAAGATAGATCCATCGACCGGAAACACAATAGAGTTTTGGATGAAGAAAGATGACTATCCAACGGACAAGACAAAGAGGGAAGTTGTTGTCGATGTATTTACTGATACAGCAGGCGAATCATCAAACTCATATGGCAGAATGCAAGTCTCTTTAGATTCGGAACAGGACGGCGCTTTTAGTGTGACTTATCTGTCCGGTTCAGGGGGTATAGCTAGAAAACTAATCGGTATCTCCGATGAAGCCCGCGCAGCTGTCCTAGACAACACTTGGCATCATTATGCATTCTCTTTCGGGGTAGAAGCCGACGTCTTGAAATGCGAATTATATATTGATGGCCTTCACTCTGACACCAAAGGCTTTTCGACAGAAACTTTCGGAACATTCGGCGCCGTCGACAGTCATTTTAGAGGAGCAATCGGTGCTCTAGGTATGGACTTCGGCTCCGTCGGTGCTACTGAAGGGTATGGCCAGTTCAGCGGGTCTCTGGATGATGTTCGAATTTGGAAACAAAAGCGCACATCCAAACAAATAAACGACTATTTCGACCGGCCGACAGTCGGCGCGACCGACAGTGAGTCAATTGACAGTGTCCTAGGGCTTTACTATAAGTTTAACGAGTCAGTTACTGGCCTATCAAATACTGATTCAGTAGTAGTTGACTATTCAGGCCGCCTGAACAACGGTGAATTCATAGGATATAGGGACACTTCTAGATCTACCGAATCCGCGATAACAAAGGCATCACCTTCAATAACCCATAACAGGGAAGTAGGAGACCCCATTATCAATGGCAATTCTCCTCTAGTGAAGAGTAGATTATTAGAACTTAAAAAGATCGCAAAAACACATGATAAATATAATAATTCTTCGCTATTTCATACTGTTCCACAATGGGCCTTTGACATTCCAGAAGGCAGTAGTAATTTAGATAGTAATTTCTCCATATTACTACAGGCCATCGCGTCAAAGTTTGATGATATAAGGCTCTTAATTAAGGGAGTATCTCAAATAGGACTAACAACTTATCTTCCACAGCCCTATGAGACTTCATCTGATAATTATAAATCAAATTTTTCTTCCATTCTTGGTGCCCCCCAAGATTTCACGAACAATTATGATGGTTTATCTCAACGAAAATTTTCATTTCAAAATCTAGCAGCCCGGGGCTGGGATGTTGGTGAGCTGCCAATCATCGATAAGGTAAACACTTCCGAATATTTTAACAATTTAGGAACTAATACACACGATGAATACGCCACTGGTCTTCCAAAATTAATATATTCAAAAGCAGAAATAGTAAAAGAACAAATATTGAGTTCAGTCTATAATAATCTTAGCAATATATACACAACAAAGGGCACCCGCGCGGCTTTTAGAAACCTTATTAGGTGTTTTGGGGTTGATGAAGACTTAATATCGCCAAACACATATATCAACAACATAGAAAAAGAGATAAAAAACGAACCAGTATACTCAGCTATTAAAGTGAAGTCTCTCTCTTTCACAGGCTCAAACACTGGAGTGACTCTGCATCAAACAGCAACAACTTCTGAGGAAAAAAATTACATAGAAGGAAAGAATGATTCTACGTCTTTCACCCTAGAAGGAAATTTTATTTTCCCGAAAGTCACAAAAGTAGAAAATACAGCCTTGACATCTTCCATTTTCGGTACCAATCAAGTTAGTGACCAAGAGCTTTTCTTATCTTCGCCCAACAATTCGGGCCTCTCGGTTAAGACGATTAAATCAGGAACTGATCGAGAAGGCAGTTATTTTAGTCTATCTTCATCTGCAGGGTTGTTTACTGAAATTAAGACTCCCTATTTTAGGGGAGTGTATGACGATACACCGTGGCACCTATCAGTAAGATTATCAGAAAACTCTGGAATGCCATTAAGTGACTTTGATAACAATATTTCCAACACGTATAAAATAGAATTTGCAGGCTATCGATATGATCTGGATGTCTTGACTTCAAATTTTGAACTTTCTGAATCATTAACCAAAGCACAATATGATAGTTTCATGCAGGGCAAGAAAAGTTTATATGCCGGCGCACGAAGAACTAATATTACAGGGTCACTATTAAATATTTCAGATGCAAAAGTTGTAAACCTCACTGCGTGGGATGACTATTTGGAGACTGAAGAGCTAAGGGAGCATGCAAAGGGAGTTCAATCGACCGGCCGTCTATATAGCTTTTACGGCAAAAGAGACAACAGAGGAGCCAATAGAGATAGAAAAGATACTTTAATCTTAAATTGGCAGTTTGAGGATAGCACTTTCTCATCAAATAAGGTATCGATTATCGATGCTTCATCAGGATCAGCCTCTTCTGTGGAGAGTCTTGGATCCATCGTAGGTTATAAATACCCTGCAATAACCTCCACGATTTCTACAGGGTTACCAAATATAGATCAAGAACATCTAACATCTGTAAGATACCTACCGATTGATAATATGCACTCCAGGTCTAAGATAGAAATTAAAGACCACGAAATAGAAGTGTTTCAGCTTGATTCTAGGCCAATAACCTATCTGTTCACTTATGAAAAGAGCATGTATCAGGTCATATCTAGAGAGATGATTAAAATGCTAGCCGGCGTAAAAGAGTTTAACAATCTTGTAGGTGAACCAGTCTATAAATATCGGCAACAGTATAAGAGCCTGGAAAAGCTTCGAGATCGGTTCTTTTCCCAGGTGGAAAACGATATAGATTTAGATAAGTTTGTAGAGTACTACAAATGGATAGACTCTTCATTGGGCAAGATGCTAGAGAAACTCCAACCCGCAACATCCGCGATGAAGTTGGGGCTTGAAGATGTGGTTGAGAGTCATGCTTTTGAAAGAAGCAAGTATCAACACAAGTCTCCTGTGTTTGAGTTTAAGGACCCAAAGATTGAAGGTAATATACTCGCAATAAACGAACTCCTTTATGACTGGGAACATGGCCATGCTCCACTAAAAGAGACGACAACAACTGGTACCCTTGCCGCCGCGACCGCCACAATAACTTGTATTGGGTCTTCTACTTCTAATTATGATGCAGGAACTGTTACCATCACAGACGCAGCCGGCTTAGAGAAGATCTACATTTTTGATGACGACTCGGACGGAGCTACTGCAACAGTCGACGGCTCTGGTAGAATAAGAGTGCAAATCACCGGGTTCAATAAGGACGCATACGCAACGGAGCTTAAGACGGCAATCCTCAGCGCTGCCGGCCATAACGGATCTATCTCTATCGCTGGTCCAACCGGTGGAGCCGGCGCCTTATCACTAACTCAAGCAACCCTAGGGTCTGCAGGAAATGTAACAATCTCCAGTACAATTAACTCCGGGCTGTTGGCTCTTGTTGGATTCTCTGGTGGCACAGGAACAACGTCAACCACACACCAGCAAGAAAATAATTGCCTTTGGTGGTCTGACAGGGCGGAGAGAGACAAAGAGATTAAGGTCTCAGCAACTACGGACCCAGTTAGGGAAACCTTAAGAACTCGCATGAACACCGTAGTTAGTGGATCTACCTATGCAATAAGAAAGCTTACAAGGCCTTATCGACTGACTGTCGATCGAAACAGGGTGTTGGATCAGGGATCAAACAGAAATTCTAATAAAAATAGAGATTTATACAAAATAATAAACTCTGGAAAAGAAATAACCTTAAATAAGGAAGATATCTATGAATTTAAAAAGTGTGATGATGTATTAGACCCACAGCAAGAAAAGATATATACAGCGAAAGTGAATACAGAAGGCACAGACGGATACTTAGATATGGATTCCGATCTCATGATGCCCTTCACTTTTTACAGCTCATCAGCCGGCACGGATTTCTCAAATTTTAAAGATAATTTATCAATCACTAATTTGCATGATGATCACTCTCCATCTTTACAAAGTCCGTTTATAAGAGAAAACGTCGGAGGCATGCCCCATCGGAATGTCAAGCTAGGCACTATAGATAAAGAACGCCCCGAAGCTTTCATACTTACTGCTTCAAATACTAAATTCACCCTTAAACAGCATACTGGTGTAAAGTCGGTCTTCACTCGAGGTCCGAACGCTTTTTATAACATAAGAAATATTAAAACTGATATAAACAGAAAATCTTTGGGAAATTATGATAAGAATTATGAGATAGTTCTAACAAGCGGAAGAAATTTAAACAACCGCATGATTGCAGACACAGGTAGCCTGGTTATAACACCAAAGACCGCAAATCAGCTTTTGGATATAGTAGATTACAAGGTACCCACGCGACCTAGGTCCGAGCATATTATTGTAAATCGATTCTCTTCTCCTGGCGCACCAGAAACCCAAGCAGCTTACGGAAGAGATAAGGAATCAGAAGAGTACTCAATATACAATTCAATCAATTATCGAAACTTATCTGTCCGGCAACCATTAGCTTTGTTGGAAAAAGAACATTCTAAGCAGTTCGGGATAAGATCCGGGTCCTCTACTCAGGCTTCTGTTCACATGACTAACCGGAACTACTTCTATTATACTGGATCATCCGGAGAGATGTCCAGACCGGATAACACTTTTATTCAGCACCCTATACCACAAAATGATTTTGGATATTCTTGGATTATATCTAGCGCAACGAATGATAAATTTGATTTTGTCAACAAGAATTCAGGCCTAGGCCACCAGCATAACTTTTCAGTGCCAGCACCAGATGCTAGTAGCTACTTAAAGTCAAAAGAGGCAATATTGTTTGCCACGGCAAGTACACTTGGGAGCCACACCTCTGTTGTTGGTGGTTCTTCCTTTGGGCATAGCTTTGGCGCAGCACTACATTCAAGTTTTCATACTCTAGGGAATTTCATCCCGGTAGATTTTGTTGGCTTGAATACAATTATTTACGAACCAATAGACCTAAATTCAAATTCTGCAGGTTATAACTCACTAACATGGTACAACAAACCCACCACAGGCCTAGGATTAGTGGAAACAAACTACGTTAATGAAACGATAAACAATTCCCATGGCGACGCCACTGAAGATACTGTAAACCCTTACGGTGTTGCAGCTGTTCTCAACGCACTGATACATCATCGTCAGGGTCCTTATGGTTGGCCCTCCTGGAAACAGATAAGAGGGTATGAACATCCAATCACTAGAGCCCATCGAAAATCCAATACAATTTCAAGAGTTTTTGTTGGGAATTCCGGCATCGGCGAAAGCTCTATAATAAAGTCATCAGAGACTCCAAGCATGAACAAGGGATATTCATGGAACAAATTAGGAACCTCTTTTGAGGATGCTTATCACCGGGCGCGCCGCCTAGACTCTGTTGGTCAAGTACAGAAAAGCAGAATCACAAAAAATTATAAAGAAATTATGGTTACAAACCGCTTCCGACCCATAACAGTAACAATCCACGGCCACGAAGCTCCTCGCGGAAACGTGGGAGATTCTAAGGATTTTGAGTTCGGCCGCGGCATCGATCCACGCATGCCAGAGTTTTTTAAAATTCGGGAAGCAACCAAGAAGTTAACGCAAACTTTAAGAGAAAATTCTTGGAATTTAGATTCTTACTATTACGAATCAATATCTCACCCTGGACACCTCAGTGAGCGCGAAATGCAACCCGGCCAAATTAATAATCCTTTTATTTATTTTGGACACGTCAGCTACAAAGAAAGTTTCCAAAACGATATTAGCTGTTTTGCGAATGAGGAACTGGTAAGAGATATAAAGTTTAAAGAAAGAGTGGATCACAAGAGTTTGGACTTTCTAAATACTTTAATAGAAGAGAACTCTAATTTAGAACGAAAGTTGATAGAGGTTAATTATATAGAGAAGATATACCCTAGAGAAGTTAACACTTATACGAAAGACGCACGAGAGAGGCAGAATTTCAATTTTTGGTCTTGGAACTCAAATAGGGATAGTAGAAACATAATACTATCTGGAAATATTGTGCATAAAAAGTCTGGAAACGACAATCTGCTGACTGCAACAAAGGTTACTGCGTTCCCAGCTTTTATATCCCACAACAAACTCGATTATAAAAAGTCTTTTTATGGGTTATACGATGCAGTTGATGTAGAGTCAGACAATGATAGCACACTGGACGTTACGGCCTATATAACTGCTAGCACTTGGCCACTAGATTCTCGAAAGGACTTTGCTGCAAAACCAACAAATGTTAATAACTCTTATTTTATTTCTGGTTCTGCAGCCTTAGCCAGTAGAGACCAGGGTACCCGCGGCGAAGGTATATTGCAAAATGACTTTAGCACTTTTGCTATGGGCTATAATGGTCTATATGGGACGCCTCCTTTCGCAACAGTATATAACAGGAGAATACCTCAAATTCATGGTGTGCACACTTATTTAGCTGGAGAGGCAAAGTGGGAAGCAGCTGATAATACGATAGGCCCTTTTTACGATTCTTATAAAGATTATGCTTTTGATTCAATAAGGCTGATAGCACAGGACCACTCAATAATTCCTGAGTTTAGAATCAGCCAGTTTGTAGAAGACGTTCTATCTGGCGCCCGAGAGTACCCAAGCCTTGGAAACGATTTCCTAAGTTTAACGGGGGCAGTCAACCATACTTCTCCAGCAGAGATTTCCGTCGATGGCCAATTCTTTAAGACCTATTCGAATAGTGATTTTCTAAAGTATTTTTCACTAGTTCAAGAGGAAGTAATTGACGAGAACGACTTGACGGCCACGCGTCTGACTCTTAAATGCAAGGCAGCGATGAAATTCTTACCATACAGAGGCTTCTACCCAGCTGAGCGCTCTTTGGAATTGGCAGAGATGTTTAATAGAAACTATCTAGATGTGGAAGACCTATCAATAAGGTACTTGCCCAACGGCCCTATTTCGAGAGATGAAGCTGACAAGTACTTGAACCTTAGAACGAAAGCAGCGAGATATAGCGCAGAAAAATGTTTCACAGGCCCAGGCATACTATTCAACTCGATCAAGGCCGGCACAGCTGTAGACTATCCAATTTTTGCAACAGACTTCAGTCAAGCACAGGAGAACACGCCTTCAAACTACATCGTTAGAAAGCATGTGACTTTTGGGATTCCAAGCACTACGTCAGTTACTGGATCTTTGATAAATTCTACCACCGACCGAGGTCTCCCTAGACTTTCAGGCAGTATCCACCATAGAATTGAATTTGAAGATTTACTCAACCCAGTCAATATACATAGGGTTGCAATTTATGATAATGAAGCTCATCCGAGTGCTAGTTTATTATATGGCAACTCTTTTTGGAATAGAGTAATAGAACGCCCAGCTGTTTTTGGCGCCTTAAACCGCAACGCCATGGCAAGAAACCTGGGCTTAGATGTGAACAATACCGCAGAGAACTTTTCTAGGCAGATGCTGCCTTATACTTTAGCCATGCAAAATTTTGCCGCAGAAACCGTCAACTTCTTTTTGAAAGATGGGCACCTATCAACGGCTATATCTAAGCCAATAAAACAATTTTTCCAAAAAGAAACAGTCAACAAAATGAAAGTAAGATTGACAAATGTAGATACGGTAATGTATGACCGCCATTCTGCTTTTGGTCCACCCGTTGATGATACTGGCACAGGAGTTAATTTTGTTAAGTATACACCAAATTCATCAGCAACAAGTGATTTTGTAGAAATAACTTTTAAAAACCCGGGCGCCAATGCCAATTTTAATCTAGACAGTGTAACAGCCTCAGGTAGTATGCCGGTCATTACTCTAAAAGATGCTGGTTTGGGCGCTCCCTATGAGGTTGTTGATTATGTTTTTTATAGTAGTGCAGCTTCATTCAGCCCCGGAGGCCATCAAAGTGACAGCCAAAGGTATATAAACGTGAATGGTGTTTCTGCAGATAATCTTGCGGCGGCTTTTCTTGCAGCTCACGGTGGTACTTTTCTGCCCACAACATTTGATGTTACCCGGACCGGCGCCAAGATAAGGATTCAAACCAACGACGCCCCGGGAGCAGACTCGGGAACCTCAATAGAATATGGGAATAATGCATTAGAGAATTTGATTGTAGAAGAAGAAGCTCAATTCGGCGGCGCCGCCACTGTAGGATCAGAGTCTTATACCAAGTCGACGGTGAGCAACCTACATAGCCACGGCTATGCACCTTACGTGCCTCCTTTTCTAGATCCGGATTCTGACCCGTATGTGGAAATAACATTTACTCCAACCGAAAGCAGAGACTATCTTGCAAAAGAGATAATATCTAGCTGCTCTTTTGAGTATTATAATTTTCACACAGTTCCAAATAATGCGACAACTAATACAAACTATAAGCACGCCATGGCTCTTTCAGCCTCATTGAACCTAGGTATGTGCGTGGAATTAGAAACTGACAATATGAATCTGGTCCTTTCTGGAGATGGCTTACTTTCAAATGTAGAAGATCCAGAGCATATAAATGTTGAGTCAACTCAACAGGTCGACGCGAATAATCGATTCTCAAGATGGGTAATACAAACAAAGTGGGAAACACCGGTATTAGACTTTACCAACGTGACGTCTTCTGCTTTGGACCTGTCAACAAATTCTGTCAACTTTGTAACCGGCTCACCATGGAAGACTCGGTATTGGGATTCTTACTATACCCAAAGCCTAGGCAAAACTACCACTCCGTACTTGACTTCCTCCACTGGGATCTGGCATCAAAAGGGTGCTAAGATTCCAAGCGTCGGCCCTGCTTCAGCCAAGGGGTACTACCTGAAAGTAGAGGATGTCCCTTCTGCAGACGGCCAACCCGGTCTTGCAGAGCTTTTAGGGTTCAATTCTGAAGACACTGTATCTCGCACAAAAGCTATTCCAAAAGTCAATGAATACAGAAGAAAGCTTGGTGCTCTAGAAGACAAGAAACTTCTCAAGGAAGCAATTGTAGCGATACCTTATGTTATAGATGAGGAGTCTGAAAACGAGGTTAGATTTGTTAACTTTGCTAGAACACCGGGATCTTACTATGTGCAAGCGAGAGACAATGTTGATAAAATAAAAAGAGAACTTGATTTGATGACAATATCAAGTCACATCAGCACCTTAGAAGAATACAGAGAACTGCTAAGAAGATACGAAGTAAAATCTCAAACTTATATGTCTGACTCCCCTGTTAACGCTATAGAATATCAGTTGTTTATGATGGATGAGTATATACTACCACCTCAACTGGATTTTCTTGTATCAGGCACTGACCCATATATGATGTATTTCTTCCAGTTTAAAGCCTCAATGGATTCTAGTGACTTAGCTAATGTTTGGCAAAATCTCTACCCGTCGTCAAGCAGTAGCACAGCAAAGCCCAGGTACTCTTATCCGAATAAAGAATTTGAAGGAAGAATAACGCCGCACAATGATGTATCCTATGTTAGTCACTATCTCAACACAGAAAAACTAAATGGCAGAACTTTGAGCCCTGTACACAATACTGACAACTTGTTCTCCCCAATCGGTGATAAAAATAAGACTAGGTGGTTAGTTTTCAAAGTTAAGCAACGGGGCATAGCTAACTTAGAGAAAATACGACAGCGTTCAATTGATCCTCGAGAGTCTAATTTCAGAAGCCCGATTGAATACTTAAGAGAAAGTAAAAACTCTAGGAATCCTGCAGGAATTCCTAAGGATTTACCCGGGCTGAATGATCTTGCGCACTCTAAACTGCAGTTTAACTGGCCATATGATTACTTTTCCTTCGTAGAACTAGTTAAGTTAGACGCTAAAATAGACCTATACAATTACATAGAATGATAAAAAAAGAGGAAATCTAATGGCTTTTTTTGATAAAAAACAAGAAGTTATAGACATACAACTAACGCAATTTGGTAAGAATCTTTTGTCCAGAGGGAGCTTCAAACCAGTCTATTATTGTTTCTTCGACGATGATATTACTTACAATGCATCAGCTGCAAATATTTTAGAAAAACAAAACAGGTCACAAGAAAGACTGAAAGAAGCTCAAAGGCCTCGCACTCAGTATTCAGTCACGTCCCTAGAAGAGACCTATGATCAACTAACGGAAATGATTGAAACCGGCGAAGCCGTGGTATTTAATGAGATAAAAAGAACACAAGACATAGAAAACTCTGAAAAAATGCTCAAATACCAACTGCAGAATACCATTCTCTCTTCTCAGTTGGCTCCTCAGTTGCAAATCGACGCGTTACAGTGTAAAATAACAAGCTCATCAAATTCCACAACATCGAAAGGCATAACTAAAAGTATACCACAGTTAAATTTTTCAGCTAGTTATACCTTAAAGAGGGATGACTCTCAAGAAAATGACATAGAGTTTTTTGCAGTTGATTCTGAATATTATATAGATCTTACTTCTGACGAAATACGGTTCTTGAACGATTCAAAAATCACCGTCGAGCGCGAAGATATAATTTTAGATGTGACAGAACTAAATTCATCCCATGCAGTGAACCAATTTGAAGTGGAGGTTTTTGAGATTGTAGAATCAGGTACTGACAAACACCTAGTAAACCTTGACACAGAAGAGAAGATATTTAAATATTTTGATATACTCGTCGATGGAGAGATTAACAGAGGCATAAGAGAATCATCAGAAAACCGCCGCACCACCGAAAGAAGGAGGACTGAGTAATGCCCGTCCGAGAGTCTTACCTTCAGGAGGTTATACCTAAGTTTACAATAAATAAGATTTTTGTAGATAACAGAAAAGTAAGCTTCAAGTGCTCATTAAAACGCCCAGCAAGTTTTGATTTTTCTTCTTGGAATGGCATAGCCGGCATAAATTTAATAAAATATTTAGATTTTCATATAGTTCTGTTACAAGGCGACCCGGGTATTTTTTCTAGAAATATATACTATGCACAGAACAGGGTTAATTTTTTAACCCAAAACCGCCGGTGCCTAGTCGACTGGGAGATGACTCTTAAGGGGCCAAGTTATGGCCTAAACGGTCACACTAAAATCAATATGCTCGAGCTGCTCCAGAGTGACTCTGCCACGCGAGACCCTTTAACTGCCGGCGAAATCCCTCACATTATAGGAACTGATAACCACTTATCGCATAACATGTCTTTTGATGTAACTGTTGACTGCCGACAGGATGTTTTTGACCCGGAGCGACCAGAAGCTTCTAACGCTCCTTTACACGCCTTCGCGTTCTGTCAACTTGATATAAAGTCTTTAAGTGAAGATTTTATGATGCATGAATTTGTTGGCAGCTTAACCAAGATCGGTGGGCCCCTAGTTTATGAGCAGGTCCTAGTCAAAGAAGGTAACAGGTTGGTTGCCCCAAAAACAAGATCAGTATTCACTCTGTCATCAGGCGAGTACTATTCGGGCCCAACACACTATCATTCCCCAGCCTCCCCCGGACCATCCGGCTACATAGGTTGGATGACAGGTCCTTTCGGGCATGATATGAGCGACCGGTCACAATTAACAATGAGAACTGTTCGAAATACGAAAGTTTCATCAAACTTTTTCATAGAAAGGAGCATCAGTTTCGAGTTTGATGGATACACTTCATCGCAATCCGGATTCTTTGGAAACGAGAGTAGGTCGGCATCACCATATGGGAACCTGACATTAGGCCCAGATCTGCTAAGTAATCTCTTGTCTGACACTGGCATCTCTCTGCTTGCTGATCCTCGAGCCAGGTATGCAAAAATATCAAAATTAGATAATAGAGTGCTTAAAGAGTTAGTAATAAATTCTCAAAAAAACCAAAACCCCAATCTCTTTGATTGCTCAGTAGACCCGGAAGACTTATTCTCAATTGTTCCTGGTGGGGACGCCGGCCGCGGCCACTATCTTAGTGTGTTTCTGTTAAACTTTGAGCAACTAATAAGATCAAATTCTAAGTTTGGGTATCTACTCGATTTCCATAGAGAGGAAGTAAACAATCCGACGGGCGTTGCCAATCAGGCTTTATCCCAGCAATTTATTGACCAAGTTCTAGGTTACTCTTTTATCTGGCAAATGAAAGCTCACAGAAAAAGAATCACTAACGACGCAGTCGGCAATAACAGAGCTACAACTAGTGCTTTCGAAAATTATGATACAGACCAGGTAGAGAAATATCTAACATCTCTTAACTTAGACAACCAATATACAGGTGAGTCACAGCTTTACCAAATTGACGATGTAGCTTCTTTAGAGATCATAGATGATAGAATAAATTCTCCCCATGGCGTTAAGAAATCTTTCAGTTTAAAAGACTACGACTTATTCAGCAGCCATTCTTTTGGAAAATTTGAATATAGTATGGAAATAGAAACCGAAGATGGAATTAGACTATATTTAATAATGCTACATGATGATTTCCGCGCACACATAGACAAATTCTCAAATCTTATAAAACAAGCTTCGCAACCTTATTTAGACCCTGCTCACTCGGGGTACTTTATAGGAAACCAATTTTCGGATCCAAATACAGAAGTAGAAGCTCAAGGTAATTATAACTTTCATTTAAATGATTTTACTCCAGAATATAAAGCAGCCACATCACCCGGAGGCCGGCGCATCGAGTTTTTCAATGTAGTTCGATATTTATCAGAACTATACAACATGGTAGTGTACACTCTCACAAAGAAAGGGGCTTCGAGACCAATAGAGGATTTTACTCACGCACTCATGCCAGCAACAGGAACACTAGATAATATGACATTTTTTCTAAACTTGTGCCTGCGACTACAGGAGCGCTTCCGCGAAATGATTTTTGAAAAAGATGCAGATGAAAACATGACTGGTATTTTTGGGGAAACAACTCTTGCACGACACCGAAGCTTAAGCCTGGGTAGCGCAAAAAAGAATGTATCAAAAAACTCAGAATATCCAAATCGCTATATTCGAATCAAGTCAAGAACAAATTCACGCGTGGACGCGTCGTCAAAATTTAAAGTTTTATTTGAAGCTTCACCTCCACTAAATCCGGATATCTTAAATAATATTGGCCGCGGCTCAATACAGCTTCTACCAGATTCTACTGTTAGGATCCCAAGTGAATTTTTTATTCTCTCTGCAGACCAGATTGTTTCCGAACCCGGGCTCATAGATCTTTTTCCAGGCGCGCCACTTCCTCCTCCCACATTCAATAGGAGGCACATCGCTGGCATAGACTTGAACGACCCAGCCGGAAGCGCTGTGGCGGCTTCAAAGGTTGCTGCTGCTGTTGAGGCAGTTAAGACGGGCACTGGACATTACCAGTCTCGCCCCGGAGAAATCTCCTTAAGAGAGTTTGATGAGTTACTTTACAACTCCGGCGCCACTTTTGGCTCTGTTCTCTCAAAGGTAACGAATATCTCACAGAGCGATGCAGCCGAGTCCAAACTCAAAGGAGAAGTATTGGATGCTGATTTGCAAACTTCTGTTTTCAACTCAATAATCACTGCAAAAGACGGGAAGGAATTTGAGAATCAAATGGAAGAGAAATTCAAAGATATGTTCCTAACCAAGAAGGCAATGGGATCCTTGTATAAGGCAGTCATGTTCACAATGACATCAGGCAAGCTTAATTCCCGAGCCAGGAACAAAACCACATACAGGGATAGGGTCACGTCTTCGAACAGCTCACAGGAGAAAAGCGCTAAGAATACTAGGAATTACAAAAGTAATCATGCTGGAGTCGGAACAGTTGTTACCGAACATAGGTATGACGGCACTAGTGGGTTGGATGGTACCTCAAAGCGTTCTGATTCTTCAACTAGCATAATCATTAAAAAAGTGACAACCGACTCTACTGGCGGCGCGCAGCTGGTAAACAGCATCGTAATAGACAAACAAGCCGACAATGATCACGCTGAAGTGTCCGGGCGCCTAGGGCAAATTAAATCTAGTATCGGCTCACGACTCGGCGGATACACAAGGTAGAAAGGTATTAAAAAGAAATGTCAAACATAGATAGAAACCCGTGTGAAGATTTACCGGAACCACAAGCAGAAAATGGCTGCCCAGACGGACTTGTTCCGGGCGCCGACGGCGGCTGCGTCGACGCCAACGGAGTAGGTTCACAGCCTTTGGAAACCCCCGCTGAACCACGACAACAAGAAGAAGAGTTTCCTGAAGCGCATCAGAGATCTGAATATCGTAACGCCGCGAACTCAGAAGAAAATGCCCCGTCTAGGGATGTTAATCCAGAATTCTCTACAGCCACAAGAGACTACACAACAGTTTTCAACGGTTCTTTTGCCAACTTTGACTCTATCACAGCGCTCAGTGATAGGTATGATACTCCGAATCACGCATCCAACTGGCTGAGTTATCAGCCAGAAAGCATTAAGCACACAGTTGACAAATTTAGAATGGCCATCTCGAATATGTGGCACAGGCTGCCCGATAACCCTCTAGCACCGCACCTATTAAACTCAATAGTTGGCGACCCGCGAAACCGCCACGCGTTTTTCAGCCCTGAGCAAAATCGCGACAATAACATACCAGGAGAAGGAAACGCAAATGTAGAGCCATACACTAGGATAATCCGTCTCGACGGTCGTCTAAATGAAGCGTTCTACAGCAAGACGCCAGTTAGAAATTCATCAGAGATAAAAGAAAAATTCAGATTTATTTTTCCAGAAAACTTAATATCATCGAACCCGGCTATTCCTGCGACGCCAATTAAATTTATCCCTCCGAATTCTGATATAACGAGGCTTCAATTTTTAGATGTTTATATGCATGGTAAGAGGTCAGAAAATTACGAAGACTTTAAGCAGAAGTTCAATGATAGGTCTTCAGAGCTTTACTCGCAAGGATCTATAGATTTTGATAAAGAGTTTTTGGATTACACCTATATCACACCTGCGGCTTTTTTTGAAAAAGAACTAGACGGGGTGCTTGTTTCCCCATCCCACAGCGCAGACTTGGAAGTAAAAATACAAAATGTTGAACCTATCACTGGTTTAGACTATGAATTAAATATACCAAGCGCGTATGAGTTTTATCAAGCAGCGATAACCAAGAGGCGAATTCCCAATATTGATGGACCTGCAGATATTCCTAATGAATTAGCTAACATAGAAAATTGGATTAATTCTGTCATGTCTGAATATCGAAACGCCATAGATATGAACTTGGAAAATAACAATTTAGGATTCAGCTCAAGCCAGTTTCACAAGTTTCCTTCCGACCGAGTAGCGCGCCTAGAAGAAGTAAATAAAGATATTAGAAAATTGGCTGAAAATTATGTAGAAATTAAAATTAAATCACGCCAAGGTGGCCACCTTAGTAGCATATTGCAGTCCAATAGAATGGATATTATTGCTTTAGAGTATCTAGCGCCTACACCCGGTACTTTCCTAGCAGAATATCTCAGGATTAATAGCACTTCAGCCGATCCGCGCCTAAGCCCAGAAGTCCGGGCCGCTTTTGCAGGCCCTGTCCCTGCACCAGGATACGCTCGCGGCGAAAGGTTACAGCCGAGCCCAGCTCCAGCTCCAGCACCAGTAGACGACTTGCCAGATCCGCAAGTTCCATATGCCATCGACGACGGCCAACGCGTAACGCGAATTCTAGATGATGAATTTATTGGCACTAATGATAACCCCACAGTCAGCCTTACTAGGAATGATAAAGTTAGAAACAATGTTCCGACTACCATATACAAAAACTTCGACAAACTAATCCACACGTTAGCTGAAGAGGCTGATGTCTCTCCTCAGTCTAGAAACATAGAAGACTACCCGCTGCACTACGCGGGTTGGGACAACACAGAGATACTAAGAATAGAAGAAGCTATAAGCTCACAAATCTTCTTAACTCAATTAAATTTAGCCTGCCGCGAACATGAGTTGCAAAGATCTTTTGCAGACATACTTTATGGAAGAAAAGCATACTCCGAAACGATTGGCTATAAGATAGAGAAATATAGGATATCTAAGAGGGTAACCCAAAGTCAAGAAAGCGGCGAAACACAGACAACAGAAAATGAAATGTTAATACAAACTTTCTTGTTGATGGACAACAACTCTATTGACAGAATTAATTTTATAGACTCTCAGATTCTTCCAAATCAAGAATACGTTTATAAAATTTTCACTATGAACCTGGTGATAGGAAACAAGTACAACTACAGTGAAGAGGAATCTGAATTTTATTTTTCTAACCCTCGATTTCAAAGCGCTATCAACCCCTTTAGGAATTGTTTTGACCTCTCTGTGACATCGGACAGAATGATCTTATTGAACTGCGCCCCATTTTTCGAGAAAAAAGTATCGACCAAAGATAGGCCGCCTATCACCCCACAGGTTAATTTTCTCCCCTTCAATGGAATCGAAGATCGATATAATATATTGATGGATACAAACTATGGAGAAAGATTAGAACGGCCTATAATCATAAAGCGAGATGACAGAAGAGAAATATCTAGAATGCACAAAGCTGAAACCCTATCCCAAGGCAAGAACCTCTTATACAGAAGTGATTCCCTGCCTGAGCACTTTGAGATATTTCAAATTGATTTCGAGCCAAAGAGTTACAGAGATTTTGAATTTGGCCTAAACTATAAAATACCAGCGACTGGAAAGACCGGGCTTTTTAAACTAGAAGTTGAACCAAATAAGTTTTACTACTACACATTCCGCGCGCACGATTCAGGGGGTATGTCAAACCCAACAGAAGTCTACCGCGTCAGGATGGTGAGTTACCAAAACGGAATATTCATGGAAATGGATACATACGAAATGTATCAAGAGCCAAGAAAAGCTAACATACAGTTCGAAAGGTTTATCCACATTAAGCCAAATTTTTCACAATCAACTGTTAATTTTTCACAAGTTTTAGAATCTATTGAAGCTGATAACTTTCCCAACCGTGTTCGTGAACAATTAGGCCTCAGAGAAGATAAAATAAATTCTATAGAATTTCAGAGATCAGCTCCGGATATAGAGAGGGTGTCACTAGGTAACACCCCCGACGCTGAAAATTTAATATGGGGCAAAAAGTTTAAAATTAGAGTTAAGTCTAAAGCTACTGGCAAAGCAGTGGATTTTAATATAAGTTTTACCTCAAAGAAATTGCCCAATAATGAAAGCGCTTGACCAAATGTACATGCGTTTATTTTAAAATATAAAAGGTTTATTTATTAAAAAAACACTATTTATTATTGATTTTAGTGAAGATTTTTCTTAAGGGAGTAGTTAAATGGCATTTTTAGATAATTCGGGCGATATTATATTAGACGCTGTCCTTACTGACGCCGGCCGTCAAAGGTTAGCAAGAGGTAACTTTAAGATAGTTAAATTCGCCCTAGGTGATGAAGAGGTTAATTATAAGATATTTAACGGGTCACACCCAAGTGGCTCAGCTTTCTATGATCTTGAGATTATGCAAACTCCGATATTGGAAGCTTTTACAAATAATACGTCAATGATGAAAAGCAAACTCATTAGCATGACTAGAAATAATATTCTTTATATGCCAATATTCAAAGTCGCTTATGACAGCGAGAACAAAACTAAGCAGGCTAATGCTTTTAACTTTGATGGCTATTTGGTATCAGCAGATTTAAACACCGAAAAGAACGGAATAGATCAGAACCTTCCGGCATTGGCGGAAGGTGTCTACCGCGGCCAAGGCGCAAATATTAACGGAGATGGAAACTCTCACATAGCTATTGACCAAGGCATAGACTCAAACGACGGAGGTATATCGTTCAAAACACAACTACCAGATGATTTAGTCGAAACAGCTTTTCTAGTTCGATGCGATCACCGGCTTTTGTCTCTGCACCAAGTAGGCCCTCAGGGCGGAGTACCAGCCACAACTACAGGACTACCAAACCAATTCATTGATGATGACGGCATAGCAATATATTATCTAACTCAAGGAGATGGAACAACCTGTGTAGAATCAGCTCCTCGAGCTGGCGAGCATATTAGCATGATTACTGATTCACGCCGCCGCTCAGGTCTAATTGGATCAGACGATAACAGAACCCGAGTTCAAATAAATGAAAAATTTGAAGGACCACTAGGTTCTATTTTGAGATTTTACCCTAGGACTTCGATGCATGTTCAGGCGAGTGACCAACTATTTAAAGAGATAGGGTCAGCAGGGACGAGTATTAATCTTACGTCAGCTGGAGCAGAAGATGATTTGATAACTCACTATCGTTATATTGATACTCTTATTAATGTTGTGGGCATCACTACTGGTTATTCAATAGATGTCCCAATAAGAATAATAAAGAAAGTTTAAAAGTTTAGGAGAACATAATGGCTAATACATTTTTTAAAAGCTTCGCAGAGTCAGATAGAACTAGCAGTAGAACTTTGCTGCACGAAGCGATACCAATAACAGGAACGATCGTTTCGGGTGCTTACACTAATACAGCCCGAACAGCACAGTTAAACGTGAAAGCTTTCACTCATGGGATGTTTAAGTCAGTTTATGATTACCCTTATTTAAGTTCTTCTGCAAATCAAATCTTTGATGTTTCCTATGGCATTTCTGCAAACAGTTGGGCTCAAATCGCTCCTAGTGCATCCGCAGTCATAACAGTCACTGATGGCGACGCGCTCCATGGACTGACAGCAGGACAAAAAATAACAATAACAAGCACTGATGGAACAGTTGTGGACTATTTCGTTTCAGATACCGCCGACGGACTCGCACACTTGGCGACCGTTGCAAACGGTGCAACTTTGGATAGTGGTGGGGTTACTGCTTCGCGCACTGTTGGCTCAACAAAAGGCATAGCAGTTGGGTTTGCCATGGCCACAGGCCTCTCAGCCGGAACAGACCAGGCAGAATTTTTAGGGCTCTTATCTGGCGCTATCAACCATGCCGACGGTCATGCCGGCAAGATAATTGTTGGAGCAGCTCCAGTCGCAGCAGACGGCAACCAGACAATGACCCTGACCCAACAGGCCGGCGGCGCCGCAGGCAACGTTACAATTACTGAGGATTTAGCAACTGCCACAGTGGTGGGGTTCCATAGTGGAATGGATAAAATAAACCAGAAAGATAAGAAGACCAATATGTACACGCAGATGGCTCAGATTCTTGCGGGCTTTGACACCGATGGTAAAGTTAGGCGCTTTGATGCTGATGGCAATTACAGCACTACAACAGATAAACATAACGAAGTTTTCTTCATGAATTTTTCTAGACTTTTAGTGAAAGACGAAATAAAGAAAGGAAGCTTTACTATGTCCCTAGGGACAGGCTCTGCCTGGGCGACCTCTCACAACGCAACAAGCACAATCACTGATGCTGCTGCAGCCACAAACTACAACGTGAATTCTCCAGCAGGGGAGTTTGGCTTGCTCAAGCATGGATCAACTAACGTTGGGCTCTTATATTATCAGGCAGGCATTGCAGTTTTAACAAGCTCTGTCTTGGGCGCCGAAGCAACAACCCAACTTAACTCACTACAAGACAAAACACCTAAAGTTGTTACCGGCTCAACAGTGGATGTCCTAGCAGATGGTTTTGCCCACAGGATAAAGAACCTATCATTCAATAATACTACTGAGTTGAACTCTACAATTTATTTTTGCAGAGCTAATCACAACGAGTTTAATTATAGTTCTAATCCAACATATTTAAGCGGTAGCAAAGTAGTTGTAAAATCCAATAATATTATGAACCCACCGCGATCATATGCAACAACTGTAGGTCTTTATTCCGCGGACAATGAGCTTCTGGCCGTAGCGAAACTATCTGAACCTCTCAGAAAAGATCCAACTAATGAGTTGACCTTGAGAGTCAGACTGGATTACTAAAAATGGGATACAAAAGGTTTGGCCCTGAAGACTTAGTCTACAGCACTCTGGTCGCCAAACCTGAGTATTATTTCTCTATTCAAAACGGATCCGTTTATAAAAATGATGAGATCCTACCTACAGGCGACTTCTCCAACAAAGAAAAACACATCTCTGACGGGCAAGTTAGTCTCCATGAAATAAATATAAACAGACCTGCAAACTCACTAGTAAAAGGGTTTATCGAAAAAGATACTACTCGCTATGCGTATAGGACTATAAGTACTAAAGTATTCGATGACGCCAGTCAATTTCAATATGGTAACATACTAACGCAAAGCTACCCGCTAAAAGCAGGCCTTTCTAGAATTTTTGTCCCAGCCGGCGTGGAATATAACGAACAGAATTTCAAAAACTTAGACAGCCCAACAATATCAGATAATAATAAGAAATATATTAGGGCCCTCCAGAATGTAATAGAGTCTCGAGAAACTCTAGGTCAGAATTTTACATATGGTTCAATGGGAACAAAGGCAGTAAACATGGTTTGTGTCCCAGCAATATTCTACGGTTCAACAATAGATAAAGGCTCAGTAGAATTAAACTACTATATTAGTGGCACTTTAAACTCTCAGCTAAAAGATGTCAATAAAGATGGTATTCTAGTTGAAACAACCGGTTCATCCGTTGGGTCTACTGCTGGCATTGCCCTATATGAGCAAGGGATATTTTTACTAACAGGGTCTTGGTCACAGCATCACAGCTATCAAGACAAGTTTCTTTCCGCGGCCAATACTTCTCCAAACTGGCTATCGTTTGGCACCGGCCTTGCCCAAGTCGGAACAGCATTAGCACATCAAACCGTCTTATCCTCATCTTATTCCATCAAATTTAAAGGTACTAATAAAATACCTACATTAACAATGTTGGCCACCGCAGAAAAAGGTCGTTATAGTTACTCAAATAACCCAACATTCTTAGAGGAAACCACAAAACAAGCAGCTGCAAGCAACTCTCGTTATCTTGAACCTGAGCGCAAAATCAAAAATATCGTCAACTCTAACTTGGAAAACCATAGTGCGTCGTTTGACAACATTACTTACATTTCTAAGGTTGGAATATACGATGAGAACAAGAATCTGATTGCAATTGCATCGCTTGCAAACCCTATCAAAAAAACCAGAAGTCGAGATTATATGATAAAAATGCGTCTAGACTTTTGAGATGGAAATACAAAAAAAGTATAAACTTCTCGTCATCCGCGCAAAGTTTTTGAAACAATCTCTCGAGGTTACAAACGAGATATTTGATCTAGCGACATCAGAATTCATGGCAGAAGTCTCTAGTCGGACAATAGTAGAGAGTCCGCCACCACCACCAGAAAGCCAACCAGAAAAAGTATACCATGGATCTCAGAATTCAGAAGATGATATCCTTCCGATTGAAAAAGAACAAAAAGATAATAATTTAAAAACAGTTTTCCGGAAGATTGCAACACAGGTCCACCCGGACAAGTTGTCAAATAAATCTGAATTTGAAAAAGAGTATAAGAATATTTTATTTGAAAAAGCTCGTTTATCCTTTGAAACAAACGATTATCATGGTATAGTCGAGGTAGCAGAAGAGTTGGGAATCAAGCCACCACCCCCAACTCAACAGCAAGTTGAAATGATGAAGGCTACGAACAACCACATGGAAAAAGAAATAAATACAATAAAAAGCTCGATTGTATGGAACTGGTACCACGGCAATGACGACGCAAGAAGTTTATTATTAGGAAAGTATATCGAAGCAATAAGGAAAAATAATGATTCTCGGACTTGATATCTCAACATCTATCACTGGTGCTACAGTGATCGAAGATGGAAAAGTATTAGAGAGTGTATATTGGGACACCAGAAACAAAAAGCATTTCCCGACCCTATACGATAAAGCCGACTTATTAAGAAAAAACTTATTGACTATTAAGACAAACTATGATATAACTAATATATTCGTAGAACAATCCCTGCAATCATTTCGATCAGGATTCTCGTCTGCGCAGACTCTATCTACTCTGTCCCGCTTCAACGGTATCGTGTCGTGGCTTTGCTATGAAAATTTTGAAATCCAACCTGAGATGGTCGCAGCCACAACAGCGCGCAAGAAAGCTGGAGTAGGTATAAAGCGAGGCGATAATGCCAAAGAAAAAGTTCTTCAATTTGTACTTGACAAATACCCCAATATTGAGATATTATATACAAAGCATGGAAATCCCAAGCCCGGGATGTATGATCTGTGCGACAGTATTATAATAGCACTAGCGGGAGAAGAGATTGTCAGACAAGGCACAAATACTTAAGAAAGCCCTCGGGCCCCATTGGGTCTCTGGAGAAGAGCTACTATTTCAGTGCCCAAAGTGCACTCATGATAAACTTAAGATGTCTGTAAACATTGACAAAAATGCTTTCAAGTGTTGGGTTTGTGATTTTTCAGGAAACAAGATCTCGTATTTAATCAGCAAATTCGCGCCTGAGTACTATAGCGAGTGGTCTAATATTGCAGATGAAGTTGACTTGTCTCAATACGAGTTTATTTTTGAAGAACCTGACGAAGCGCCCGACATCGCGATTAACCTGCCGGAAGAATTTAAAACTCTTACCGGAGAAAAGGGAAAAGAAAAAAAGAAAGCTTTAGAGTACCTTTACTCTAGAGGCATCACCGATATCGACATTCTAAAATGGAAGATTGGCTTTTGCGATTATGGAGAGTATGAAGGCAGGATTATTGTTCCCTCATTTAACCTCCACGGCCGAGTCAATTACTTTGTCTCTAGGACATATAGAGAAGACTGGATGAAATATAAGAATCCCAAAGTCAGCAAAAACATTATCTTTAACGACTTAAACATAGATTGGGAAGCTGATATAGTAATTGTTGAGGGGGTGTTCGATGCTATAAGGCATAAAAATGCAATACCCCTTCTAGGTTCGACTCTAAGAGAAGACCACAAGCTGTTTCAGAAAATTTGTAGGAACAAGTCAGAGATATACTTAGCCCTCGACGATGATGCGAAAGACAAGGAATTGGTTATCTCGAAGAGGTTCAAGGAATACGGCATACTTAGCAAGACAATTAAAATTTCGCCATATACAGACGCTGCCGAAATTCCTAAGATCGAGTTTCTCGACAGGAAAATAAATGCGGAGCTTATTGCAGAAATTGACTATTTAAGATATAAACTTAACTTTTGAGGCTATAAAATGGAAATTACAAAAAGAAGATTAAAACAACTTATCTCAGAAGAGATGAACCACCTCGCATCCACCGGTGACATCACAGCCTTGACTGAGTCTGAAAAGATGGTGTTTGAGATCATACTCGAAAAGCTCACCCCAAAGCAGCTACAAGACTTCGGCCTTAAAAAAACTTCTTGACAAATCCCTCCTAGTATTATATACTTTATAAAATAGCACTGGAGAATAAATGAGATTTGCTCATATCGCGGATACCCATATCCGAAACCTAAAATATCACTTTGAATATCGCGAGGTATTTAAACAATTATACAAATCACTAAAAGAAGAGAATGTAGATTATATCATTCACTGCGGAGATATCGCACACACAAAGACACAGATCTCGCCAGAGTTCGTTGATCTTTGCCGTGAGTTCTTTGAGGAACTGTCTGCAATCGCCCCAACTTATATTATATTGGGAAACCACGATGGTAATTTACGCAATGGAAGCAGGCAGGATGCACTGTCGCCAATTGTTAGAGCGATTAATTCCCCAAGGCTTACACTAATTAAGAATGCAGGAGAAGTCAAAATAGATGACAACTTCTGTTTGAACGTTCTTTCTGTTTTTGATGAGGACAATTGGGTAGCACCAACAGACAAGTCGGCAATAAATATCGCTCTTTATCACGGAGCGATTGATAAATCAAAAACAGATAGCAACTGGACACTAGGGGGTGATCATGATATTAGCATCTTTGACGATTTTGACTTTGGTTTTCTTGGAGATATCCACAAGACCCAACAACTAGATAAAGAAGGGAGGGTTTGGTATGCTGGTTCTACCGTTCAACAAAATTTTGGTGAGTCACTGGATAAAGGTTATCTCCTATGGGATATTGAAGATAGAGATAATTTTACCAACAGGCTCATTACCTTTGACAATCCAAAGCCTTTCGTTACTCTTGCCCTAACTAAGAACGGAAACCTCCCAAGAAAGAAGCCTCCCGAAGGCGCCCGGCTTCGTATTGTTTCGGATGAGAATGTCACACTGGATAAGGTCCGCAAGGCAGTGGATGTTGCAAAATATCGATATAGTCCAGAATCGGTAACTTACCTCAACCGGGCCGCCGGCAAACAGATCACAGTGAAGGCACCAGAAGGCATGAAACAAGAGGACCTTCGCGATCTTAAAACGCAAGAATCCCTCATGGAGGAGTATCTTAAAGAATTCGAAGTGACAGATACGGTAATGAAGAAGGTGTACGACCTAAATAAGAAGTATAACGTCCAAGTAGAAGAGAACGAAGATGTTATGCGAAACGTGCACTGGTCATTGCAGTCTTTAGAGTGGGACAACCTATTCAATTATGGAGAAGGGAATAGCATTGACTTTACAAAGCTGGAAGGTATTGTCGGTATATTTGGCAAGAACTACTCAGGTAAGTCTTCAATTGTTGATACCTTGTTATATTCTTTATACAATTCAACTTCAAAATCGATCAGAAAGAACCTCAATATCATCAACCAGAATATGTCTGATTGTAAAGCCACAGCGACAATAAAGATAGATGATACAGATTATATAGTAGAAAGAGTCTCAGAGAAGTATACCAAGCGCCTGAAGGGCGTAGAGACCAAAGAAGCTAGCACTGACCTGGAATTCTTTAAAAGAGACTTGACGGGCAATACTGAGGGCTTAAACGGAACATCAAGGCAAGACACAGATAAGAACGTTAGAAAGTACTTTGGGACCATTCAAGACTTTTTGACCACATCGATGGCTAGCCAGTTAGATTCTTTGTCGTTTGTTAATGAAGGTTCGACCAAAAGAAAAGAATTCTTAGCTAAGTTTTTAGATCTTGAGATTTTTGATAAGAAATTTAAATTAGCTAAAGAAGAATCAGCAGTCACCAAAGCAGCTTTGCGCCGCCTAGAAGGCATTGATTTCGAAACAGAGATTACATCTCTTAAGAAGGATATTGTAAACAGTGAGCTTGGAATAGAATCGAACAAGGCTAACTGCCTATCCCTTAAGCAAGAAAAACAAGAAAGTAACACTAGACTTAATGAGATAATTCTCAAGATAGAATCAGTACCAGCAGAAATTATAGACCCAGTTTTAACGTCAAGAAAGATTTCTGGAAAGAAAGAGAGTATCCTAAGAGAAACCTCCAGGAAGACGGAAGCAATAAAGGAATTAAAACTGAGTGAAGAGAAGTTCGAAAAGATTGCGTCATTTCTTTCCCAGTTCGATATTGCCTCTTACGAGAAAAAGAAAGAAGCTATTGACACCAAGAAGACAGAACTATCGTCTCTTCTCAAGGAGATGGAGTCAGAATCTTCTTTAAAAGAAAATTACATGCAAAAGCAGAGGCTCTTGTCAGAAGTTCCGTGTGGCTCAGAATACCCGTCTTGTAAGTTTATAAGAGATGCACACTCAGCGGGGAGTCTTATTCAAATAACAGAAGACAAGGTATCCCACTGTGCGTCATCCATCAACGCGCTTGGTGCTCAACTCAGTGGCCTTGAGCCTGAAAGGGTATCAGAGCATATTGAAAAATACAACCTCTTAGTCGATAAGAGGAACACCCTTGCAACATCGATTGCAACTAGCAAGTTAGCGATCGAGAAGGCTGATAGCTTGCTGTTTAAGGAGCAAGTAGAACTAGAACAGCTTCAAGTTAAAAATACAGAATATGAACAAAACCGGGATGCAATTGAGAATTTGAAAGAATTGCTAGTTCTGAGAGACAATACCCAGGCAGAAATCAAAGATTTTGAATCTGAGCTTGAAACCTGTGAGAGTAAAATCCTAAACCTGCACAAGAAGCAGGGATCGCTAGAACAAAAGCTCCGCCATATTGAAGAGCAAAAGTCAGAATATGAATGTCTTAAAGACGACTTTGCGGCATATCACCTACTCATGACTTGTTGTCATCCGAACGGCGTCTCCTACGAGATCATCAAAAGGAGGCTTCCATATATTAATCAAGAGATCGCCAAGATACTTACAAATATTGTAGAGTTCGAAGTGTTTATTACAAACAATGAAGATAAGCTTGATATATTTATTAAACACGCAAAACATGAGCCCCGACCCCTAGAGATGGGCTCCGGAGCTGAGAAGACAATTGCATCGATGGCCATCCGCCTAGCTTTTTTAACTGTGTCCAGTTTACCAAAGTCGGACCTATTTATATTAGACGAGCCTGGTACCGCATTGGATGAGGAGAACATGGAAGGCTTTGTCCGAATTCTTGATATGATTAAGGGATACTTCAAAACTGTCTTACTCATATCTCATTTAGACGGACTCAAGGACTGCGTCGATATGCAAATAAACATTGAGCGAAAAGATGGCTTCGCTCACGTAAACATCTAGGAGGACAAGATGGTGGCACAAATTAAGGCGTTTGCCGATAAATATACAGAAAGGTTTATATCTAGAAAGTTCCTGGCATGGTTGACAGCCACAGGCCTATGTGCGTATGGCACAGTTACCAGTGATAATTGGACAGCGATAACTTTAGCTTACATTGGTACCCAAGCCTTGGTCGACATGGCAGTCAAATGGAAGCACGGCCCAACCGGGGAATAATACCGATGCAATGGATAGTTATGAAAGAGGCCTTCGGCAAGATTTGGCTTTGGCTGAAGACTTACTGGCAAGTACCATTGGCACTTATATGGTCAGTAGTCGTTTACTTGTTTGCAAAAAGAAACTCAGACGCCCTAGTCGATGTCTTGGCTGCCAAGAAAGATTCTTATGATAAACAAATAAAAGAATTAAAAAAAAGACACAATAATGAGATCATAGAAAGAGATAAGTTAATAGCAGATTACCATGAAGCAGTCATTATGATTGAAGAGAAATTCAAAGAAAAAGAGAAGAAGCTAAGTACAAAAGAGAAGAAGAGAATAAAAGAAATTGTTAAAAAGTCAAAAGGAGAACCAGATGTTATTCGCGCTGAAATTGAAAAGAGCTTTGGCTTTACTTTTATTGATTAGTTTCTTTCCCTGTTCTGTTCTTGCCAACCCGGAAAATGGAAGATTTTCTAGAGTCCTCAAGGGTGAGGTGACACATTTTGATGCTTGGTGTTTCGACGATGTCGCGACGGCCAAAATACAAGCAACATCTGAATTCGCTCGGGCCCGTTGCGATCTAGAAGTCGACCAAGCTTTAGAGAGGGAAAGGGCTAAATACTCACTAGATATTAAAAACCTAAATCTTAGGATACTGACGATAGAGGAAGAGAGTGCAAACATTTTAGCGATTAAGAATGAGGAAATTGAAAGACTAGAGACTGCAGCCTTGAAGCGACCAAATGATTATAGTCATTACTGGGCCCTCGGTGGCGTTGCCACAGGTAGTGCTTTGACTGTTCTTCTTGTTTTTCTGGTGAAATAAAATGATTATAGATAAAGACCATCTTAAAAAAGTAGGCCTAGGTTATTTTGAACACATGATGTTCGCTTTCAATGTCAGTAAGCGCCTTTTACTAGGCTCAGTGTTCTTCTTGATCCACGGCACAATACCAACTGTGCAATTTGAGGAGCACAACATGGAAGCTATGATAGAATATTTAAGGAAGTTACATGAAGAAAGATCTAAATGAAATAGCAAAATACGAAAAAGCGATAAAAGAAAAGTATGGCAAAGAAGCCATTCAAAATCCAAAACAAAACTGGACAGAAGAGAAAGAAAAGAAATATTTACAGCACTTAAAGGATTTCTATAAGAATAGCAAACATGCCGGTAAGGTCTCGTCGTGTAATGGTTTCGACGTAATAAACAAGAAGAAGTCAAAGAGCGAACCTAGAGTCTGCCCAGTTTGTCACTCATATTCTCATAAAAATCGCGACGATCTTTACATGAGGAAGTTCCAAGCATGTTTTGACTGTTACATACAATTCATCGAAGGCCGCGAAGAAAGATGGAATTCGGGCTGGAGACCAAACAAGTAACTATTTATATTACAAACTATTTATAGTAGAGGAATTTTACACATGGCTACAACTTTAGAAATTATTAACTGTATATCCCAGGTGATGGCAAACACATACGATGGCGCCCTTGATGAAAGCGGAGAACCAATTAAGATTGGCTTACGCAGAGAAGAGGGCAATCCGATGGTCGACCGCCGAGTGATGGATGGTTTTGGTTGTCACATCTCCGGAGACAGGCTTCACATCAAATACCACTCAGAAATACCACTCAAAGAAGTGCACTCGAATGGGTTTGAGAGTGAGATGGAATCAATGGTTGAGAGCGTCAAATCCTTTATTCAGAAAGAATATAAGAAGATTAAGAAGCAGGCCCTAGGCCTATCCGACCCCAGCGAAGTCGACGTCCTCGTAGAGTACGTGTCTCGTATCCGATGCAGCGTAAAAGTTCACAAATGTTACAAGATAGCTTCTCTAGAGTCTGAAAACAACATGCCTGAGAGTGAAGAGAAGCTAGACTCTGCAACTGAAAAGTGGCTAGCACTTGGTGGCTTGAAGAGTTAGTAGAATGGCTTTCTCTCTTTCTAAGAAAGAAATAATGAAAGAGATAGTCAAGTGTGGCAAAACACCTGATTATTTTATCAATACCTATGCGAAGATAACGCATCCCCAGAAAGGCTTAATACCTTTTCACCTTTACGACTTTCAAAAAGACCTTTTAGAGGATTTCGAAGATTATCGCTTCAACGTAATCCTAAAAGCACGCCAGTTAGGTATATCTACTATATCTGCTGCTTACGTGGCCTGGCTCATGATGTTTCATCGAGAGAAGAACGTATTAGTAATCGCCACAAAGTTCAGCACGGCGGCAAACCTTGTAAAGAAGGTGAAGGCCATTATTAGAAATTTACCAGAGTGGCTTAGAATCTCAAATGTTGACATTGATAATCGCACCAGCTTTGTCCTGTCAAATGGTTCCCAAATTAAAGCATCGTCTACGTCAGGAGATGCAGGTCGTTCAGAGGCTCTGTCACTACTCGTAATAGACGAAGCAGCACATGTCGAAGGTCTGGAAGAGTTGTGGATGGGCCTTTATCCTACACTGTCAACCGGCGGCCGCTGTATCGCTCTTTCTACCCCAAACGGCGTAGGAAACTGGTTCCACAAGGTTTATACTGAAGCCGAAAGCAATACTAACGATTTCCACCCGACTATGTTGCCATGGCAAGTACATCCAGATCGAGACCAGACTTGGTTTGAGAAAGAAACCAAAAACATGTCTAGAAGAGAAATAGCTCAAGAGTTAGAGTGTAATTTTAATATGTCCGGCGAAACAGTCTTTTCGGCGGAAGACATGGAAACATATTTGAACATGTGTAAAGAACCCAAATATAGAACCGGTCTCGATAGGAACTTATGGATATGGCAATCTCCAGAAGAAGGAGAGAGTTATTTTATATCAGCCGATGTCGCCCGCGGCGACGGCAAAGACTTTTCAACCGCGCTAGTTTTTAAATCCACTACCATGGAGATAGTAGCAGAGTACAAAGGCAAGATAACACCAGATCTTTTTGCTAAAATTTTATATGATACTGGTATAGAATATAGGAAAGCTCTTTTAGTGGTAGAAAACAACTCCGTCGGCTTTGCTGTATTGGACAAATTGAGAGAGGCATCCTACCCTAATCTGTACTATTCGGTTAAGTCAACTCACGAGTTTGTAGAAGAGTATCAAGCAGAAAACATGAGCAACGCTGTCGCAGGCTTTTCTATGACTTCAAAGACTCGCCCTTTGATCGTTGCAAAGATGGAAGAATTTATAAGAAACAACCTAATTAAGATATACTCGGCGCGCCTTTTAACGGAAATGAAGACCTTCGTTTGGAACCACGGCCGCGCAGAGGCTATGAGGTCTTATAATGATGACTTGATTATGGCATGTGCAGTCGGCTGCTGGATAAGGGATACTGCCCTAAGTTCAAATCAGAGAGACTTAGAATACAGCAAAGCGTTCTTGGGGTCAATAACGAAAACAAGTAACCACATGGATACACGAATCAATGGTATGATAGGGACAAGAAACATGAAATTAAATGACAAAATAAGAAAACATTCAAACACAGCAGAACAGTTTCCGTGGCTCTTTAAAGGATAGAAAATGGCATCAGAAAACAAAAATAACACTCGGAACCCTCAAAGTTTACTTTTTCGAAAGCTTACAAAACTTCTCTCCGGGCCCCTTACAAATTATAGAACTCAAACTAATCATCGTCTAAGAAGGATTGACCTTGATAAATATGCATCAAAGTTCACTTCTGCTAGCGGCAGAGACTTCAAGAAGACTGCATACAATCCTTATGACAATCTACAAGCTCAAGCCATGGCAAGCCAAGCAAGAACGGAGAGGTACGTAGATTTCGATCAGATGGAGTATACTCCGGAGATTGCATCTGCAATAGATATTTATGCAGACGAAATGACGACCCACAGCGGCCTGACTAAAGTGCTTAAAGTCCAATGCGACAATGAAGAAATAAAGCTTTTACTCGAATCATTATATCATGATGTTCTCAATATAGAGTATAACCTATTCTCGTGGTGCCGATCAATGTGTAAATTCGGAGACTTTTTCTTGTATCTAGACCTCGATGAGACACTGGGAGTCACTAGCGCGATTGGTCTACCAACAGCAGAAGTCGAACGCCTCGAAGGAGAAGACAAAGAGAACCCAAACTATGTCCAGTATCAGTGGAACTCAGCGGGTCTTACCTTTGAAAATTGGCAAATGGCCCATTTTAGGATTCTAGGAAACGACAAATATAACCCTTATGGGACTTCGATTCTTGAGCCCGCCCGGCGCATCTGGCGCCAACTTACTTTGTTAGAAGATGCAATGATGGCTTATCGAATTGTAAGATCCCCAGAGCGCCGAGTGTTCTATATCGATGTTGGCTCGATTGCTCCACAAGATGTAGAACAATATATGCAAAAAGCGATGACCCAGATGAAGAGAAACCAAGTGGTCGATACTGAGACAGGCCGGGTTGATTTGAGATATAATCCACTTTCGGTAGAGGAAGATTACTTTATCCCTGTCCGCGGCGGCACTAGCGGAACGAAAATAGAACCACTCGCAGGCGGAAAATATACAGGAGATATTGATGATGTTAAATACCTTAGGGATAAATTATTTTCAGCACTTAAAATTCCAGCGGCCTACCTTTCTTCTGACGGAGAGTCCGCGCAAGAAGACAAGACGACACTGGCTCAGAAGGACATTCGATTTGCAAGGACAGTCCAGCGCCTGCAAAGATCTGTTGTAACTGAACTAGAAAAAGTAGGAATCATTCACCTCTATACTTTAGGGTACCGCGATGAAGATTTGGTAAGTTTTACAGTCTCACTCAACAATCCTTCAAAGATTGCAGAGATGCAGGAACTGGAACATTGGAAGACAAAATTTGATATTGCGTCTTCTGCAACTGAAGGATTCTTCTCTAAACAATGGCTAGCCAAGAAACTGTTTGGGATGTCCGATGAAGAGTTTATCAGGAACCGACGAGAGATGTTCTACGATCGCAGATTCGAAGCAGCACTAGAGACAGCAGCAGAAGCAGAACAAGCAGCAGCCACTGCTCCTGGCGGCGACCTGGCAGGAGATATGGGCGAACCCGGTGGCATGGGCATGGCCGGCGCAGAGCCTGAACTGGGAGCCCCCACAGACGACATGGATTTGGGCGGAGGTGATGACCTAGGCGGAGGCGACCTAGGCGGTGATGCACCAGCTGGCCCAGAAGAGGGAGATCTCTTGGCAGCACCACCAGCTAAGAGAGACGACGCAAGGGGCAAGACTGCGAAACGAGAAGGTGGCAAGACCAAGACAACAACAGAAAAATCTCACGGTTGGTATGAGCCTCGTATGAATTGGGGATCCGGCGATAGAAGAAAGTCCTCCGGACCCAGAAAAAAGAACATGAACAGAGCAGCGGTCCCAGAAACCGGAACAAAGAGAAAAACCTTACCAGGAGCTTCTGAATTGTCTCAACTGGCCAGAGGCACCGGCGTTTACGAGAATCGTCTTACTAATTACTCTAGAGAAGAAGAAGAGCGCCTTTTGAAAAATCAAGAAGAGTTGAAAGTTTTGTTTGAAAATTTAGATTTAAAGAAGAGGAAAAACAAAGATGAGACTGAAGCATAATAAGAAGAGAAATACTGCATTTGTTTATGAAGCTTTGATTAGAGAACTAACCAGTTCAATTGTTAAGAACAACAAGAACAAGCAAACTAAGATAGTTTCAATAGTGAAAGAACACTTCAAGGAAGGGACAGAACTTAACAAGGAACTGAACCTTTACAAAAGTATCTATGAGACGAAAGATATAGAAAAAAACATAGCAGAAAAAATAGTAACTCAAGTAAAAGAAAAGTACTCTGAACTTAACAAGAAAGCTGTATTCTTGGAGCAATCTGCTTTAATCAGCAAGATCAACAAGACTCTTTCTAGGAAGCTTTTCACAAATTTTGTGCCAAATTATAAGAGTATTGCATCGGTTTACTCTATATTTCAAGATGCATTACCGGTCAAAGACCGCGTCCTGCTAGAGGAAAATATAATTCAGCAAATGTCCCAGTCCTGCGAAGCACCAGTAGAACAACAGGTGCCAGTTGATAATATTGTATATAACACTTTTGTAAGTAAGTTTAATGAAGAATACTCAGGCACTCTAAACGAGAATCAAAAAAGGCTATTAAATAAATATATTGCATCCTTTTCTGACAATGGTATCGAACTCAAATATTACCTAAGTGAAGAGATAGGCGAGCTGAAAGGTAAGCTGGAAATGTGTAAAAAAGACAAAGATGTAAAAGAAGATAATTCTTTAAAGGAAAAGATAAATAAGGTATACTCTATTTTAGATTCGTATAAAGAAAAAGAAGTAGATACAGACCTAATCGAAGTTGTGCTCAAAACTCAAGAGTTGGTAGATGAGATTGAACAAAAATGACATTATCAGTTGACATAAAAAAAGACCCAAGAATAGAGATAAAAGCTAGAAGAACCTTAGATGGAAACATATTGATATTTGACCACGAGGATATTGATATACTTTTATCTCCTGATAGCAGCAAGTGCATGACCTTCCCCAAAGAACAGATGAGCGATAAAGTGTACCAAGCTCAAGATAGAATGTTTCGCTACCTGGCTCGCAAAGGCATTGTCGAACACTCATCTATCCGCGGTGGAAACGTATATGGGTCTCTAGAAGCTAAATTACTTGAGTCTAAGACTCCGGGAATAGATTCTTTACAAGCCTGCCTGTATATGTTAAGCGAGTATCTTAGCACTGAAAAACCATTCTTCCGATCAGCTGAAGAATTCAATGACGACCGGCTAGACCACCTGCTCCACCCAGGAGATCAAGATTCTACTGAATTGGGCGATGTGCCGCAATCAGATAAGAAGGGATCCCACGGCCAAACCCGCGGCCCATATGGGTTCATGTACAACTATTCTTTGGTCAGAGAAAATAAGCAACAAGAGGAAGAATGCAGCTAATATATTTCTCTCTTGTTTGCGCAGGTCTCACACAAATTCTAGTATATGGAAAGATTTTTGATAAAATCAGGCCCACATCCGGATGGTTCGGTCAACTTTTATCTTGCCCTATGTGCACTGGTTTTTGGTCTGGAGTTATTTTGTGGGCCTTAAACGACTATACTAAACTATTTACTTTTGATTATTCTCCGGTCACCGGATTATTTTTAGGTTGTCTTGGTTCGCTAGTAAGTTACGTGTTTTCAGTTAGCTTTGACGATCACGGAATAAAATTTGATTATAACTGAGGAGTTACTATGCAATCTTTCGCAACTATAAGATGGATGATTCGACCCGTTGCTAACTGCTGTAAAGGATCGTAGATGACGCGGGTGGCCCCCGCGAGAAGAGAGGACGAAAATGAAGCTTATAAGAGAATATTACCAATTGTGTGATGGCGGCATATGCCAAGACCTTTTAACTGAAGCAGATAAAAAGTTTGTATCAGAAGGTGGCATGATGTTGTCCGGACTAATGCAATGTGCTGAAACCAAAAATGGTAACGGCCGCGTATACCCTCAGGCTATTCTTGAGAGAGAGGTTGAAAACTACGCCCGTCTAGTGCAAAACAATCGTGCCCTCGGCGAGCTAGACCACCCTGACAGCTCTGTCATCAATCTAGCAAACGCGTCCCACATGGTGACGAAAATATGGATGGAAGGTAAAGACTGTAAAGGAACAATAAGAGTGCTCGATACGCCGGCCGGCAAGACCCTTAGGACTCTAGTGGAATCCGGGGTACAATTGGGAATTTCTTCTCGAGGCATGGGCTCGGTTAAAGAAAGCAATGGTGTCACACTTGTCGAAGATGACTTTCAGTTAATTTGTTTCGACATGGTCTCTGACCCTTCGACTCCCGGAGCCTTTATGATGACAGAAGCAAGAGACCCTTCGAATATATTCACCCGCGGTGACAAGATAGACAGAGCCCTAAACAGCATATTATACAAATTCGAGAAGTAAATGAAGAAATCAGAACTAAAAGCGATTATTAAAGAGTGTGTAAAGGAAGCCCTTTTTGAAGAGGGTGTCTTATCAGAAATAATTGCGGAAGTTGCTTTCGGTTTAACCAAAGCGCAGACTATAATGGCAGAAGGTAACCAAACCCCAGCACCAAATCAGGTACCAGAAAAGAAGCTTCTCGAAGAAAGGGACAGTGCCCGTCGCAACAAGATACTCGAAACAAAAAAAAGAATGCTTGACGCGATTGGTTCTGAAAGCATGAAAGGGGTGTTTGAAGGGACCGAACCTTTAAGAGGAGGGGGAGACCCCCAAACATCAGGCGCACCAAGCCCAATGACCGGAATCAGCCCAAGCGACGCCGGCGTTGATATCAGCGGCCTGTTTAACTTAGCAGGAAACAAATGGAATATTCTAAAGTAAAGGAAATATAATGGGCAGAAGAACACCAGTGCACGTTGAGGTGTACATTAGAGATCAAGAGCAAATCGAAAAAATGATTAAAAAGTTTTCTAGAAAAGTTAAAAAGTCTGGAATCCTAGAAGAAGTAAGAGAGCGTCGTTACTATACAAAGCCTTCGGTCAAGCGTAGGCTCAAAAGATTAGAGAAAAAGAGGTTAGCAAAAAAAGCAACCGAAAAATATAAGAAGAAATTCGAAAATGAATATAATTAAAATATTGGAGAATCTCTAGAATGTCCGAGTTACCAAATTCCTTTCATACGCACCAAAGCTGGGGCAGAACGAGAAGCCCAAAAGGTTTGATTGCAGGACAAAGAACCAGCCCAGTGGTTGTTCTAGCTCATGGCGCCACACCTACTGGTGTTACTGCAACTGACGGAACTGCCGGATATGTCACGGAAAATCAAAGATACTTGTTTGTAACAGTGGATAATGACGGAACAGACGACCCGGGTCAAGATATTGAAGTCTGGGTCTATCTTCATGCAACAGGTATTTGGTCATTTTTTCAAATGATAAATTGTGATGCAATAACGCAGAATACAACTTACAAAATAGAGATAGCTGGTGTAGACAGGGTGGCCTTTGTTCGAGACACTGGGGCCTGGGCCGATGCACCAACTGCAGTTTACGCTTCGTGTAGCACTTTTTAGGAGATTATAATGGCACAATTTAAACATACTAGTTGGGGCAGAACGAGAAGCCCTAAGAATATCTTATCCTCTAATCGAGCAGGGATTAATAGCTCCGGCGCCGCTGCCACAGTCAACGCCGCGGCAGAATCTAGTGAGTGCCTTACAGAAAATCAAAGGTTTTTGCACATTACTGCTACGGCCGCAGGCAATGGCACTTTGGAAATTTGGGGATATATGCATGCAACAGGTGTCTGGGCACTAGTGGAGGCTGGCATCGCAACCTCGTCCACGCGCAAACATACAATAAAGGAAATTTCCGGAATCGATAAAGTTAAAATCAAGGCTGTGGCCCAAAATCTCACTGAACTTTGGCTAGCCTGTTCCACCTTCTAAAACACCCACCAAAACTTTTTCTCTCCGTTTAAAAGTTCCAAAACTATTTATTTAGAGAAACTACCATTATTTTGTTTTAAATACGTATTTTTAGGAGTTACAAAACATGTCAAGCCTATTAGAAAGAGCCATTATCGATGCAACAGCACTCAAAGAAGCGGCCCTAAAGAACGCTGAAAATCTGGTGATTGAAAAATATTCCCAAGAAGTCAAAAGTGCGATGCAGACTCTTCTTGAGGCTCCCGGCGATGACCCATTTGCAGAAGATGATCCCATGTCTGATGATTTAGGACTTGGCGCTGACCCAATGGCCGATGATCTTGGCCTCGAGTCTGACCCAATGGTTGATGACCTAGGCATGGAAGACCCAACAGAACCTGGAATGGAAGAGAACCCATATGAAGATTCCATTGTCGCTGATATTCCAGACGCGTTCGACCCAGACCTGGGAGATCCTGAAGACGAGATTATAGAGATAAAACTAGACTCCCTCAGAGCTGAGTTCCCAGAAGAGGAAGAGTTAGGTCTTGGCGCCGATAGTATTGGCATCGATATAGAAGATGACTTCGATACTTCACTAGCCGACAACGAAGTCGACTTAGACCTAAGCCCAAGAGTTGATCCTATCGATACTGCACCATCACAATCGCCTGACATCAACATTTCTCCTGAAATGGTGGCAGAAGTGCTAAGTGAGATGGGTATAGACGAGGAAATCGATATAGAAGAGATGGTAGAGGCTGTCAGAGTCGACTTTGAACCACAAAAGAGCGGCTGGGCCGGCACCCCCGAACCACTCATGAGAGAATATGAGTCAATGCTACTCGCTAGAGAGCAAGATAGCAAAGTAAAGGAAGAAAACGAAGAATTACGCAAAACAGTTGCTAATTTACAAAAAGAAAACAAGATTTTAGGATCTGCTGCCGAAAAATTAAAGGCACAGAACGATAAATACACAACAGCATTCGAGACTTTGCAAGAAAAGTTGGAAACCACAAATGTTTCTAACGCGAAGTTGCTGTATATTAACCGGGCTTTAGAGAATGCCTCCCTGAATGAGCGACAAAAACAAAAAATTGTTGAATCCATTTCCAAAGCCACAACAGTACAGGAAGCAAAGATAGTGTTTGATACACTCCACGAAACTGTCTCCTCTTCTTCTGCAGAAAAGAGAAAGAACAGCCTTAGTGAAGCAGTATCAAGACGATCAACGCTACTTGTCGCCGCTCGTGAAGAGCAAAAACAAACGGAAGCTAATCCAGCATTCGAAAGATTGCGAAAGTTAGCAGGACTTAAACAATAAACAATATTTTTGGAGGTATAATACAATGTCTGTATTACAAAAACTAACTGAAGGTGTTGTCCAGCGTAACGTTCAGAAAGAAGGTGAAGCACTACTTAACAAGTGGGAAGCTACAGGTCTTCTTCAGGGACTTAACGAAGGACAGCAGAGACAGGGCATGGCCGTCCTACTTGAAAATCAGGCCAAGGAACTTCTTCGCGAAGCTTCTTCTATGGCAGCTGGCGATGTCGAAGGCTTCGCAGCAGTTGCATTCCCAATCGTTCGTCGTGTATTCGGTGGATTGATTGCAAACGATCTCGTTAGCGTTCAGCCAATGAGTCTACCAAGTGGACTAATCTTCTTCTTGGATTTCACGCACGAGTCTTCAAGAGCTGGCCAAGGCGCCGGCTCATCATTGTACGGTGGCGGCATCGTAGGTAAGGAAATCGTTGATGGTGTTCAGGAAATCGAGCAGGGAGGCTTCTACGGCCTCGGCGCTGGATATGCTAACGCCAATTCAACGCATGACCTTGCTAATGCAAACCTTGGCGTCGCGAGACAGGCCGATCCTGAAAGCACTCAAGCACTCGACTACGACGCTGATCTTAAGGGCGAAGAAGTCATGCTTGGTACCGTAACCGCTGGTAGCCCAACCGCTGCACAGTTGTTGCAGTGCTCACCAAGAAATGTTGGCGCAATCGACATTCGACCAAAGGCAATCCCAACCATCGCAGCTACAGACGAAGGTTCCTTGATTGTTGACGATCGCTCTGGCGATATTGTTGTTACTTGCCAAGTAGACTCGGACGATCTGACCGATGCAGCCAAGGATCCTTTGGCTCTTCACGCTGTTGCTGGAAATACCCTCGTTGATAACAACGCTCTTGTTATCAAGGTCCGCCAGGTAAGAAGACTTACAAAACTTAAGACCAAAACCGGAAGCGAAGGTTTGAAGATTGTTACTGCTATTGAGAGAGTTGTATGGAAGCTGGTTTCTGTGCACCAAATCCCAGCCGCCGACGTCACCGCAGCTGGCATTACTATGGCCGCTGGAGAACAGACGGCCGCTCAGGCTCGTGAATTGGTAGCGCTTTCAACCGCAGTGAAGCTAAACTTGGCTTCAACTGTTACTGACGCTCTTGCAACCGATTTTGAGGCCACCACCATGTCGGTTCAGTTCCCTGTCCGCGACGATATCAACGCAGTTGGCCTCGGTGCCCTTCAGGCTGGTGCAATGCCACTTGAAGAGCCAAACCCCGCTTCAGCTGGAAACAGTTCTTCCGCTTCAAGAACTGGCAAGAACACTATGGCTGAGATCGACATCAAGGTTGACAGTATCGCTGTCACCGCACAGACCAAGAAGTTGAAGGCGAAGTGGTCCCCAGAATTGGGTCAAGACCTCAATGCTTATCACAACTTGGACGCAGAGGTTGAGCTTACTGGTATTCTTTCTGAGCAGATTGCTCTGGAAATTGACCGTGAACTTCTTGGAGAGCTTGTTTCTGGCGCCACCGCCGGCACTCGTTATTGGAGTCGCGCACCAGGTCTATTCGTTGACAGCTCTGGCGCAGAGATTGGTGCAAGTTCTGCAGCACCTGACTTCACTGGTACGGTCAGTGAGTGGTATGAGACACTCATTGAGACTATCAACGATGTTAGTGCTCAGATCCACAGAAAGACACTTCGCGGCGGCGCAAACTTCGTTGTTTGCTCCCCAGAAGTTGCAAACATCTTGGAATTCACCAGTGGCTTCCGCGCAAGCGTAACTGCTGACCAAGACCGCGGCACCATCGGTGCTGTTAAGTCTGGTAGCTTGAGTAAGAAGTTTGACGTATACGTCGACCCTTACTTCTTGCGTAACGTGTTGCTTGTTGGTCGTAAGGGTAGTAGCTTCCTCGAAAGTGGATTTGTCTACGCTCCATATGTGCCACTCCAGGTGACACCAACCATTTTCGGCACGGAAGACTTCGTGCCACGTAAGGGTGTCATGACCCGATACGCCAAGAAGATGGTTCGACCAGATATGTATGGTCTTGTCATTGTTCGCGGCCTCCTCGGTGAGGCAGGAGCAAAGGCCTAATATTTAATTCATTAGCGATTAAATGAACTTAGCCCCCGATCATTAATTTGGTCGGGGGTTTCGTTTTTTAAAGCACTAATTATTAGTGATTGTAATGAACTACCCAGTTTCATGACATGATTATAAATGGTAAAACCAATGGAGGGTTATAAATATGGGTACTAAAAGAATAGGTCTCGCGAGAGTCGAGGCACTAATGGAGAATTTGAAGAGGGAACTTGATTTAGGCGGGTCATCTCTTAAGGGAGTTAGAAATGCAGACGTTACAGTTCGTTCTGCTACAACTGCACACGATTTAACAGCAACCGCGTCGGATGCTACAATCGTATATACAGGCGCCCAAGCTGGTGCAATTACCTTGCCACAAGCCACTGCAGCTAATGCCGGCATGGTTATTAAGATTGTATTTGGTGCTAGTGCATCTGACACTGAATTCAAGCTAGGCTTTGCAGACGCCGGTTCTACAAAGATGATTGGAACTGTTTCTTTGTGCGATTTCGATTCGACCGCCACACCGGATCAAACCGCACTGGTCGCTGACGCAAAATGCATTGTTATCGACTCAGATGATAATGCACACGCCGGCGGAGCTGTTGGTTCGCATTATACTTTTACATACTATGGTGCAAATTTGGTGCACCTTTCTGGTGTAGGTGTCACCAGCGGCGGCACACCGGCGTTAACAGGTAACAGTGAATCCAGCGCAACTGGCATCTAATAAGATTTAACAAATCTTCTAAAACCCCCTTCCAATCCTGGTTGGGGGTTTTTTTATGTCCAAACTATTTACTTATGCTACCATTGAAAACAAAGGAGATATCATGGGTAAGAAAGCAAGAAAATTAAGAAGTCCAAAGTATAAGGCAAAAGCCGCGGCATTTAGAGAGAGCGTAGCAAAGCTCAACGGCCGCCAAGTTATAGATATGGGTATTGAAGAAGAAACTGAAGAAAGCACAATAGCTATCACTAACGAAGAGCCAAAAGAGGAAAGTATTGTCAAGGCGCCTACACCAGAGCCAGTCATAGCGAAAACTGTGCCAAACGCTCTAAAGCAAGCTACCACAACAGACACAGTGAAGCAGCCAGTAAAGAGTGAAACGCCGCCGGCTATTATAAAGAAACCTGCCACTAAGAAGACGGCAACAACGCGTAAGCGTAAGGCTACAAAAACAAAAGCAGTCTCTTAGGCTATTTAGTAGGCTCATAGACTAGTTATATTGATATATATTAACTTGCGAGGTCCTATGAATGTCTTTACCTACATTGACGCCAGCGAGCACGTTATCGGCTATAGTACTGCCTTCGACAGGTTCAGCACTTAAAGTTAACGAGACTCTACCTTATAAAATATACTCCGATTCATCGGGGCCCCTATACTCGACGCAGTTCTTAACAGGCGCCGCCGATCAGGTTTCTTATGTTTACAAGAAACTGGGAGGCGATGTGCTGGATATCGAACTAACGGAAGGGAATGTCTATGCAGCATATGAAGAGTCTGTATTGGAATATTCCTATCTTATAAACATCCACCAAGCCTCGAATATCCTGTCCGATGCACTAGGAAATACAACCGGCAGCTTTGATTCAAAAGGGAATATCCTGTCTGGAGAGTTAAGTTCTTCTCTAGGTGGTGACCATGTGGCACTGAAGTATCCTAAATTTGAATATGGCATGACCCGCCGAGTCGCCAACGGAATCGGCGCCGAAATCAGTATGAATTCCTCAGTGCAATATTCTGCTAGTTTTGGAATCACTACAGGTAAGCAGGATTATGATCTTCAGGCAATTTTAGAATCGCGCCTAAACCCAAGTGCAGGTGGCTCCATGACATTTTCAGACTCACCGGGCAACGGTGGCACCTTTACACTGGTTGACACAAACGGAAATACTAGAAAATTTCAATTTGATAGTTCAACCAGCACCTCAAAATACAACACTAGCCCAGTGATATTAGGAATAGATACTATTGATAACGAAGCTGCAGCCGCGGCAAAGGCAGAAGGAGTAGTAGACTTGATAGTCACAGCTGTCAACAGCGATACTCATCTCAAAATTACGGCGAAGGAAGACCCATCCGACGCGAAAAAGGTTATACTCACACAAGACAAGGGCGGCTCGGGAGGAAATACAACAATAACAAAATCATCGTCACATATGAATGATGCTACTATTGTTAGTTTTTCTGGCGGCTCGGACACTTACCCATATGGAAGCAAAATTGACGGTAAAAGAATCCTTGTCAAAAAAGTGTTCTACAAGACCCCGCACGCAATGTGGAGGTTCTTTGGGTATTATGGTGGCCTGAACGTTGTAGGGAACTTGAGCAATTATGGGCAGTTTTCAGACGACTCTACATTTCAGTTGGTACCCGCTTGGCAAAACAAGGCCCAAGCTATGGCTTTCGAAGATGCAATCTATACTAGGTTGTCTCACTATTCGTATGAGTTGAAAGATAACAAGATAAGACTCCACCCAAGACCATACAGTGGAGGCCCAGATAAGATGTGGATTGAGTTCTCTATTCCGGAAAATGTTTGGGATGGCGAAGATTCTTCTATAGACGGCGTGAATAACATGAACACCCTGCCCATCGGGAATTTACCCTTTCCAAGTATAAATTCAATTGGAAAGCAATGGATAAGACGCTTTGCACTGGCACTAAGCAAGGAGACGCTGGGACAAGTAAGGTCTAAGTTTAATTCAGTTCCGATTCCAGGTGAATCAGTAACCTTGAACGGTACTGCTCTTATCACCGAAGGAAAAGACGAACAAGAAAAACTGAGAGAAGAACTTAAAACAACCCTGGCAGAGATGACTTATATGAAATTGGCAGAGCAGGATGCTGCATTGCTAGAGAACAGCTCAAAAGTGCTGGAGAGAGTTCCAAACTATATATTTGTGGGGTAATGTTTGATGTCCGATGATAATAAGTGGTCTCAACCAGCTAGTCCTCCTCCTCCCTTGTTTACGGGGAAAAAAGAGAAAGATTTTGTAAAGCAAGTCAATGATGAGATCATTGAAAGAGTAGTTGGCCAAACGGTAGTGTATTACCCTGTCAGTTTGGAGCATACAAACTTTCACGATCTCTACGGCGAGGCAATTGAAAAGAACTTTCTAAATCCTGTTAGAGTCTATGCAATGGTCAAGTATGATTCGCAAGCAACGACCACGACTCCTCTGGGTATTGACCGTATAGAGAAAATATCAGTCGGTTTCCACAAAAGGCGCCTCACTGAAGACCAAGATCTTTTTGTTAGGGAAGGTGATTTTATACAATACGGAGAATATATGTATGAGATTGTGACGCTGGAAGAACCCAAGTGGCTCTTTGGCCAAGTCGAATCGCGATTTGAAATAGCAGCTACATGCATCAGAGCAAGAGAGGGTCTATTTGATGTCAGATGATTCATTAAGAGTCCACTTTGAAGGCTCCAGCATAGAGACCATCGATCGCTCCGTTTACAACTTTGTTTCAGGACTCCAATTGCAAGTAATGACGAACAAAGGGTTTAAACCAGTTCCTGTTATATGGGGCTCGGCAGAAAGAGCGTTCCAATCTAAAAATAACAAAGAAATTAGAGACAGTCAAGGAATGCTAGTTTTGCCTATCATTTCTATTAGAAGAAGTTCTTTCGATAAGTCAAGAGCATCTTCGGGTGTTTTTCAGGGCAATATTCCAGAAGTCGCTGATTCACGCGGCGGCGCTTTAAACATTAGCCGGGTATTGTACCAAAAGAAGACCATGCGCTTTGCAAATTCCGATGCACAAAGACTGTATGGTCAAAAGAATTATCCTTCACCAAATCCTAAAATAGTATATAAAACAATAAGTGTTCCAATGCCGGTTAATGTTGAGGTTACTTACGAGATAACACTTAGAACTGAATACCAACAACAAATGAACGACCTAGTGACTCCATTCGCCACAAAACCGGGCACAGTAAACTTCGTAAGACTAAAAGAGGCTTCTCATAAGTATGAAGGGTTCATCCAGGAGAATTATGCATCAAGTGACAACTTATCTGACTTTTCATCTGATGAACGAAAGTTTGAAACTAAAATATCACTCAAAGTTATTGGATACATAGTAGGAGAGGGCAAGAACAGAGACCGGCCAAGCTACACACTAAGAGAAAATATAGTAGAGGTTAAGATCCCAAGAGAAAGAATCTCCTTGGCAGAAATACCAGAGCACGAATTCGGCTCCTACTATGGTCTAGAAGGTGTTCCAGCAGATATTAAAGAAGCTTTCTTGAATGATGGTTACCATTTCAGCAACGTGCCGGCGGCTAGCTTTTTTAACACATCAGGTACAGGCGGCGGATCCTCGACTTCCGCAAACGTGGTCACAACAGATAATTTTTCAGAAGTTTTAAGTCAAAACATGATAGTAAGGGAAACTTTAAAAGACTCCACTAACACAACCCCTTCCAGTTTTACAGACTTTGCAACGTTATATTCGATCCGGGCAAATAGTGAGTCGGTGCTAGTGAATGGTGTGCTCCAGGCCGACGGGGCCCAAAAAGACTACACAGTTGTCGGCGGAAACACTATAAAATTCAACGAAAATGTCGAGCAATCTGATTTAATTGTAATTACCTATATAAAAGGCTAATTTTTTATGTTACTATGTTATTAGCATGGACAAACAAAAAAAGGAGCTAACATTCATGTCAAAGACAGCTAAGAAGAAAACAGAGACAACCTCTGCAACCACAACCACAGAGCAGGTTACGACTGCTACAACCACAGAACCACAGACTACAACAGCCGAAGAAGTAATTGAAGTCGAATGGGAAGAAGTACAGCATATTCATGAATTTCGCAACAAAATTGTAGATCTAGAAAACTATTTCTCCAATATGTGCCTGACCTATGAGAAGAATAAAGCGAATATCATGACGCAGATTGTTTATGGTCAAAACGACCTTTACAATATGGCACAATCCCTACAAAAGTCAAAAAACATTGACGAAGGTCTTACATATGAACTTAAACTTCCTAGCTCAACAGGAGAAAAGGGTTATTTTCTCAGAAAAGATGACTAGTATTAGATAATCTGCCTCCAGATCTCTATTTATATACACTAACAGTAAAAGAATGGAGAGTTAAAACATGGAAGATAGTTCCACAGAGAAAACCTTTACCACTAGTGATATTGGTATCGCTGCCTACCTACAACTTCAAGGCAAAAAGCTTCTCAAGTGCTCGCGTCTAGATAGCGGAAAATTCTATTTTGAATTTGAAGACACAGACGACACATGCAGAATTAAATCAATACAATTTTTAGATTCTGATTTTTGCAAGTTCGATAATAATGTTAGAAATCTTAAAAAAATTCTTTTTTCATAGAGGAGAAGATATTATGAGTATTTTAGAAAAATTAAAAGATTTAGTCGCAGCATTAGAGACCCAAGAACCGAAAGAAAAAGACCAACCTTTCCAAGACGATAATGACCCACCGGACGTTCCTGACCAGGCGCCTGAGCCAGACCTGGAGCCAGAAACTGAGGAGGTTGAAGAAATCCCAGACTATTTAGAATGCTCAGAGACTGAATCACAGAATATTGTTGCCATGATGGAAGAAGCTAGAATCGTAAAATATAAAATAGCTGAAGTCCAGATTCAATATGAGAAAAGTAAGTCGAGCTTGATGGTCTCCATCGCTAGAAAAAACAAAGAAATCCTAGCCAATTTAGAATCTCTAAGGCTAGAATACGGTATCCCAGAAGAGGGATACACAGTCCAGTTACCGTCCAATTCAAGTGAGAAAGTTATCTTTAAGAAAGATTAATTTTTTTTCTCCCGTCCAGTGTAAATTTAGTTAACTAAATTTTAATTCCTTTTTATAATCTTTAATTAAAAGTATAGGTTTATTAATAATAGAGTATATACCTGTTAAAAACCTTAAAAACAGGAGGGATTGATATGGCAGCAGCAACAGGAACAGTAGTAATTTCCCAAGCAGGGGGTAGTTTCGACTCAGCTACTTATCCGAGATTTGTGTTAGGAGACGGTACTAATAATTTAACGTTTGTTATAGATAATAATGCAAGAGGCCTTTTGGATTCAGAAGGCAGCGATGCTAAAGCGGGTGATTACACCGGCGGTGATGCGACTGTTCCTCTAGAGGACCCTCAAAAGGGGAGACTAGTGGTTCCAACATTTGACGAAGCCGATGGTGCTAAAAAAGCACTTTTAGCTTTCGAGATGACGGATCAGTCGAACTTTAATGCCTGGGCAATAAACTCAAGCTTAAACGACGGCGCCGGCCTAGCCGCTATTACCACTATTCCTCACTTCATCTTTACCGATGCATCTGGCACTACGATGAAAGTTGGCATCGGTGCCGGCGGCGGGTCCAATATAACATCAAATGGCACTTGGTCATTGATAGCTAAATACGGATCCAGCTCATCTAGGTATTGGTTGTATAAGAAGGCCTCCGTGGCTGAATACTGGATCAGAGTTATTGATTCAAGTGGTAATGATTGGCGTTTACACACTGCTTTGATGCAGGCGGTAAACCATGCTGAGGACGCTGGCCTCATCAACATTGAGGCATACGGCGCCACGGCTGCTGGGACCCTACAGCAACCTTCGTCAATTGCTAACGATACTTATACATCATCGGAAAGTAATTGGGTAATTTTCATGGCTACCACAGCCGGCTTTGCCGGCAACGCGTGTTCTATGAATTTTGTTGATGGCACTGCGTCAACCGGTCTTTCGACTGACGCAAGAAAGAAGTCGTTTAAATGGGGATATGATGAATATTTGGCATCTGATTCAAATATTAATTACTACAACCACCACAGCACTTCGCCGACCAATGACCAATTTTGGGGCAAAAATTTTGGCACGCCAATCTATTTCAGACAGGGTACTATTGCAGGCTCTGGATCTGATGCTTCACTTAGCACAGCAAATATTGCAGAGGCTATTAAAGATATGGTCAATGCGTCTATTCTCGGTATCACCGCGACGCGCTCAAGCAGCACAGTTAGTTTAACAAACGACACAGATGGTTCAGTTGGTAACGTTACGATAACAACAACAAATGAAGGCTCCCTATTCTCCGTTACTGGTATGAGTAACGCAGCGAGTGAGTCAGGAGGATCAACAGCAATGAGAACTACTATTTCAGCAAAACAGCTAGCTCTTTCAAGTTCTGGCGGCATTTCAGCTTATACAGGTTCATCAGATCAGCCATCGCTTAAGATGGATATCAGTGCACTGGCAGCACTGGGTGCTTCACCAGCTTCAGGTGACTTTATCCCAGTTCACGATATCACCACGGCCGGCTCGGTTAAAAAGATTACTGTTGCAGAGCTTATTGGCTCTGTTGCAGCGGGTAGTGATACCCAAGTTCAGTTTAATGATGGCGGCTCGTCCTTAGGTGGCGACGCCGGCCTTACCTATAACAAAACATCCGATACTCTTTCAGTCGGTAACGACCTCAAGCTGACATCAGATAGTGCAATACTATCTTTGGGCGCCGGCGATGATGCCACCCTTACCCACGATGGCACAACAGGTCTAACAATCGCTGCATCTCCAATTTCGATTGATTCGACTGGAGAGTTACACTTGAACTCCACAACTGGTGACGTCAAGTTCCAAGACGGCGGCACAGACCAGCTTGCTCTTGACCTTGATGGAACACCCGGTGCTGTCATTATGAAACTCATGGTTGATAGTGACGACTTTGTATTTCAGCAGTATGATGGCACGGAAGTTTTCCGCGTTGAAGACGATGGTGCATTTGATATCGCCGGTGGCGCCGGCTCAACTGGTGTTACCATCAGCGCCGCAGGCGCAATCACTGTTGACGGTATTTCAACATTGGGTGCCACCACTGGCGCCACTGTTTCGGCAACCGGTGTTCTTAATGTCAATAACGCTACTGATGCCACTAGTGCAACAGACGGATCCCTTCAGACAGATGGTGGTCTGAGTGTTGTCAAGGACATCATCGCGGGGAATGATGTGAAGCTACTTTCTGACTCTGCAGTTCTTGCATTGGGCGCAGGTAGCGATGTGACTATTACTCACGATGGTTCCACCGGCGCAACTTTGGCATCCGCAGGCGCTTTTATTGTTGATGGCGCTGCAGCAGTTACAGTGGATTCCGATGCAGCCTTAACTCTCGGCGGCGCGTCAATCGATATGGATGCCGACGGTGGAGCGGTTGCTATCGATGGTACTGCAGGTGTGAGCCTTGGTACTGCAACCAGTGGCGTGGCGGTTTCCATCGGCCATAGCACTTCTGAGACCACTGTTAATGATAACCTTACTGTCACAGGTAATCATACCGTTACGGGAAATCTTACTGTAAACGGAACGACAGTAACTGTGAACAGCACGACGGTCACTGTCGACGATCCAATTATAACATTGGGCGGTGATAGTGCTCCTGGCTCCGATGATAACAAGGACCGCGGCGTCGAGTTCCGTTATCACGACGGATCCAGCGCTAGAGTCGGTTTCATGGGTTGGGATGATAGCGCCGAAGGCTTTGCGATACTTAGTGCAGCTACGAACAGTTCAGAAGTATTTTCTGGCACTGCTGCTCCATTGGTCATGGGCGCCCTGACTGCTACTGCCGTTGGTGCTAGCACAGGTACCTTCTCTGGAGTCCTCAAAACTGATGATGCCACTGAAGCCACTTCAACCACTGATGGCTCCTTACAGACTGACGGTGGCTTGAGCGTCGCTAAGAGCGCTGTTATCGGCGATGATCTAGATTTGTTGTCCGACGGCGCAATATTGAATTTCGGCGCAGGTCAAGATGTTAATCTAACTCACGTTCATGATACTGGACTTCTTTTGAACTCTAGTCGCCAGCTTCAGTTCGGAGATAGTGGTACTTATATTCATCAATCAGCTGATGGTGTTCTTGACCTCGTATCTGATACAGAGATTGAAATCAATGCCACTACTGTTGATATCAACGGCGCTATCGATGCTTCAAGTTCCATTACGGCAGCTGGACGAGTTATTGTGGATGATGCCACTGAAGCTACTTCAACCACTGATGGTTCTATGCAAACTGACGGTGGCCTGAGCGTCGCGAAGAGTGTGGTTATTGGCGACGATCTTGATCTATTGTCCAATTCCGCAATTTTTAAGGTTGGTTCTGATCAACCTTTCACCTTGACTCATGCTAACTCTAGCAATACTGCAACTGTCTCCTCTGGCCACAAGCTTGCTTTTGGTGATGCCGGAGATTACATCAGTGGTGACGGAACTGACCTATTGTTAGTTTCTAGTGCTGATGTTAAAGTTACAGGTGATCTTATCCCATCCGCGGATGACACCTATGATCTAGGTACTACATCTGCCGCTTGGCAGGACCTTCACTTAGAGGGTGACATCAAGGCACAAGATGCAATGGAGATTGATACCGCTGCTGGCGCGATCACTATCGATGGCGCTGAAGGTGTCGACATCCAAGAAGGCGGCACATCTGTCATCACTATCGATACCAACCGCGATGTGCTTTTTGCATCGACTGGTGGTAGCTCTGGTGATCCAGATGTTGAGTTTGACGGATATACACGCTTCGACGGAACTGCAGAGTTTGATGGCTCTGTTGACATCGACGGCGCCGTATCTCTGGATAACGCTAGTGTTACTTTCTCTGCTCTTGCAGATCTAACAAATAGCAGTGTTGCCTCGGGTGACAAATTTGTTATTCAGGACGCAGACGCTTCCGGTGTTGCAAAAGAGATCACTTTTGATCACGTTGCTGAAAAGATGGCAGGTGCTGGCATAGCTAATTCGAGTGGTGTTTTGAGCATCGCACACCATCAGGATACGTTTATTTCTGGCGGTGGTACAGCAGGCAATTCTGGCCGTATCTTTACTATGGCTGCAACACCAGCAAGTGCTGATGCTGTTAGTGTCTATATTAACGGTTTGTTGCAAGCTCGTTCCGGTTCCTATACTGCGAACGGCTTCAACGGAGAGCGAGACTATAATATCAGTGGTACCACTCTTACCCTAGTTTCATCAAATGCTCTTGCAGCTGGTGATGAGTTGGTCGTCAGGTTCATCAAGACCTGATAAACTCTACTAGATACCTACCTCTCCGAAGGCCCCGGTTCATTCCGGGGCCTTCTTCCTTTCTTTTATTCTTTTGCAAAATCCTAAAACTATTTACTAAAGTAAAATACTACTTTTTTAGATAAGCTCGATTTTCAAGGAGATTCATTAGTATGTCTGTAAAGAAATTTAAGTTCGTCTCACCCGGTGTGTTTCTTAGTGAGATTGATAAAAGTCAAATCCCAGCTACACCAGGCGGAGTCGGTCCAGTAATAATTGGTCGGTCACAACGTGGCCCAGCCCTCAAACCTGTAAAGGTCAACTCATTCCAAGAATTCACAGAAATATTTGGAGAACCTATTCCAGGTGGCAGATCTCCGCGCGGTGACGTCTGGAGAGATGGGAATGGATTTATTGCACCGACTTATGGTGCATATGCTGCACAGGCATATCTTAAAGCTAAAATCGATTCACCGGTAACTTTTATTAGATTAGCCGGAATCTCAGGCGACGACTCAAGTGAGACTGGCAAAGCAGGCTGGGCCGCAAGACGAGCCTTCGGCATTTGGGGGACAAACATTCCCGTTACCCCGGATGCCGCTTCAACGGCTAACTGTTCTTTATTGGGGATAATTTACTCCACAGGCTCCGCATTCGTGCCTGGTGTGAATGGCGTAAAGGCCGCCGACGCCAGCGCCGAGGCTGGTAAAGATAATCTTTATAACAAAGCCAACGGTGAGCATGTTCCTGTCAAGATCGATGCTGAGGGCAAATTTAAAATTCTTATAAAAGTTGATACTGGCGAAACGATTGAAAAACAAGTCTCATTCCGTGCCGGCGAAAAACATATTAGAAACGTCTTGAATACTAATCCAGTAAATACGAACACTGGCGTCACATCCACCGGATTGCAGGATTATTACAACCACTATTGGCTTGGCGAAACTTTTGAAGAAGAATATGAAAATCTAGTAAAAACAAAAGTAACCACCGCAGGCGCCGCCACAATGGAATCAACCTGCGTCTTTATAACTAGAATGGATGACGCGATGGCTGACAGAAAGTCAGATCAGCATGAACTTGAGCACTCTAGCGCCCCTTGGGTCATTCCACAGTACAATGGCACCTTCGGGGCCGCCAAAGCAACTGATTTAGCTGCAGGTGCAGAAAGGCTATTTAGAATACACAGTATACAGGAAGGAGAACAATCCTTGGACATGTATATAGAGGTTCAAAATATTAAAATTGCAGACCCAGCAGCCATCAGTCCTTACGGCCGATTTGATGTTGTTGTAAAGCAGGTAGTAAACGACTCGATCATAGTTCTAGACAATTTTGAAAACCTTAATTTAAACCCCAATTCAGAAGACTATATAGCAAACAGAATAGGTAACCAGTATTTTAAGTGGGACATAAAGCAGAAAAGAAATAGGATCTATGGAGATTATGCCAATAAATCTAGTTTTATAAGAGTAGAAATGAATCCTTCTTTCGCAGGAAAAGGACCCAGTGACAAAACAGCTGTCCCTTTTGGTTACCTCGGGCCCGTTATACCAAAGAAGCTTTCTTATTCGCCGGCTGACAACGGAAAGGTGTTTAAGAACACCGCCGGCGCCACACCCACCTGGCCCATCGACAGCGACGCTGCAGAAGCTGAAGGCGTTCTTTTCCACGGCGGCCTCGACACGGTGGTTTTCAACTGGCCAACACCACCAACTGTTCAAACGGGCTCTACAAACCCAAGCCAAGGAAACGGCGAATACGTGTTTGGCGCAACACCCTACAACCTCAGCCGCGACGGAGATAAATACGCGCAAAATTTCCAGTCAGTAAACGACGGCTTGAGAGATTATTATAGAATACTTGCAGATTATTCGACTTTGACAGCACAGCAGCAGTCCGGCCTCGCCGGCGCCAGCACTCAGCATGCATACATCTTTTCTTTGGATGATGTTGTTATTACTGGTGCGACAGATCCCGGAACGGACATTTCAAGTTATGATCTAGATAGGGCTGTATGGGTTTCAGGCTCATCCCAGACCGCGGGCACCGCACCGGCGCCGTCGACGAATCACTCTTACACCCATAACGTTGCTCGAACAGGCCACACAGCCGCCGGTCTTCTCGATGTTGTCCGGTCTTTCGCTCTGCCGCTCGCAGGTGGTAGCGACGGAGTTAATATAACCGAAGCTGATCCTTTTAATATGTCCATTCGGTCTAATTGTGTGGGCCCAGATGCCACCACAGCTAATAGCTACGCTTATGCCTCTATCGATAGGGCAATTGAGATGGTTAAGAGTCCTGAAATGGTAGAGATGAAGCTGGCTACAATGCCCGGTATCTCCAACAAGAATCTTACTGCAAAGTTAATTCAAACTTGTGAAGCCCGAGCTGACGCACTAGCTATTGTTGATCTTCCAAACATTTATAAGCCAGAATCGGAAGCTTATGCCCCTAATTTCGAATCCCGCGTCGACGGCACCACTCCAAGCCTGTCTGCCAAGGCTCTTATACAGAGACGAATAAACTCTTCTTATGGGTGCGCATACTACCCATGGGTGCAGATAAGAGACACAATAGATGGAAGTCCAGTTTGGGTACCACCTTCTGTCGTAGCCCTAGGTGCTATGGCTTACACAGAGCAGCGAGATGAAGTCTGGTTTGCGCCAGCTGGATTCAACCGCGGAGGCCTGAATGAGGGCAACGCTGGTGTGCCTGTTCTGCAGGTATCAGAACAGCTTCTTTCTCGAGACCGAGATGTCTTGTATGATGCGAATATTAACCCAATCGCTTCGTTCGTATCGGAAGGGATTGTAATTTTTGGTCAAAAGACGCTCCAAAGCACCAAATCGGCTCTTGATCGAATAAACGTTAGACGCTTATTGATTTTCGTCAAAAAGGAAGTTTCAAGAATCTCTAACTCTCTATTGTTTGATAATAACCTTCCAGCAACATGGAACAGGTTTAAGAGTTTGGTTGTCCCAATGCTTGAAAGTGTGCAAACTAGATTGGGCCTAGCTGATTTCAAGGTTGTCCTAGACGAGACCACGACAACACCTGATCTTGTCGATAGAAACATAATGTATGCTAAGATTTTTCTGAAGCCTGCAAGAGCAATAGAGTTTATTGCAGTTGATTTTGTTATAACACGTTCAGGTGCCTCTTTTGACGATTAATAATCGTTAAAAACTGCCTGAGTATAATATATACTAATAGGAGATTTAATATAATGACGTTTTGGACAGAAGCCTCGGTTGAGCCAAAGAGAAAGTTTAGATGGCTACTCTATCTTTCTGGTATGCCACAATTTATTGTAAAATCAGTGAAGAAACCGGCCTTCAAGGTTGGCACAACACCGCATCAATTTTTGAACTATGAGTTTCACTACCCTGGTTCAGTAAAGTGGGACCCGGTGAGCATGGTCATCGTCGACCCGGTTAACCCAGATTCTGCAGCTAGTCTTTATAGCATTCTGGAAACAGCCGGCTATGTTGTGCCAACTGCATATTCAGAATCAGCTCCGAAAACCATCTCGAAAGCTGAAATGGTTAGAGCTTTGGGCAATGAGATTAAGATTGTTCAATTGAATCCAGAGGGTAATGTTGCAGTTGAGACCTGGACACTCAAAAACCCTCAAATAGAGAGTGTTGAGTTTGATCAACTAGACTACAACAGCGATGAATTGCTTAATATAACGATAGGTCTAAAATATGATTTTGCAACACTTGAAACGCCAGCAACACAAGCTCAGTGGAGTACAAACACCACCAGCCCCGGCGCCGACGGAACAAGTGCTGCTGACAATTCCGGCACTATTACAGATTAAGTTACAGTTTTTAAGTTTAAGATAAAGAGGAAAGATGTCTAGAAATTCTAAAAGAACGAAAGTTCAACAGCGTCAAGAACCACCGCAAACACCACAGCACAATATCCCACCCCCTGAAATGCCAAAACAAAATCCTTTTGGCATTTCATTTGTTGTACCAACTGAGATTGTGCACCTGCCTTCTGGCGGAGAATTTTATGAAGAAAGCAGCCCCCTGAAAGGGTTGAAGACTTTGGAAATTAAATCCATGACAGCAAAAGAAGAAGATATTGTCATGAACCAAAATTATATCAATGAAGGGATTGTATTCGACAAGCTCATTGATTCTTTGATGATCACAGAGAATATAAATTCAAAAGAAATTTTAGACTGTGATAAGTTAGCACTTTTGATGTCAGCCGCCAAAACTGGCTATGGCGAAGACTTGGAAATGCTGTTTTCTTGCGACAACTGCTCGTTTGAGGGCCCAGTCAAAGCTAGCTTAACTAAGATCCTAGAAGATATGAAAAACAGGACGTTCGGTATCGCAGACACAGAAGAAGTAAAGTATGATGAAACAAGTAAGACTTTGCTTTTTGATTTGCCAATAACCAAAATAAGTGTTAGAATAAAAACAATGACTCCTAACGATTACAAGTATCTTGAAGAGTCAAAAAAACAAAAAGAAAAGCTTAACCTTCCTTTCAGTGATACTTTAGAATTTTTGAGGAGAATACTCGTTGAGGCGAATGGAGTTACCACGCCCGGCGAAATCTTCAAACTGACAGAGGTATTACCAACTGCAGACGCAAGAACTATAGTAAAGATCCATAACACTAGTATTCCAAAAATAGATAAGACTCAGATGATATGCTGCCCTGAATGCAATCACGAGCAAAAGGAGGACGTGCCCTTTTCTCTGGGCATGTTTTGGTCTTAGTAAAGAATATCTAGAGAAAGTTGTATATGAAGAGATTTATCTCTTAATACAGCACATGAAATGGTCGTTTTCAGAAGCTTACAGTCTCCCCATTGGGTTGAGAAAGTGGTTTATCCGTCGCCTGATCAGGCATCATGAGGAGAAATCAAAAGATGCATAAATTTGTATTCTATCTAGTTAAATAGGGGGCTATTCCCTTTATAGAGAACACTTAGAGAACCGAGGGTACTGATACGATGAGTGAATTTACCAAAGAACAAATAGCGCAGCTCTCATCTGCTATAAACCCAGTGCAAGAAGAGGTCTTGTTAAACCCGATCAAGCGCCTGGCCCAGCAAACCAAGTTATTCGACGAACAGCGAAAAGCTTTTACAGAAGCTGGATACGCCCAAGACCTTGAAGAGTTGGGTTCTGCCTTCAGTTCCGCCGCCGAACAGTCCCTAAAGCTGTTTGGGAATACCAACAGGGCGACTGATGCCTTAACTGCTTTTAGGACAAACGCTAAGGCTTTTGTTTATATGAGTGACAGTCTCCGTTCTAAGCTGCTCGAAACTACCGTAGCGATGCAGGGCTTAGGCTTCGAAGCAACAACACTAGCAGAAGTGGTTGACTCTGGGATGTATGCATTTGGCAGCTCAGCTGATGAATTGAAAGGCCTCATGGCCGAATTCGCGAATATGTCAGAAGCCTTAGCTATTCCGGGCGATACCCTGGCCAAGAACTTTCGCTCTGCGCAGCAAAATTTTGCTTATAACACAAAAATATTTAAACAAAATTTTAAAGAACTTCAGGTGATGTCGCGACAAACCGGGCTTTCTTTCGATTCGTTGACGAGCACATTTGGTAGCAGTTTTGATAGTTTCGAAGGAGCAGCTCAAAAAGCAGGTCAACTAAACCAGATATTGGGTAAATCAGCATTCAACAGCATTGAGATGCTAAATATGACCGAAGCACAACGAGCTAAAAGAGTAAAAAAAGAGTTCGAAGGCCGCGACCCGAACAAGATGGGCAAGTTTGAGTTAATGGCGGTTCAAGAGACTTTGGGATTTGGATCAGTAGAGGATACTAGAAAGTTCCTCAGGACAGGGAAACAACCCGGCGCCGTCGATTCAGAAAAATATGACAAGCTTGAGGGCAGATTTGATAATTCGACAAAAGATGTTGATATTAGCATAAAGAAACTTAGCGACAGTATCCGAAGAGGCCGCGGCCCAGTAGAGAATTCACTGGTCGCCCTAGGGAACATGATCCAAGATAGTACCAAAAACCTCGCAGCGGATGCCTTAACCAAGGCCATCGGCCTGAAGTTCGGAGAAGAGAAAACTAAAGAACTCCAGAAGAAAATCGAAATCTCTTTCAAAAGCCTGAATACCATGCAAAAATCTCAAGTTTCGCAGGTGATTCTTATGCAGAAGGACGCCGCCGGCGCATTGGAGGTTTTGAAATCCATTAAACAAAGCGCCCTTTCAGGTTTCAAACGAAACCAAATCGGCATCGATGCTAAAGATATCTTTCCAAATATCGTCAACCAACTCGAAGGCGCAAAAAAAGACCAAAGGAAACTAGTTGAAATCGCCGTCGCACTGGCAGCCTCCAGCAAAATAGCCGGCACAATCGAAGATTTCACTGGGATCCCTAAAGCCTTAACCACGCTGGTGACACTAGAGAAGTTTGCCAAGAATGCACCAAAGGACGAAGATTACAAAGCGCTGGGCGAGGCTTTGGATGGTTTTGGCGCCGGCCTAAAGATAATTACTAATGCGCTTCGGGCTTTTGGCCGAGATAGTAAAGAGATGGAAAAGATCGAGAAAGGCGCAACGGCCGCATTGAGTAAAAAAGGATCACCATGATGATTTTTATTAAAGGAGAGATAATATGAGTTTTACAGACTTTGGAGAAATAGCAAAATCAAAAAACCAGATGATCTCTTTTGAACACCTGGCTTCTGGGACAACCATAGAGTTCCCAGCATTTTTAACAGATTTTTCAGATAACTATACTGTCTCTTGGGGTGGCGAACAGATATTCGGCAGAAACGATCCAATAAAGCCATATCAATCAACAACTAGACAGATAACTTTAGCTTTCGACGTCTTGTCTGCCAGTGAGGCACACGCAAAAGAAAACCTTGCCAGATACTCAACCCTTGTAAAGATGCTGTACCCATCATACTCAGCACCCCTTGCCGGCACCGGAGGATCATTCGGCCGAACAATTAAGGCCCCACCACTGATAAGATTGAAATTTGTCAACATGGTCCAAGCGGCCAATGGGTCCGGATCTCTATTAGGTTGCATCGGCGGCTTCAATTTCAAGCCAAATGCAGCCGCCGGTTACTTCTATAAGCCAAATGGAGAGCTTTTCCCAAAACACTACAACATTAGCATAACTTTCGACCCACAACACGAAAACCAGTTGGGTTGGGATGAAAACCAAGATTTCTTAACAAGCCAGTTCCCTTATTCTGCGCCATCAGATTCTAAGGCTATTATGGGCGGAACAAAAAACAAGAGCAGACTGTTAAAGAGCTAACAAGGAGAGTATATCATGTCTGATAGGTACAACAACTACACAAATCCAATAATGGTCCCAAACAAGTTGCGCCCCGAAATTTTCCACAGAAGGGACTTGACAGAAGTCCGGCAATATGCTAGACTTGAGTTCAATAGTCCCGATGCTGAAGACCAGGAGACTATGGCCATTGAGACGCATGAGAGGATTATGGCAGTCGGAGAACGAATGAGTAAGTGGGCTTATGAGTTTTATGGATCAGTAGAGTACTGGTGGGTTATTGCATGGTACAACAAGAAGCCGACAGACAGTCATATACAACTAGGGGAAGTTGTATCTATACCAAAGGATTTAGAGTATGCGATCTATATTGCAACAAGAGAGACATAAATAATGGCAGCAGGAAAAGGAAATGAGAAGAACAGCTTTCACCCGCAAGCAGCATTGCTTTATAAATGGAATCTGCACGGCACCTCGGCCGAGTCCGGTATTAAAAAAGCGACTCTTACTCCGAGTGAAAATAAAACAATAGGAGTCCACTCCCTGGGAGGAGAGCCTTACGACCCCAATTCAGTTATGTCTAAGATTACAAATAAACCCGACAGTAATAACAAAATAGTCATTAAAGATGACTTCTTCAACCTAGAGACCTACAAAATAAGCTCCCTAGTGCCAGAACTTAGATTCTTTAAATCCATCGGGGAAAAGATGCTGCCTTTCTACTTTCCAACCACTGCAGAGGTCTCCGATGAGGGCGCCCCATTCTCTCTAGGCGCCGCAGCCGTCAGAGACTTTTCAGTAGAATTTGTCGGTACTAACCCATACCAGGCACCCAGATTTTTAATGGCCAATTTAACAGTGTTTGTTGATAACGTTTCTTTAATTTTTGCTGAGCCAAAGGCTGGTTATGCACGCCTAGCCGATTTATTTACAATATCTATAGCGAGAAACGCACCAGGTAACTTATCGAATGTCGAGCACAGTTCGACTATAACGCCAGGTGACCTTCGCCGACCCATAGAAGTCTCTGCCACTTTGGGGTATACTTTTTTAAATCAAAGCTTATTTACCCAACTGGAAGTGGAAGAGATCCGGGAATCAAATCTAGCGTTAAGGATGAATGTTATATCTCATAGCATAGACGTCCAACAAGATGGCTCAGCGACAATAAATATAAAATATACGGCAAGAATAGGTGACTCACTTGGCGATAGCCTCTTTAGCCTTGGGGATTCGACCGAGGACACTGTTGTTAGGGCTGATATACGGTCACTATTTAGGGATGGAGTTGTCGAGGCTGGGAAATCTAAGGAGGGCAAAATAAAGGAAAACAGAACATTAGAAGACTATCAAAAAAAACTTAAAGAAATTAGAAGAGTTATGGAGATCTTAGAATCAAAGAATAAAATCCACGAGGCTATTTTTGACGACAGCTTCTTGTTTCAATATAGCACCTATGGCAAAGCACAATCAGAAGTGAATCCCTTCGCTGCCACCCTCGACGCGATGGCCGAGAACGCGTCACTAATTTCTTCTGATGACGGAAAGCCCAGAAGTTACCTCGGCATAGGTACCCCCGCCATAGACCTGTCACTACCGAACCTGCCACCCACAGATGAACCCCTGAAGTTTTCATCGAAGCGCGTCGATGAAAAGTCTGTAGATTACAAATCACGTAAAGACGATCTAGACCTCTCAAAGAGGACCATCCATTACGTAGCACTAGGTGATCTTATGCAGGCCTTTTTTGAAAAGAGCGCAGAAAATATAGATAAAGCTATAAAAGAGATCTCTAACCCAGAGAGCGAAATAAACAAAAAGTATCAGAATAGAACCTCAGAAGAAAAGGAAAAAATCAAACTAGTACTAGAAGAAAACGTCAAAAAACTAAAAAAGTTTAGAGTTCTGCTGTCAGACGTAAACATAAAAATCAGAGGAAAGGACAGCACAGCTAAGCCAGAGATAAAGAAAATAAACTTAGCAGATGTGCCAATATCTTTAGCACTGTGGTCAAAGGTGATGAAGGATGAGGTAATAAGCAATTATGACAAGACTTATACAATATACCAGTTCTTAAATAAGTGTGTTAACCATATAATACCCGAGGCCCTGCACCTATCTTTTCAACCCGTGGCCAACGGGATAGTTGAAAGTATGCCAACAATTACAAGCACAACATACACCGGCCGTGGCCTCTCAGCAAAATTATCAAAACAATCTATTTTAAAACCATCGAACCTCCCCGGCTCGTCCGCTATGAAGTCCTACTCTTTCGAAGATGATAACGAATACTTTGTCATATTTCAAGAATCAGAAAGAGAGTTCACACCAGATGGCTCAGGGATAAAGAAGCAAGATTCAGATAAAGGTATTTATCATTTTGAGATTGGAAAAAATAGAGGCTTGATAAAGAGCATCAACTTTAGTAGATTTGACGTCCCAAAAGCTCAAGAGCAGCTGATGACAAACCAGGTAGGTTTATACGATGAATTAAAGATGCCGTATTCTGCCACAATCGAAATGATCGGCAATAACCTTTTTATGCCGGGGAGTCAAATCTATGTAAACCCGGGCAACATCGGCTTCGGCCTGCCTAATGATAAGAATAGCGCATCTCACAGGTTAGGCCTCGGAGGCTATTATACAATACTGTCTGTTACGACTAATGTGTCGAATGGTATTTCAACTACTTCTTTAAAGTGTTCTTTCGGGGCCCACGCCTCAGAGAGGAAAGGTCTTACGGACGCGGTGCCTATCACGGAAACGGCTGGAGAGATTAGTCAGAGCGAACCCGGGGCTGATGCGCAGGAGCTACCAACGGGGGTACCGACAGGGTCCAGTGATTCAATTCAGGCTACTAGCGGCGTTGAATCTAAACTGAAGAACACTCTCGGTATACAGGTAAATCTTTCAAATTCAATCTCGGAGCATTTTACATTTCATGACCCCGATGTGGACAAATCATGGTTCGCTGCCGGCACAGCAAGGTCTCATGATCTCCGCCGCGGCAGCCCTGTCATGGGAGTCGATCGAGTCAGATATAGCGCCGATCATATACGGTACTACATCAACAGCAGTTTCGATGCGCAGTATGAGTATGTTGACATTTATTTTGATGAGAATCGCACCAGCGGCCAGATCGAACCCAAGAAGAGGGGCACTTGACATGGCAAGCAAGATATTATTTTCCGCCGGCACTTCAAACAACCTCGAGAAAGAGTTCAGAGAAAGGGCCAAATATAAAAATTTAGTTAATTTCGAAAGTATGCTAGATACCTGGTATGAAAACGCTTTCTTCGGCCGTGTAAACAGCAAGTTTGAACCGGTCATCATAGTCCCCGGCGTGGATGACTCCATACTAAAGACTTTTCCGTCCGTCGCAGACGATGTCTCAGCCTTGGGTTTTGTCGCAGAGGCTTTTCGCAACTTTAGAAGAGATTACTTGCAGAGAGTCCAAGAGACTAATATATCTTTTCCGATCTTCTTGGAGGGCCTAGTGCCAACTGCCGGATATTTAAATTTCGAAACCTACTACTCAGAGTACACAACCTTTTTGACTACAAGTTATTTGGAAAACTTATCTAGCAATGCTTCTATTGTTGACTTCGAGAGTTTTGTTAAAGAGTTTATGAGTATTGCAGAAAGCGACCTCAAGAACTATCCAATTACAAAAACCGGTTTCCTACTCTCAAAACATAACGATATAAAAACTACAGGCCTGGTATTAGAGCTAGCAAACCTGAATCCGCAGATCGATTTGTCAAAAGGTGAAATCTTGCAAGATCCTAATTTTTCTTGTTATCTAGACTATGCTTCAGCTTCTGGTTTCTATGTCGACAAAAACTCGCCATGGCGCCTGATGGTTAATTTAGATAAAGAAATCGTTAGGTTACTCATGAGAGCAGAAAAGCCAGAAACTATTGAAACTCCGGATGGCCCCATCGACCGGCCACCACCCGGAGTCCATGCAACTAGGTCTGCAAGTGAGATAATGGATTCTATTTATCGGATTAAAACCCACCCTGAAGACCTCTTCATGCTGCAGAGTTTTTTAGAAAACCTCTATATACAGGTTAGAAATAAGGTTGCTTTTGTTCCCAGATTGGGTTATAATGGTAATGAGTCAATAATGAGAAGGAGTCAAGTGTCTGCATTATCAGAAGAAACCTGGCTGGCCCTGCTCTTACGCACCCGCTTATATGAACTGGACAGCTACGATCAGAGATTTTATGAAGTCGAAGCACACCAAGCCATACAGACCTACTCAATTTACGGCCTTAGTCACGCGACGGCCAAGATAGGATCTACTTGTTCTAAGATCATAGAACAGGTAGTGCTTGATCACGACCAGTTCCGGCGCCGCACCGAAAATGAAAGAAGAGAGAACGTTGAGAGTAATACAGACACTTGAAATAGAAGATAACTGCAGAGGAATATATGCGGACAACCAGTTTATATTTAAGAACTTCAGCCAACTTTTAGATTCTGCAGATCATGCATGGTCTTATTCCACGGCAATAGAAAGGGATGAGAATTATACGTTTCTGAGTGTCTATGCAAATCAGAAGCAATTATCAGAGTTCTCTCGAGACCCGCAAGGGATCCTCTCAGTGGGGGATCTTATAAGATCCCAAAAAGCTGCAGCCCTAACAGCAAAGGTCGACCTTTCCAGACTATGTTTTTTTGACGTCTTGCCGGACCATCTGCTGCATCGATGGTTCTCTCTCAGGGACGCAGCCATGCAAGAAATAATAAGAACAGTCCCCAGGCCTGCCAGTTATGATATTATGCATAAAATCCATGTCCTCACAACAGAAATCAGCAAAAGAGGTTTAAATGTTGGAAAGATAAGGGAGAGAGTTAAATATGACATTTATACTTCAGCTACAGGAAGGTTGGCAACAGTGAAGGGTTCATACCCAATCATGAATATAAAGAAAGAGGAGAGAAAATCGGTCACCCCGCAAAATGATTTGTTTCTAGAGCTGGATCTCAATGGCGCGGAAATAAGAACATTACTAGCTTTCTCTGGAGTCCAACAACCAACAGAGGATATTCACTTGTGGAATATGAAGGATATGCCTCCATGGATCTCCAGATCAGAAGCTAAAGCTCAATTCTTTGCCTGGCTTTATAATCCAAAGGCTGAAAATGGAATATATGAGAAGCACTATAATAAAAAAGCATACTTAGAGCATTACACCAACGCGACTATTAGGACTCCTTTTGGCAGGACCCTTCCTGTAGACGAAAGAAAAGCATTAAATTACTTGCTTCAATCTACAACATCTGATATAGTACTAGAGAATGCATACAAGATCGTGAAGAAACTTAGGGGCACCAAGAGCTTTGTTGCATTCACTATGCACGATTCTGTTGTGCTTGATTTCGCAAAAGAGGATTATGAGATGGTTTCTCAGCTAAAAGACATATTCGAGACAAACTTATTTGGTAGATTTCTATCAAACGTCAGCATCGGTAAGAACTTCGGAGAGATGAAGGAAATACGCGTTTGAAAAACATACTAGCCCTAGGAAATGCCGCATGCGATATAGTCACAGAACTAGAGAAGTACAATATATACAAAATATATAGAATCTGTAATCAGGACAGAGAAGAGAAGAATACCTATATCGTTCCTGAGCTGGATTCCGCCGAAGAATATGAAAACTTAAATATTTTAAGTAAAATTAAGTTTCTCCGGAGCATCAAAGATGAAATTACATTCTTTGTTTGCGGTGCCTCTAAAAGTAGCGCTTTGTCCCTTAAGCTCTTGGAGTCGATGCATAAAAGAGGATTAAAGATAAAAATTATTTATTTTCACCCGGAAACAGAATTCCTCTCAGAAGACCAAGTCCTTCAGGAAAAGACAGTGCGGAGCGTTTTACAGGAATACGCTAGGTCCGGACTCTTTGAAGACATCACTATGGTTTGCAATAAGACCCTGGAAGGCTTCACGGAGTCGATCAATGTTTTCGACTACTATAAACAGATAAATTCAGTATTTTGTGATAGCTATCACATGGTCGAAGTCTTCAAGAATACTAAACCAATTATGTCGACATTCTCACGTATTAGAGAATCTTGCCGTATACGCTCCTTGGGAGTTAGCACCATATCTTGCGAAGACAAGTTATTTTCTCCTTTCAAACAAGAAGTGGAAGTGGTATACTATTTCGGTATTAACGAAGAGAAACTGAAAACCCAGGGAAACTTTTTCAAGGAGTTAACCAACAGTGTCAAGAATCGAATGAGGGAGGAGACAAAGGCCTATTTCGGAATCTATCCAACGCAATATGAAAATGACTATATTTATGTCGAGTGTTTTTCTCCAAAAATCCAAGACCTGCTAAATTAAAAAAAAGAACTTTAAGTTCACTAGAAAAAGTGATAATATTTAAACATACTCATGGTGCTGTGCTAGCAAGTTGCTAATTTCAGTGCCGCTTTATACGATAAAAAAAGGAGAAATTATGAGTAACTATGTAACGCCTATCCCTGGCGCACAGGGCCCAGCTATGTCAACCACGTCCCAAGACTTCTTGATAAAGGATTTTCTTGTGCAGTTCTCTGACATAAAATACTTTGTAGATAAGAATTTCCAGAGAAATTTGGTCTGGTCGAAAACTAAACAATCAAATTACATTCAATCAGTTGCAGACGGCTGCGCCTCAAGTTCAATGATTGTAGCATGCACTAGATCAGCACTCAGTGCATCTAGAGCCCTGGTAGAATCAGCAGGTATAAAGTTTCTAGAGGGAATTTTATCAGACGGATTTGATTGGCTAAGCTTAGACGGCATGCAACGGCGCGATACTATTTTTAAGTTTATTAATAGTAAAATATCCTTGAACGTTGTATTGAAAGACTTATCAGGAAAATCACATGATTGCCAGGGAAAGTACTTCAAGGATCTCGATATTGGCGTTCAGCAGAACTTTTTACACAATAAGGTACATGTTGTTACTCACATGCATACGCCGTACTCTAAGTGCCCTATCGTTTTCCGAGCAATTAACGATGGAGCAGGTCTAAACAACCAAGAATGGCGCACAGCAATCATTACGCCTGTGGCGCGCCCAATTAGAACCCTAGCCGAAACAACCTATCACGATGTCTGGCCGCTGATCGAGTCGTTTAAAGAGAGTAACATCAAGAGGATGAAGGACAGCGAAGCACTTCTACATATGTTTATGGAACTCATGCCTGAAATCGAAGAAAAAGACTTCATTTCTAAAGATCACTGTGATAATTTTTATTTTCTGGGAGAAAACAAGGATCGCTTGTCTGCCACCCCTCAGTATCGCTCGTTCCGAGCAGCACAGGACATTATTAATTTGGCTATGGATTGTTTCCGCCAGCAACGCGCCTGTCCGAAAAAGATTCCAAAAAAGACAATGTGGGCTACAATATACACATGCCGAGAGGTGTTTAACTCTAACTTAGTCGTCACGAATTACGCGTCACTTTTTGAGGAAGCCCGAAAGCATGACAATAGATTGATTAGTGAATCAAAAGCTCAACAAGGCCGCGATATTTTAAATACTCAGAGCAAGAAACGCTGCACAGCAGAGGTCGCAGAAGCAAATCACCCAGATGACAACTATTACTGGAGATGGGTAAATAGGAACGGAGTAGAAAAATTCAGAAAACTGCGAATCCAAACTCTCATAGAGAGCCTTTCAATCCAATTAAAATCTTTTACAAGCAGCAAGATAAAAGCTGCATAATCTACTTGACTTAAACATCAAAATATAGTATAGTATATAGAGTTGGTCAGGAAATTCGCTGACCTGCTATAGCCAAACGTGCAAAAAAAATAATATACCAATAGGAGGTAATACAACATGGCACTTAATTTAGACGCAATGCGTGGAAAATTAGATAAATTAAACGGAAAGGGCGACGGAAGTAAAAATCAATTCTGGCGACCCGAAGACGGTGAGAACAATGTTCGTATTGTCTCGACACCAGACGGAGACCCCTTCAAGGAGAGGTACTTCCATTATAATGTAGGCACATCAGGTTTTCTCTGTCCAAAGAGAAACTTTGGCGATGCTTGCCCTGTCTGCGATTTTGCAAACAAACTCTGGAATGAGGGCACAGAGGAGAGTAAGAAGCAAGCAAAGGATCTCTTTGCAAAGCAACGCTTCTTCTCACCGGTTCTTGTCCGCGGAGAAGAAGATCAAGGTATTCGTGTTTGGGGATACGGTAAGATGGCCTATGAGAAGCTCTTGACAATCGTCCTTGATCCAGACTATGGAGACATCACGGACCCAGAGAGTGGTAACGACTTGAAGCTTATGTACGGCAAGCTGCCCGGTGCTTCTTTCCCTCGAACAGATATTCGTCCACGACCACGGAAGACAATCCTTTGTGATGATGCAGTCGGAGGCGACGAAAGGTGCGCAGAGTTGTTGGAGACCATCCCAAGTTTTGACGACCTCTTCGAACGAAAGACGACCGAAGAAGTGAAGTCTATTCTCGATCAGTTCATGGCAACTGATTCTGGCAATTCTGAAGTTGTGAAATATGGGACACCGACTGGAGGATCTACAAATGCTGTTGAATCAGCTTTTAACGATCTTCTGAATTCTTAAGGAGTCAACAGTGGCTAGACCTAAAGTATCAAAACTAAAGAAGGGTTCGCTGGATATTGCTGCAGTCCGCAATATCATCAACAAAAAAGCAGGTAGAGAAGTCGCACATTCACTTCAGGACAATAACCCAACTGAAGTGAGTGAATGGATTTCTACCGGCTCAAGATGGTTAGATTCAATTATCTGCAAGGGAAAACTTGCTGGCATTCCAGTCGGTAAGATTTCAGAGATTGCAGGCTTGGAAGCAACCGGTAAATCATTCATGGCTGCACAAGTGGCCGGCAATGCTCAAAAGATGGGCATTGACGTGGTTTACTTCGACTCTGAGTCAGCCCTTGATCCAAGTTTCCTAGAAAGAGCCGGCTGTGACCTTGAACGTCTTATGTATGTTCAAGCAGAATCAGTCGAGTTTGTCCTGGAAACTATTGAAGAGCTGTTGGGGACAGGGAACAAGTGGCTGTTCATTTGGGACTCTCTGGCCCTAACTCCTTCTATGTCAGATGTTGAGGGTGATTTTAACCCTCAATCATCAATGGCTGTGAAGCCAAGGATCTTATCTAAGGGTATGTCAAAACTAACAGTACCAATCGCCAACAGTAAAGCGACATTTTTGGTGCTCAATCAGCTAAAGACGAATATTACACGTTCACCGTCTGAGGCTATGACAACTCCTTATGTAACCCCCGGCGGTAAAGCGATGCACTATGCTTATTCTTTGCGCATTTGGCTTACTGGGCGAAAAGCTAAAGCTTCTTTCGTGCAAGATGACAATGGATTCAGAATAGGCTCAGAAGTCAAAGCGAAGCTTGAAAAGTCTCGTTTTGGTACAGCTGGTCGTCATTGTAACTTTAAGATCCTATGGGGAGACGATAGTATCGGAGTCCAAGATGAGGAAAGTTGGTTTGATGCCATTCAAGTTTCTGATAGACTTCTCCAATCAGGAGCTTGGTTTACCTTGGTTCAGAATGATGGCACTGAAGTAAAGTTCCAGCGCAAGAACTGGGTAGACAAATTGAGCGATGAAAAATTCAAACAAAGTGTCTTGACAATTATGGACGAAGATGTTATTATGAAGTTCAAGAATAGAGAAGGCAAAGCTGACGACTTCTACGATACGGACGATCCGGTCGCGAAGCCAGACAGCTAAACACAAAGCCCACCTCTTCGGTGGGCTTTTTTTATGGAGAAACAAATGAAGAGAGTAATGATTGTTGACGCATTCAACCAGTTCCTACGGGGATACATCGTCGACCCAAGTAAAAACCCCAATGGAAATCCCATCGGAGGCATGAGAACCTTTATCAACATCATGAACAAGATCACTAGGGAGATTTCTCCTGACATGATTGTGGTAGTGTGGGATGGCAAAGGAGGTTCGAAGAAACGCCGATCGATGAATAAGAATTACAAAGCAGGAAGAAAACCACTCAGAGTTAATTGGAACTCAGATGAGATGACCCCACAGGATACAGACAATAACAAGCTCTGGCAGCAGCTTAGGGTGGTAGAATACCTTAACCAGACACCAATTGTCCAGTTTATGGAACCTGAAGTGGAAGCCGATGACGTTATATCTTATGTCAAGAATACGCCGATGTTTTCAGAGTGGCAAAAGGTAATCGTTTCTGCAGACAAGGATTTTATACAGCTTTTGGATGAAAAGACTCTACTGTTTAGGCCAATTCAGAAAGAAGTGCTAAACACTAATATGGTTATTGAGAAGTTTGGTATTCATCCGAAGAATTTTGCACTTGCCCGAGCAATGGCTGGAGACCCCAGCGATAACCTCCCTGGTGTCCCACGTGTAGGTCTTGGAACAGTGGCAAAGAGGTTCTCATTCCTCAAAGAAGATACCGATTACTTTGTAGCAGATGTTATTCATGAGTGTGAAAAAGAGGAAAACAAGCTTAAACTTTACAACAACGTTCTGGAATCAGAAAATCTTATTGAAGACAACTACAATATTATGCAGCTCTCATCGCCTTGCTTATCACCACAGAGTAAGAACCGGATTGATGAAACATTCGAAGAGTTTAACCCCCACTACAACCAAACAGAGATGAGAAAACTGATGCTTCAAGACGGTGTCCTAACAGTGAATATGCAGGATTTAGAGCAAAAATTTAATGATATTATCACTTCCTTTTCATAGGAAAGCCTGCTATACTATCTAAGTAACAAATAAGGAATAACATGGAACAAGCAGTTAGTTTTTCAAAATTCGGAAAGTCATTTCAAGAAGACCTTTGTCATCTGGTGTTGAACGACCGCCCATTCGCGGATCAGATGTTTGAGGTACTAGATCTAAACTTTCTAGAGCTTAAGCATCTGCGAGTTTTCATTGATAAGATAGCAAAATACAGGAAGAAGTATGGAGTCCACCCCACATCTAATATTATGCATTCGATCATACGAACAGGTTTGGATGCATACCCCGAATCAGTTAAAGTACGAATCCGAGAATACTACGCCAGGGTTTTGGCAAAAGGTGAGATCCCTAATTCTTCGGAATACATCAAAGACACAGCACTAGACTTTTGCAAGAAGCAAAAACTCAAAGAAGCATTGATTAAGTCAGTAGACCTCATCAAGAACTCTTCATTTGACGAAGTTTCTAAAGTTATCGACGGAGCCCTTAAGCTGGGATCAGATAATTCATTTGGCTACGAGTATCTCGCAGACTTTGAGAAGAGGTTTGAGCTAAAGGCTAGGAACCCCGTATCAACCGGTTGGCAGCAGATAGATGATGTTGCGAAGGGTGGCTTAGGTAAAGGCGAGTTAGGAGTAGTAGTGGCCCCTACTGGAGCTGGCAAGTCTATGGTTCTTGTCCATCTGGGTGCTGCAGCTCTTAAGCAGGGCAAGCATGTGCTGCACTATACACTAGAGCTTGCGGACACGATCGTCGCAAGTCGTTATGATTCCGCCATAACTGGTGTAGAGCTAAAGAACTTAACAATTTTTAAAGAGAAAATTTACGATGAGATAAAAGATTTAACAGGAAAATTAATTGTAAAAGAGTATCCAACGCGATCCGCGTCCATTCAGACAATTAAGAATCATATTGATAAGTTACGAAGAAGAGACTTTGTACCAGATATGATAATCATTGACTATGGGGACCTAATAAAGCCAGAATCTTCCGGAAGAGACGAGAAAAGACACCAACTGGAAACTATTTATGAAGAATTGCGAGGCCTAGCGCAGGAGAGTGAGTGTCCAGTTTGGACAGCATCTCAGACGAATAGGTCAGGTTTAAACGCTGAAGTTATTACTATGGAGTCCATCTCCGAAGCATTCAATAAGTGTTTCGTCGCAGATTTTATCTTTACAGTCTCAAGAACAGTTGAGGATAAAAACACTAACACAGGTCGCATTTTTTTAGCGAAGAACAGGAATGGCCCAGATGGCCTTATATTCCCTCTGTTTATGGATACTAGCAATGTAAAAATAAAAGTTTTAAATCAAACAAACGAGTCAATTAGTGATATAATGGAGAAGTCGTCAAAAGTGCGGCTAGATAATCTAAAGCAAAAGTATGCAAGTTTTAAGAAGGAACAAAAAGGAGTAAGTTAATATGGAGCTATCAAATAAGATCTTATCAGAGATTACAGTACACATGAAGTATGCCCGCTATTTAGATGATGAGCAAAGAAGAGAGACGTGGGAGGAACTAGTAACGCGAAATATGAACATGCACCTTAAGAGGTCCCCTCAGTTAGAACTTCAGATAAGAAAAGCTTATAAGATGGTTCGTGATAAGAAGGTGCTCCCCTCGATGCGCTCGATGCAGTTCGGCGGAAAGCCAATTGAAGTTGCACCTAATCGTATCTTTAATTGTGCCTTTATGCCCATAGACGATTGGCGCTCCTTCGGCGAGGCGATGTTTCTGCTTTTGGGTGGAACTGGCGTTGGCTACAGCGTGCAGACGCACCACGTCGAGAAACTCCCTGAGATTACCAAACCCAACCCCAAGAGGACACGTCGATTCCTAGTAAATGACTCCATCGAAGGCTGGGCTGATGCTGTAAAGGCACTCGTCCGAAGTTATTTCAATGGTGGCTCTAAGTTAAGATTCGACTTTTCTGATATTAGGCCAAAAGGCGCCGCGCTTATTACAAGTGGCGGCAAAGCTCCAGGCCCACAACCTCTTCGTGAGTGCCTTGTTAAACTGGAGGGCATGTTAAGCGAGAAGGATAATGGGGATAAACTGTCCTCTATTGAGGTTCACGATATGATTTGTTATATCGCTGATGCAGTTCTAGCTGGTGGTATCCGCAGAGCAGCACTGATCTCACTATTCTCAGCTGACGACCAAGAGATGATCTCCGCCAAGACTGGTGATTGGTGGGAGAAGAACCCACAACGAGGTAGAGCGAACAACTCTGTTGTACTACTCCGCCATAAGATCGACAAGGAATACTTTATGGATCTTTGGGATAGGGTAAAGGCGTCTGGAGCAGGTGAACCAGGGTTTTATTTTTCGAACGATAAGGATTGGGGAACAAACCCTTGCTGCGAGATCGGCCTGAGACCTTATCAGTTCTGCAATCTAACAGAGGTCAACGTATCGAATGTTGAAAGCCAAGAAGATTTAGAGAACCGAGTAAGGGCTGGGGCTTTCATTGGAACTCTCCAGGCTAGTTATACAGATTTTCACTATCTCCGTGACGTCTGGAGAAGGACAACAGAGAAAGACGCCTTAATCGGTGTGTCGATGACTGGCATTGCCTCAAACGCAGTATTACAACTTGACATGAAAGCGGCAGCACGAGCCGTTAAAGAAGAGAATGCAAAAACAGCTGAGATTATCGGTATCAAGCCCGCAGCACGAACCACTTGCGTGAAGCCGGCCGGCACTACTAGCTTAACCCTAGGGACTAGCTCTGGCATCCACGCTTGGCACAATGATTATTATATCAGAAGACTTAGAGTGGGCAAAAATGAGGCAATCTATTCTTACTTGCTAGAGAACCACCCAGAGTTGGTTGAGGACGAGTATTTTAACCCTCACACCACTGCCGTCATTTCTATTCCGCAAAAGGCACCCGAAGGTTCAATTATGAGAACTGAATCGGCGCTTCAATTGCTGAAGCGAGTCAAGCTAGTAACTGATGAGTGGGTAAAACCTGGATTCCGTAAAGGGCAGAATACGCACAATATATCCGCGACAATTTCAATCAAAGATGCGGAGTGGGTTGATGTAGGGGAATGGATGTGGGAGAACAGGACAAGTTACAATGGCTTATCCGTGCTTCCATATGACGGGGGGACGTACACCCAAGCACCCTTTGAAGATTGCTCGAAAGAGACTTATGACGTAATGATGGACTCTTTAACCAGTATCGATTTAACTAAAGTTACAGAAGCTGAAGACAACACTGACCTTAAGAGCGAAGCTGCTTGTGCCGGCGGCGCCTGCGAAATAAAATTTGTTTAAAACGCTTGACAAATTTGATAAAATATAATATTATTATAATACAACTCAACAAAAAAGGAAAAAACAATGAGTTTCAATCAAGACGACAAACTTTTAACAACTGAAGAGCATATTTCTAACTATGTTAGGGAATTCGCTGCCATCGAGGACGCCATGGAGCCATTTAAGGAACAGCGCAGAGATCTGAGAGAATCATATGATGATAATGGCTGGCTCTCTAAAGAAGAAATGAGACTAGCAGTGAAGGCTTACAGACTGGTAAAGTCAGATACAGACATGGAACAACTAACAGAGTACTTCAACAAACTTAAGAGAACAGTGAGGAGCATCAATGTCTAGAATTCCCCCAATCCTAAAACCAGTAAATCGCCATTTAACGATCATACCTCACGTTAAAAAAAATGAAACCAACACTGGTGTATTAGTGCCAGACGATTTTGAAATGGAGGAAGACAGATACATTCCAGCTACAGTTCTTGACATCGCAAAAGATTGCTCACCTGAGATACAGATGCTCAGAGCCTCTGACTCACCTAGGCAGGTCATCGTCCAGCGCGCCATGGTCGAGGAAGTCTCTGTAGGCGATAAATCATATTATGTAATATTAGAAAATTACGTTATAGGCTTTCTGCGAGGGCCGAATGAAGCTTGAATTGTTTGATGACGGAATTGGCTCTGTTGACTACGTTGCACACATGGGCGATGATTTAACAATTGTTAACGCTGCTCGCGTTTCTTTCGGAGCAGAAAAGGATGACCTAGATGAAAAAGATATTAAACTTATTAACTACCTCATGGAGCACAATCACACTAGCCCATTTGAGCATTGTTCTATTACAATGCGTTTTATTGTTCCTCTATTCATAAGGTCCCAACACCATAGACACAGGACCTGGGCTTACAACGAAATCAGCCGCAGGTATACCAGTGTGGGTATGAAATTTTATAACCCAGTTAAATTTAGGACACAACACAAGAGCAACCGCCAAGCTAGTCTAGACGAACTAATTGACCCGACTCTGGATTCATCTTACCTTGGGATAGGGTTCGAGAAGGCTTCTGCTGCAGTGTCCAACCACAACACGCGAAGCATCAACTTGTATACCGCGATGATGGAAGCTGGAGTATGTAGAGAACAGGCAAGAGGTGTCCTGCCACAAAACTTATATACAGAGTATTATGGAACAGTGAACTTGCATAATTTATTAAAGTTTGTCTCTTTGCGTATCCACGCTGGTGCTCAATGGGAGATCCAGCAAGTTGCAAAGGCTTGCTTAAGGATAGCAAAACACAAATTTCCCTATGCCACAGCGGCATTTATCAAAAAACATAACATGGACTTATAAAATGAAAAGATTATTATTTATTATACTTTTTTTTGGTTGCAGCGATGAAACAGCCGTGACCAACTTTGAACAACCTTCCGATGGCGGCCGCCTAGCTGTGTCGGACTCTGGAGTTGACCAGTCAGTGCCTGACTCAAACGTCCCGCTTCTTAACTGGGATGCTTCCATTGATGCTGGCCCACCAGATGCAATGGTAACTCGATGTGACACAGTGACAGTGGAGGACCATGAGGCTTATTGCAGCTGCCTGCCTGATTGTTGCGAGGTGCAAGAGTGGTTCTGTCCACCACAACCAGATAACACCATACAGTCTATGCAGGTTACTATAGAGGTTTGTAATCCGGCCGGAGAGGCTTGTGAGTTTGGTCCAGATCCAGACTGTCCACCCCCACAGATTATTAATCGGAGCGAGTGTCAGGTGACCCACGAGTGTCCCCCCGGTTCTTCGCGCGATTTTTTACGCTGGTTCGAGTGCCAATTGGCAGATGGGCGCACAGGCAGGCAAAGGGTGTTATGTGATAAGGGGCAGATAATCCATGGCCCATGCACTTCTTGTGAAGATCCGGAAATATGTGATGGCATAGATAATGATTGCGATGAGCGCATCGATGAGAACCCAATAGTCTGTGAGGACGAATGCGGCCCGGGCGTCGGCCTGTGTGTTGGTGGTGTATTGATAGATTGTGTCAACCGCGAGCCGCAAGAAGAGGTATGTAATTTTATCGATGACGATTGCGATGGCAACATCGACGAAGGTCAGCGAAATGTATGTAACGAATGCGGCGAGGTACCTCCGGAGATTTGTGATGGGGTTGATAACGATTGCGACGAATTAACGGATGAAGGTCTGATCAGAGAGTGCGAAACTCCCTGCGAGAGAGGAGTGGAGAGCTGCATCGCTGCCCAGTGGGTCTCTTGTACCGCGCGCCCCCCATCGGACGAAGAGTGTGATGGCTTAGACAATGACTGCGATGGGATCCCAGACGAGGGTATCAACTGCTTGTGCACAATTGATCAAGTCGACGCGCTGTTTCCCTGCGCAGAAGAACCCTTATTCTGTGGTCAAGGGTTTAAGACTTGTTATTGTCAAGATATTGATTGCACCGTGATTGCAATGAGTCCGTGTATGGCTCTATGTGCATTCCTGCCCCTGGATCAGGGCGAAGAATGCAACCCCGGGATTGGTAGACCAATACAAGAGGAAGTCTGCAACAACTTTGACGAAGACTGCGACGACATTTTAGACGAAAACTTAACACGCGCATGCTATTCTGGCCCAAGAGATACATTAGGGACAGGTATATGTCTGCCCGGTGAACAGTCCTGCTTCGAGGGCCGCTGGGGCGGACCGAATAACGATGGTGACTGGACTGTCAACTTGTGTGAAGGTGAGGTGGTACCAATGGAGGAGGTTTGCAACGGGTCGGATGATGACTGCGATGGAAATGTCGACTACGGTGAAGAAGTAAGAGACACCGACATCTTGCTTGTTCTAGACACTAGTGGATCCATGACAGGGGAAATCAGAGCAGTGACTCAGGCCCTGTCTCGTTTTGGCCAACACTTTGCAGCAGAACAGGCAATCCGATGGGGCCTTATTGTTGGCCCAACGAGGACAACGGACCCTGCGCATCCACGCTCAGAACTAGAAGTTTTGACGATGGTCTCAAATATATCAATGTTCCCTCAGTTTTTTGCAGACTTTGTAGCCCTAGACCCAGCCGAATTCGATGGCGGTCTTGAGATGCATATGGACGCAGTAATGTTAGCCCTGAGAAACCTGGCGCCCTTGCATGTCGACTTTCAAAACAGGCGATGGGTGCAGGGCGTTATGTCTATCCCGGATATTGGAGGGTTCTTTCTTAACTGGAGACAGGAGACTGACCGCATTATCATAGTATTTACAGACGAAGACGAACAATCGTATATGAATCCGGAATTTAGATCACCCGAGTTAACAGCAGCGCTTCAGGCGGCCCCAAATACAAAGTTGTACACCTTTGCACTAGCCTTTTACGGTTGGGACGAAATTGCAATTGCAGGTGGCGGCCGCAACTTTGATTTATCATCGCGAGCAGATGAAATGTATAACAACTTGATGTCTATTATAGACGAGATCTGCCTACCTAGAGAGCAAGACCAAGGAGCCCTTAACATGAGCCAGCTCAGGTATCTTCCCGCAAGCTATGAACCGCAAGCTCCTGTTCTGATGTGTTACTAGAGAAAGTAGTCCTGGGTCATTCCGTTGAATCTGCAATGTTTGCATACCTCAATGGTTACTACCATGTTCAGACCTCAAGTTTTTACCCTTTGTTTTTTAAGGAATTTCAAGAGTTTAGACTTTTTGGTACTAGAAACAAAAAGCAAATTTGGCAGAAAATCAAATTACATTTAGGCTTGCTAGCTCTTGGCATTGATTATGCGGAAGTCAAGCAGGTCCGAGTCGCGGATAACAACATTAAAATTTTTAGTGATAATCTCCTGGCTCAATTTGAGTTTGAGCAGTGCTTTATATTTGAGACCCTCAATATAAAGCACGAGAACGCCTTATCTGGCACGCACGCAGAAGAGTATGAGGTTATAGATGATTTCACAATACAACGCCTAGGAAAGCAAGCGAAGCACATCAACCCGGTTTACACTGAAGACAGATTATTGTCAGAGATTTACTTCTATAACTCCCTGAGGGTCGATGGCGCTAAACATATCACCGATATAGTTACGGTGTCACAACTGACAAGAGATCAGTTATATGACTTTGATTATTCAGATACAATAGCCAACTTCAAACTAAAGAGTCATCTCAACTCTATGGGTTACATCGGCCTAAAAGAGAAAGGTAAGTATAAGAATGGTACTGATATATATAAAAAGTTGATCACGTCGCATCTCTCGCGCTATGTCCACCCGATCGATCAAAACACTTACAGCAATTCTAAGAAAGTAAAGTTTATGAATATGAGCATGCAGGAAATAATAGATGGATACAGCCCTAAAAGGTAGAAACCTAGCAGGAATCGTTCCGATTGCTGGTCGGCAAGATCTCTTGGGTCTACCCTGGCCAGACTGTTTACACCCTCTTGCCAAAGATATGTTAGCAATCGAAAGAGCTGTGTACGAGTGCGCACTGGTGAACTGCGATTCTATATGGGTCATATGCAACGACGACACTGCACCTTTAATAAAGAAGAGGCTAGGGGATTATGTTATAAACCCCAACATATATGACAACTGGGACTTCAAAAGGCATCCTGATTCCTGCAAGGAGTATATACCGATATTTTATACACCAATTCTACAAAAGCATAGAAAAAGAGTCGACACTGTGGGGTGGTCAGTTCTTCACGGCGCCTTAACCTCTTTTATAGTCTCTAAAAAAATCTCAAAATGGACAGTGCCAACGAGCTATTATGTATCCTTTCCGTACGGCATATATGACCCATCGGCGCTAAAGAAAGTTCGGTCTGCAATCCGAGGCGCAGAGAGAGTGTATGCCAGCTACAATGGCAAGACAGTCCGCGACGGCTTATATCTACCTTTTAGTTTCACACCTGAGTGTTGGTTACATTTCCGCCGTCAACTCAACGAAACCAACACAGGCGGAGATAAAAATTTACCACTTGAAGAAAGATGGTCGGCAAAGAATTTTTCACTTGACAAAATCTTTAAACATGATAAGATAGATATAGATAAAAAAGTCGAATTGGAATTTTACCATAATTTAGATTCATGGGAAAGTCTAAGAGAATTTTATATTTCAAACAAAAAGCTGAAAAAGATGCCCCCGTCAATGGCAAAACCATTTTTCATAAGAAAGGAAGACAGATGATCGATATTGAAGAAGCATACGACAACTTAGCTTACCACACGAAGGAGTCAGCCACGCTGCCGCTGACATTTTCCTCAATGACAATAGACCAGCAGTTCTTTTTCCGTGACCTATACGACTCGATCGTGTATGATATAGAAGAAAAAGAAAAACTAATTGAAGATCTTGAAATGATTAAATCTGACTTGGAGTGCACAATTGCAAGCGTCAAAAAACAAAACTAATATTCCTTTCGTAGGGTTGCATGCCCATTCTGTGGCAGGATCCCCATTCGATGCATTAGGGTATCCGGCAGAACATATGGATTTTGCATTTAACAACGGAATGGATGCCCTCGCTCTTACCGACCATGGCAACGCTAATGGTCTGGCGGGACAGGTATTGCACGCCAAAAAGATGCAGAAAGAAGGTAAGAACTTTAAGCCTATCTTTGGCGTAGAAGCTTACTTTATCCCTTCCGTTGCAAACTGGAAGAAGGATTATGAAAACATTAAAGCTTCTGCCAAGAACAAATCAGAATATGAGGCAGCCAGTTCGGGCACAACGGTAGAGAACGAGGCATCAAAGAAGAAGATGAAGTCGGTTCTAAACCGTCGCCGCCATATGATTCTCCTGGCACAAGACCAAGAAGGGTTGCAAAATATCTTCAAGATGATATCTTCTAGTTATGCTGGCAATAACTTCTACCGCTATCCTCGTGTAGACTACGCACTACTCAAGAAGTACAACAAAGGTGTCATTGCAGCATCAGCTTGTCTTGGTGGTGTTTATGCTGGAAGTTATTGGGAAAATAGAGAAAACGGCGCCGACGCAGTTCTAGATGCAATGAGAGAGACTACTCAAAAAATGCAGAAGATCTTCGGAGACAGGTGGTACGGAGAGTTGCAGTGGAATAACATCCCAGAACAACACGAACTAAACCAATACATTATACAAATGCATTATGAGTTTGGTATTGAGTTGATCTCGACCGCGGATTCTCATTACTATAACCCGGAAGTGTGGAAGGACAGGGAACTTTACAAGCGCTTGGGGTGGCTCGGCCGAGGAAGACCGGACTATCTATCAGAAGAGTTGCCAGTCTCCGTCGAAGAAGTAGGCTATGAGCTGTATCCAAAGAATGGTCAGCAGATGTGGGAGTCTTACAAGAAGTATTCTAAGTCAGCTAATGTTGAATACGATGATGATATTGTTATGGACTCTATCACTCGAACACACAAGATCGCCCACGAGCGTATCGAGGCTTTTCTTCCAGACAACCAAGTTAGGCTTCCGAGCTTTGTCGTCCCTGAGGGTTCCACCGCTGGACAGACACTCGCAGCGCTTTGCGTTGAAGGTGCCCGCAGTTTGGGACTAGCAGAGAATACCGAATATGCAGATCGACTTAAGTATGAAGTAGGGATCATCGAATCCCGCGGTTTCTCGAAGTACTTCTTGACTATGAAAGCGATTGCTGATATGGCTGTAGAGCGCCAGCTCGTCGGTCCCGGCCGCGGCTCTGCCGCCGGCTCTTTGGTGTCCTATGTCCTGGGGATCACACAAGTCGACCCAATCAAGTATGGTCTTCAGTTCGAAAGGTTCTTGACCAAGGGTGGCACAGGGTATCCTGATATTGATTACGATGTATCTGACCCGATGCTTCTCAAGGAGTTCTTGATTGATGAGTGGGGCGACGACACTGTTGTCCCAATTACAAACTGGAACACCCTTCAGCTTCGATCATTGATCAAGGACATCTCAAAGTTTTACGGCATTGAGTTTACCGAGGTAAATAATGTGACCAGTAAGATGGTGTATGAGGCGACACCACTTGCAAAGAAAGCACACGGTATTACAGCCGGCGTGTATGCACCAACCTTTGAAGAACTGATGATGTATTCAGAAACCCTTCAAAAGTTCTTGCAGAAATATCCACATATCAAGACACACGTCGAAAAGCTCTATGGTCAAACCCGTTCAGCTAGTCGCCACGCAGGTGGTGTTGTTGTCGGTGAGCGACTTAATGAGTGGATGCCTCTTATTAACAGTGGAGGGGTCAGGCAGACCCCGTGGAGTGAAGGGCAAAATGTTAGACACCTTGAACCAATGGGTTTTATCAAGTTCGATATTCTTGGGCTGGCTTCTCTTCGAATGGTCGAAGGTGCTGTCGAGCGCATTCTAAAGAGACATCACAATATCGAGAACCCAACCTTTGACCAAATTAGGTCATTCTATGACGAGCACTTACACCCAGATAAGATCGATCTAGAGAACGAAGAAGTGTGGAAGAATGTATTCCACGCAGGCAAGTGGGCTGGTATCTTCCAGTTCACGGAAGCTGGAGCACAGTCATTCTGCAAGAATGCAAAGCCAGATAATATTACTGACTTGGCTTCTATTACAAGTATCTATCGTCCCGGTCCACTAAGCGCCGGCGTAGACAAAATGTTCATCGGCTCAAAGCAGGCGCCTCACGAGGTAGAGTATCTTAATGAGACTACTCGCGAAGTGACAGAAGAGACATACGGCTTCCTTATCTTTCAGGAACAGATCGCTATGCTTGCTCACAAGCTGGGTAAGGATCTATCCCTGGATGAAGGCAACAAGCTCAGAAAGCTTTTGACCAAGAAGGGTACTGGTGCAGCTGCAGCAGAGAAGGATAAGATCTTTGACAAGTTTCACAAGGGTTGCTTGGAGAAGGGCATCGCTTCGCACGACGCCCGAGAACTGTGGAACAAGTTTGAATACTTTTCAGGATATGGCTTCAACAAGTCTCACGCGGTATCTTACTGCATCCTGTCCTTTCAGTGTGCTTGGCTACTCAACTACTATCCAGCGGAATGGCTCGCAGCTTTCTTGGATAAGGAGCCCGAGACCCGTAAGGAACGAGCAATCTCCACTGCTAAGTCGATGGGTTATGCAGTCGAGCCCTTGAACGTCAACACTTCTGGTGTAGTTTGGGAGATCAGCGAGGACAACAAGACTCTTGTTCAGCCACTGACTTCGATCAAGGGTCTAGGTGCAGTAGCAATTCAGCAGATCATTGATCATCGGCCTTTTAATACAGTCGAAGAGTTTCTTTTCCACGATAAGGTAAAGTATTCCAAGCTGAATAAGAAAGCGCTAGATGCTCTGTGCCGGGCCCAAGCCCTAACTGATCTGGTCGATGACCGTTTTACTGGTCTTAAGCACTTCTGGTCAGCTGTCTGTGTTGACCGCCCTAGAAAGCTCAAGAACCTAGAAGATAATATTACCACATATGCAGGTGAGGGAGACTTCACCGAAGAAGAGAAGCTTGAACACTTGGTGACTTTGACAGGTGTGTTCCCGATTAGTTCAGTGATTAACGAACACGTCAGAGGTAAGCTAGACGAACTTTACATTCCACCGATCTCGGAGTATGATGCTGAACTCGGTGTAACTTGGTTCATTCCTAGGGAGTGCAAGCTCAAGAAGTCAAAGAACGGTAAGAATTTCTATGTGGTAAAGGTGATCGATGATAACAACGAGACGAATACCATCCGATGTTGGGGCGTTGACCCCGATCGCGATATTGTCCATATTAACCGACCCTACATGGCTCGACTAAATTACGATCCAAACTGGGGCTTCTCGACATTCAGTGTCAGGAAGATGTTTAAACTATTAGCTTAAGGAGATAACAATGGCTAGACTAACAGGGCTTGCAGCCCAAATGATGGCGAAACACTATAAGGAGACCCTTGAGAACAAGGGGCACGCATTCTTTGAAAAAGGAGACTATAATTTAAATATTATCGGTGTTCGTAATGACTCTGGTGACGCGTCAAAATTTGATGATTTCATCAACCTGCTGTATAAAGCGGAGGACGAGTGGGTCTGCGATATATATCCGGCCACTACTGAGCCTGGTACCAGAATATTGCGCATGCCAATCAAAGAGGTCCGCCATAAGGGTACCGCGATTTTGGTTCCCGACCAGTACCGGTCTACATATCGAATCGGAACGCATGGAGGCAAGAGAAGCTATACAGCGCTTGTTCAGAGAGGGGGGAAGGTGAGAGTCTGGAGAGACAACAACAGAGACTCTAAGCCCGACTATCACAGCCCCGAAGAAGAGGGCTGGTTTGGGATCAATATTCACAAGCATTGGGGTTCGGATGCAAGGGTCAATACTGGAGGGGTGTCAGCCGGCTGCCAAGTTCTTCAGAGTAGTAAAGACTTTTATGAGTTTATGGACACTTGCCAAAAAGCATCCGACCAGTGGAGTAATAGTTTTACTTATACACTTATAGAAGAAAGAGATTTAACACAAAAAGGAGTATGTTAATGTTATTCGATGAGATAGATAGGGTCAGGGTTTTTAGGACCAGTCCCAAGGCCAAACTGCCCAACAGGGCGCATAACACCGACGCAGGCATGGATTTTTTCTTCTGTTCAAACTCAGAAGACACCACCATTAGTGTCGACCCCAACAAGAGTGTGCTTTTGGGGACGGGCATCAAAATGGAGGTCCCGCCCGGCTGTATGCTACAGATTATGAACAAGTCGGGAGTAGCCAGCAAAAAGCAACTTGTCACAGGCGCCTGTGTGGTGGATGAGGGCTATGACGGAGAGATCTTTGTAAACCTGCAGAATATTGGCACAGAGGTTCAGCACATTGCAGCCGGGCAAAAGATAGCACAAGGTGTCTTTGTCCGTATTGAGAAGCCAGTCCTGTGGGAAATACACGAAGATAGTGTTTATGGCTCTTCGACAGCCCGCGGCAGCGGAGCACTTGGCTCCACTGGAGATTTATGATGACCAGCTTTTCAAGAAAGATCAAGAGAAAACAACTCGCCGATGCTCGCAAGAAGTTTACCAAAGATTTCAAAACGGCCATGGCAAACTTCAAACGACAGGTGAAATGCTCGGTGTGCGGCCAGCCCCCATCAGAAGGTCAAAATATTGACAACTGGAGAATTAATAAAAATTCAGAAAACATTGACTTAGTCTGTACAAACTGTTATGATAGTGGAGTAACTCAAGGAGACGAAGATGAAACTGAAACAAACACTGAGCTTTGACGACGTATTATTGGTGCCTAGGCCAAGTGAAATCCTCACCAGAAGAGAAGTGACACTTGAATCGTCTCTGGGAGACGTCGACTTAGGCTTCCCAGTGATATCTAGCCCAATGGATACTGTTACAGCCAGTCTGATGTCAATGACTATGCTGCAATACGGCGGCCTAGGGATCTTGCATCGATACAATACCGAAAGGGAACAGGCATCGATGGTTCTAAACCTAAGAGATTCGCTAGAGGAGGTCAACAGCGCCCATCTTAATAAGATTTCTGTTGCATTGCCAGCCGGCTCAGGCCTTCTGCGCAGAACAAGAGCCCTTTATGATGCCGGGGCCCGAATCTTTTGCATCGACGTCGCCCACGGTCACCACGTGCTGACCGAACGCGCCATCAAAACCATAAGAGATAAATATGATAACAAAGTGACGATTATTGCAGGTAATGTCGCCACCGCGGCAGGCTATAAGGATTTATCAGATTGGGGCGCAGATGCAGTCCGCGTCGGCATCGGAGGAGGAAGCATATGCTCGACCCGGATCCAAACCGGTCATGGAGTTCCAACATTCCAGTCAGTACTTGATTGCCGTGACATCGACGGCGCGACCGTTATAGCCGACGGCGGCATCAAAACCTCTGGAGATGTTGTTAAAGCTATAGCAGCCGGCGCCGATTTGGTGATGCTGGGCTCTATGCTGGCCGGCACGGATGAGTCTCCTGGTAACGTGTTATCTAAGGGCGATGGTAATAAATATAAAGTATACCGCGGCATGGCAAGTGTTGAAGCCCAACTAGATTGGAGAGGCGAAGCCCGGTCACTAGAGGGCATATCAACTACGATTCCATATAAGGGATCCGTAAAAAATATTTTAGCCACAATTTCTCAGAATTTGAAATCTGGCCTTTCTTATTCTGGTTGTAGGAGTATACCGGAAATCCAAGCAAGGGCTGAGTTCATCCGGCAGACACCAGCAGGCCAACGAGAGAGTAATACTCATATATTATCGCGATGACCATAAAGAAGATTGCATTCGAATATGATACTGCACAGCACGCCAGGATGATTGTCAGACTAAGATATGATAGGCTAACTCAAGGAAACTTCTTTCGAGGCCTGGTTAAGTTATACGTTGAGAATGACTTAGATATGATGCGAGCAATAGAAAAAATAAAACTGGAGAAAAGTACTATGGGAAAGAAAAAGAGACAAAATTCAAAAAAAGAGATAGAGAAAGGAGATCGATTAATGAAAGATTTAGGCCTTTCAAATTCAGAGAAAAATTTTATTTATGATTTGATCGAAGAAGATTTTGAGGAACAGGAATGAGGAAAGAAAACTGTTCAGAAGAAAACTGCAGATGCTGGATAGACTACCCAGAAGACGATAACTGCATGTATGTTTCAATTGAAAAACATGGCGCCATGACACTAGATGAAATTTCGAAAAGAATTGGAGTCTCTTTGGTGAGGGTTTCACAAATAGAAAAGCAGGCGCTCAAGAAGCTCTCGAAGAGAATAAAAAAATGATTTTATAATTGATTAACACTATTTATTATTGTATTTTACACCATTTTTGTATACAAAAGGAGATTTTTTAAATGAGTGATAAGAAGCTACTTAACGAAAATACGGTCCGCAGGTTCATGAAACTGGCAGCCGTAGAACCCCTAACTGATAACTTCATCCAAGAGATGGGCTATGGTATGGACCCAAAACGAGATGATGACGAAATTGAGGAGACAACTACTTCTGATGAAGAAGTCGTCACTGAACAAGAAGACGAAGAAGAAATGGAAATGGACGTCGACATGGGTGAGGTCGAAGATGAAGATCCTGAGATAGACCCAGGGCCCGAGATGGACGCAGAGCCCGAGATGGACGCAGAACTAGGAATGGAATCTGATGTCAGCCTCTCTGAAGAGGAAGCACAGCTTCTCATCGACTTAGGTGACCGCCTCCGGGATGCAATGGGCGACGAAGGCGCTGGAGAAGAGATGGACTTGGATCCCGAGATGGACGAAGAGCCTGTCGAAGAGCCTGCACCTGAGGCGGACATGATGAGCGCAGAAGAGGAAGAGGAAGAACCTGTTATGCAAGAGGAGATTGTCCAAGAAGTCCTCAAGAGAGTAACCCAACGAATCATACGTGAGAAGATGGGCAGAAAGTAAGAGGCGACCTTTACCACTCATTTAGGTTTCCAAAACCCCAAAGCATTAAAAACTTTGGGGTTTTTTTTATGGACATTCCAAAAGAGATCTGATATAATAGTTATAACGAATGCTAATCACGATTAGAGGTATTTGTTATGAACAATATTACAATGGAAGGAACTTACTGGAAAATAGAAGAAAACGAATATAATATTCAGATTTCGTTTCGACCTGAGAACAAGTCTGAGCTGTTAAATACGTTTCACAATTGGTCAAGCATCGCTAATGGTTTTGACCCGTCAAGAGAAGAAGAGATAGTAATTCTTAGGAAAAAGTTCGCCACTCGAAGCGACTTTATGAAAATGATCAGAGACTTGAAAAGACAACAAATAATTTTTTTAAAAGAGGCAGTATGACTGACAAGAAAGAAAAGACCGAGAAGAAAAAGAAGAAAAAGAAAACCGGAACAATACCATTACCGGAAATAAAAACAACAGACGACAAGCAAGTTGTTATTATTAATAACATCCAGCCACCCATTGATGAGCAGCCGGAATTAAGAACAATTAATTTATATGGCGATGTCACAGAACAGAAAGGGTCAGAAGTCGTATCAGCACTTCTTTATCTGGAAACCTCAGCATACACCCAGATGCTCAAAGACCCTGAAGACCCAGCCTCGGAGATTTTAACGGTCTCAAGGCCAATAAATATGTACGTATCGACCCATGGCGGTTGCGCTTCTGATATGTTCTCAATATTGGATGTCATGGATATGATCAAGAAGAGAACATGTAACATAGAGACCTACGGGATTGGCAAAGTGATGTCAGCCGGCGTCCCCATTCTCGCCGCTGGCACCCCGGGTCGACGCCGCGTCGGCCGGAATTGCCGCATCATGTTGCACAGTGTGATGGCAGGAACTGGTGGCACGATATTTAACATGGAGAATGAACTGGAAGAGATTAAATGGGTTCAAGATAGATACATTGAAGCTCTAGCTGGTTATACAAAACTAACAAAAGCAAAAATCAAGAAAATGCTCAAAACACAGAGAGATATCTACATCTCAGCTGAAGAGGCAATTAACTTGGGAATTGCAGATGAAATTATCTAGTTATATAAAGGAGATATATAATGAGCTGGCATAAAGAATTACTTTCAACAAACAGGAATAGGGCCCCGTCTGTATCAACCATCGACGACCTGTACACTCTTATCGCAGAGGTATATGAGGTAGAGAAAGACAAGCTGTTTAAATCTATAAAAGACCCAATCTCTTTGCTTAAGGAGCAGTTCCTCAACGAAAAGAAGTCTATGACCCTAACTTTGGATGCTATTCCTGAGATAGCAGTTACAGAACTAGGATGGACTGATGTCACAGGTGCAGGCGGCGATAATCCAGTTAACGGCCCTGAGCGACAAAAGCTGTTGCAGTTCTTGGAAAACATCCAAGGTGGGGACTTTGTAGAAAAGATTAGGTCACTTTCTAATTTCTATGACAATCCTGATGCTGCAATGCAAGAGATATTCGGACCCGAAGGAAACACCTCGACAGCCAAACAAATCCAAACCGCCTTATCTTACTTGGTCTTCTACAAGACCTTAACGAAGGTCATAGCGAACTTTAACGCTGCCTCTGCAGGTTTTAGTTTCGAAGCGTTTCTGGCCGTTCTAATGAAGGGCGAGCAAATACCAGCCAATACTGGGACTATTGCAGACTTTCTTTCCAGAAGTGACGGTACCGCCATGCCTGTAAGTTTGAAGTTGTATCAAGACGGAAACCTGCATGTTGGAGGCTCTTTTAGAGATCTTGTTGGAGACATAATCAACCCTCAATTTGATGCTGATCTTATGCGTTATGTTGCCGTAACAAAGCGGTTCGAAGGTAAAGAAAAAGAAGGTCAGACTGTCAATGGTTTCTTGAAGTGGTATAGGTTTGACTTTACTTTAGATAACATTTTCGATATACTTTCTAAATCTTCAAAGCACTCCAGGTTATGTATTCAGTTGCCAAAAGGTGGACAAGAGTTTATAGACAACTTACCAGGCATCGCAGACCCTTCTACAGAAGAGTTGGAGAACAAATACGCATTCGCTTTTAAGAAACACCTAGCTGAGTTGAACAAGGGGCTCGCTGAAGATCTTCGGCTTGATGACCAGTTCGCAGACTTGTTTCTTAAGAATTTGAGCTGGGCAACTCAACTAAGTGACAAGTTCTTTAAAAAATTTGACCCAGATGCAGCATTAACGGATGAAGAAAAAGCATCGCCTGACTACGAACAGCGCGAACCATATGTAAAGAGAGGTACTTCTGCGATGCCGGCTAACGATGCCTCCCTGAAGCAGGCAATGCGAGACATAGTTCAGGGTACTCTTGCCCAAATTAACGATGCTAGCGAAACACCAAGATACGACACTGATAACAAGGCTTTCGCCGAAAAGATAGGCAGGGCAGCTAGACAAGCCAATAACGGCGACCACCCTTCCGCAAATCTCAAAAAGCTAGCGATTGTAAAACAATTTTCTGTATCATCAGAAAAGAAGGAAAGAATGAGAAGGCTTAATCTAAAGAGTAATTGGGAAACACCAGAGAGATCAGCAGAACTATACAACGCTATGAACAGAGAACAAAAGCAGGCAGCCTTGGTACAGACTCGCGGCTTTCTCTCAACAGAGCAATTTGGCCTAACCCAGGCTATGGTAGCAGAGGTTCATACTTACAGCAAAAGCCGTGTCCTTGGGCCTAACCAAGATAAAGCTTTCTTTGGCGCAATTAATGTCGGCAGAAAGAATACGCAGACGGTGCTGAACAGGGTTACGGGGCTCCTTAACGAGTCTTTATTTGATATCTTTGTGAACGTAAAAGCAATACAAGACAACACTTATGCTTATATCGCCGGCGGCATGACGAAAGATGCCCAGGCCGAAGAGGCGATCAAGGCTTCTGGAAACGTCATTTCAAAGACAGAAGAGCTTCAATCAACAAAAGATAAATAAAGCAAAAAAGTCCTTGACTTTTTCCCAAAATACATTATAATAGTAGTATAACAATAAAGTGAGGTTTCATGACTACTAAGTTAGAGCACGGCCAGACCCTTCGCAACAAGGTTCTGGATGGGGTTAATACCCTTGCCGATTATGTTGCAGCAACCCTTGGACCCAAGGGACAGAATGTTCTCATTCACCAAAAAGATAAGAGACCCTTCATTACGAAGGACGGAGTAACCGTAGCTCAGAGTATGAGTTTCGAAGACCCACATATGAACGCTGGAGCGGAGGTTGTAAAGCAGGTTTCTGCCATGACTAATGCTGAAGCTGGCGATGGCACAACTACAAGCACCATTCTAGCCCGAGAGATCCTGCGCCAAGCCAATAAGCACATCGAAGCTGGCGCCTCCCCCATAGATATTAAACGCGGCCTCGAAAGGTGCACTGCCGCGGCATGTGAAGGTATCGAAGACTTGGCCAGGCCAATATCTTCAGAAGAAGACATTAAGCATATTGCCAGCATATCTGCAAACAACGACAAGATAATCGGAAACCTAGTTTCACAGGCTGTAGACAAGGTAGGAAAGAATGGTTCCATATCTGTAGAGCAGGGGCGATCGCATGAAACCACACTAGAACTAGTTGAAGGTTTTACCTTGGAGGGTGGATACGCAGCTCGAGCATTCATCACAGATGAACGCCGCGGCACATGTAGATATGAGAACCCACTGTTCTTAATTACAGACTACAAGGTTGATCAAGTGGCAGAGATTCTACCGGCACTCGAAATCGCAGCCAGAGAAGGCCGTCCTTTTATAATCATTGCAGAAGAGATCGAAGGCCAAGCTTTAGCTGCACTAATAATGAACACCGTCCGCGGCTCAATGAAGGTCGCTGCTATCAAAGCACCTTCTTACGGCGAAGACCGCCGCGGCATCATGAGCGATCTAGCTGTCGCCACCGGAGCAACATTTATCCAGCAGTCCCTGGGGAAGAATCTGTCAGATGTGACTCTCTTGGATTTCGGCAAAGCTCGACAAGTAGAGATCACAAAATCTCAATCAACGGTGGTCGATGGCGAAGGTGAATATGAAGATGTAGAAAACAGAATCGAGGCCATTAAATCAGAAATAGAGTGTACAGACGATCTCCACGCCGCCGGTCGTCTTCAGGACAGGATTACTCGACTCTCATCTGGTGTGGCCATCATAAAAGTAGGAGCTAGCTCCGAGGTCGAAATGATAGAGAAGAAGCACCGAATAGAGGACGCACTCGAAGCAGTCAATTCTGCCCAACAGGAGGGAATAGTTCTAGGCGGAGGTATGACTTTGTTGAAGATCGCCACAGCGCTGGATATTGAATTTGAAAATCCTGATCAAGCCATAGCGCTCGACATCTTTCGTAAAGCCCTCCAGGCCCCCTTCAACACGATGGCAAAGAATGCCGGCCATAACCCAGAGGTGTTAAGGTTGACGATGGGCACCTGTGAAGACCTGGAAGGTTTCAACTTCCTGTCAGGGGAGAAGGAAGACCTGTTTGCTTCCGGTGTTATTGATCCTGCGAAAGTGACTCGCTGCGCACTAAAGAATGCAGTCTCAGTCGCGGGCACTCTTTTGTTGACTAATCACAGCATTGTTCACTAACGACACTACTTATTAGTGTCGACACATAGGAGGGTCTTCTTATGGCAGAAAACAATGAACAATTTTTAGAAATACAAAACAAAATAGACAGAGTATGTACAGGCATCGATGTAATGCAAGACAAACAAGAACAAATGTCCGAAGACATTGGAAAAATCAAAGAGGCAGTCTACAATCCTGATAATGGGCTTTATGCCAGACTAAGGGAACTAGAAAGTTGGAAACAGACATCTTCCAGGATGATATGGACACTGTTCACCACAGTCATCGGTCTCATTGGTGCTTTTGTGCTTAAGTCACTTGGACATTAACAAAAAAGGAAAAAAATGCTACTCAAAATAAGGCAATTAGTAATAGAAAACCAGGGCCACAAGAGAAATATCGTACCAAAAAACATATATATCAACAGTGATAATATTGTATCGATAACGGACTACCGAGGCGCCGACCATTTTCTATTATCTGAAAAATCAAAGTTTTCAAAAGAGAGATTCTCGCTATTGAAGGTTACGCATGGAAACAAGATTGAAGACATTATTGCTTTTGGTACTGCTGAATCAATCTACTCTGAAGCTACCGAACACCGAAATGGGAGATCTATATTAAATGATTGAAGACCGATTTATTATCTTCGGCAGATCTACTTGTCCTTTTTGTATGCATGCAGTTGACTTTTGTGTGGCCAAAAATTTGCAGTTTGCATTCTTGGACTACAAAGACAGAGAAGATATCTTAGAAGAAAAGAAAACTTTCTATGAGCAGAAGACGGTGCCAATTATACTTGCAAATAACCTAGAAACAGGGTATACTAAAAAGGTAGGAGGTTATTCAGACCTCTTAGAATACGAGAAAGAAAGTCAATAACATATGTCTCAAGACCCGCCAAAAAGACACAAAGTAGATATCTCGATCCTAGAGAACATCCACCGGCCAATTGGAACCTACCTGATTAAGATAGACTCACTATTGCAGGATCACTATAAATCTAATTTTATCTTGGGGAGGACATCTATGCTCACCTTGATGGAGTTGAAGATTTCTTGCGAGGTAGTCATATCTTATATTGAGGACTTATTAGCCCAAGCAGAGGAAGCTTGTGTGGAAGAGTTGTATCTAGAAGGTCCAGAGATCAAGATGATCTCAACCATTGCAACCTCAATCCGCGCTGCCTCCGCAGTCCAGCTTGAGAACACAAACTTATTGGAGAATTGAATGAGCCTCTGGGTCGGTATCGGAATCTTTACTTTGGGTCAGATCTTGGGTTGGTATCAATTGAACCTACAGAGAATGTCAGAATGGTGGGAAGATAAGCCGCTAATGTCAGCCATCTTGATCGGTATACCAACTAGCGTTGCTTTCTGGTATGCATGGAAAATAGTATCAGATGCAACAGGTTCAGTTTGGTCAGCTCGGTTCATTGGTTCTTGCACTGGTTTCGTGGTATTTCCTGTGCTAACTTGGTTTTTGCTCGGAGAATCCATGTTCACTACGAAAACCATGATTTGCCTAGGCTTGTCAATATTAATTATTCTAATACAAATTTTTTATTAACACTACTGCTTAGCAACTATTTAGTATAAAAAGGTGTTTCATTTATGCAATTTAATAAACAGTGGAAAGAGTACTTGATTGAATCCCGGTGGCCCGGGTTTCTTCTTGAGGCAAGGCTAAAAGATGTAAAAGCCAAGTATCCTGTCTTGGAGGCCTCCGGCTGGATCAATTGGGGACAACGACAGATTAACCATCTGATGGGCCCGAAAGGTGTATCAAAATATCTTATGTGGTTCGCTAGGGAAGCTGACCGGATCATCGGATCGTTCGCCGACCCAGACGAAATAAGGAGTGATCCAGACGTCCTGGAGATGTGCGAAGCCATACTTGACCATGTTATGCTTTTCGATCAAAACCAACACAAATTTGAAGAAAAAGACATATACAAATACCATGATGAAGAAATCAAGAGAGAGCTAGATAAGCTAGGCGTCACGACGTCGGCAAAAGCACAAAAGGCTACAGCAGATAAAAAACAAGCAGAAGAGAATTCAGAAGTCATCTACGCTGATCATGGTGTTTTTGCTATCCGCCCGCTGACAGAACAAGCTAGCTGCTATTACGGACAGAATCCAAGACTTACAGATTGGTGCATATCAGAACCAGAAAAAAGAAACTACTTTGTGCAGTACACTGAAGAGGAAGGCAAGGTCTTTGTGATGTCCTACTTCTATGGGCTGCAAGAAGGTCACCCAAACCACCTGATCACTTTAGAGTTTGACCAAGATGGCGATTTGACTATGCTTCACGATGCCCCAAACAAGGCGCAGAACCCCGACGATCTATGGGATATTATAAGAGAGCATCTAGACGGAATGCCCGATTATAAAGGTAAAGATGAAGGCTTCTTAAAAAATCTGAACAGCCAAATCTATCATGATATTACATCTTCAGCAAAACAATCAGTCGAAGACAATCCACCCCCGGACACCTTGGTCGCCACACAGCGCGCTTGTGAGCTGATCCAGAACGAGGCGGACGAAGATTTGGAGCACATAACACCATGGTTTGAGATAGAACAGCATCCCTTCCTTGATCGTGGCGATGCCCATGTCAGTTATGGGGCCACAATGCAAATCGACATTGACACCCGGGATAGCCTGTTCTCGAATACCGAACGCTCATTAGAATCAATTGATTTTAAAGAATCAAGAGAATTATCAGGCGCCATATGGGCCCGCCTGGACCAAGCAGGATATGCTGGCTTTGAGGAAATAAGAATAGAAAACGACCACGGCGATATTGCTGTCTTTTTCCAGCTTAAACAGGGCTTGATGACAGCTAACGATGTAGAAGGGTTCAGGGAGTTTTGCGCTTTCACGCTTTCTTCCGCTCAAAAAGATCATGATGATATGTTACAGTTGATTAACTCGGTCTTCACCCAGAGGGGATACCGTCAAGACAGCCGGCCTCAGAGGTCACCTCATTCGCCTGTTCAGGAAAGTAGGAAACCCTTGACAAAGAACTCCTTTTATGATAAAGTGGAGATGAGTTTAAACGAGGAAAAAGGCCGCAGCCGACAGCGCGGTATTTACAAGTTCTACTGTATGCTCACTTACAGCTTGACACTGGAAGAGAATAAAACCCGCGGCCTCGATGATATCTTGGCAGATCTGCGCGCACTTCCAAATGTTACAATTGTAACTGTTGTCATTAAAAATCAAAAGATTGCTGACGGGAGATACATAGCTGGTCTCTCTATCAAGTTTATTCCCTCCATCCCTGGTCAATTCAGGTCACCTGAGGACGTGAAGGTTAGAATCCTGAGAGATGTCCGGAGATTATCAAATGTAAAAACTTTATTCAAAGTTTCAGCAGGTCTAGAAAGGTTAGAATAGTGAAGGCCCCAAAAGACTTCCGCCGAGAAGATGTTAAGAGTATGTTGTCAAAGCGCCTAGGTAAAGAAATAATTAAGTTAAATCCGCTAGAAATCAAAACAAGAGAATCCTATGATACAGAGCAGACTAGCGTATGTTTTTCGTTTGAAAGGTTGGGGTCTTCAAGAAAGAAGCTGTACCAATTCAAAGAGGTTAAAGCCCATGGTCTAGTCGACGCCGTCTTCGAAAAATGCCATCAAACATTTGGGGAAGAGTTTAAGTCTTTGAGACACCTAAAGTTAGTTGATCTAGTGGTGAAGCCAATTTTTGGCGCCTCTTCAAGAAGCCTAGGCTCTGACGCATCAACTGACGTCATTTTTAGATTAGAGATCGCCGGATATGGTGTTTCTGAGTTCTCATCACGCTCGAAATCCATTGGCCGCTCAAGCTTTGTATCGGCCTTGGAGGCATTTCAGTTTTACATGAACTGTGATAAGGCGTTTTATAAGCTCAAATCTATTCTAGAAGATGCAAATTCTCGAAATCGAGGCGACGTCGCGCAGGAGTGTCTTTCTGATTTGGCATCTTTAGCAAAGATTAACTCATATGTTTGATATAAAACACCCTTGGATTGCATTAATAGCTATATTGTTTTCAATGACTTTAAATTATTATGTGCGATTTATTAAATAAAATTATGCCGATTATTGTGATTCTTTGGATCTTCTCATTAATTACTCTAGGGGTAATTACTTATTATGCGGAAGAAGATATCGAACACCAGAGAGATAAAGGTTGGAGATCTGGTATACCACCTTCTACATGGGAAAGAATGGGTGGGTGTCCTTCTGGAGATAATAGATGTATACAAAGATGAATCTAAAGGCAAAAATCATAGGGAGCTGGGACTAGTGATGATGCAACCCGGTACAAAATATCAAAACTTTTTTGCCAAAATGGTGTCTAAACAAAACCGAGTTAATGACTCGCTTGGTTTCGTCTCAACCAATTGGCTATTTAAGTTAGAGAAAAAAGAAAATATAAAGGAGCAAAGTTGAAGGGTTATAAAATTAGAAAGGGTGATATGATCACCGCCGGCCCAAGAGCCGCAGTAGTGACCAAGGTGACGCCTAAATATATATATTATTTTTTAGGAGGTCACATCAACCGGTCGAAGAAAGAAACCTTGTGGAGCAATTTTGATAATAAGTCTTCTGAAGTGTCGATAGCTTACGGGAGCAAAAAAAGAAGAAGAGTGCAAAATAAGATGAGAAGCCTAGACTTACACGGTGTCAAGCACCTCAATGTAGAAGAAGAAGTAAAAAACTTCTTAAATTTTGTAGAACTACCATGTAAGATAATAACAGGAAACTCAGATCAGATGAAGTATCTTGTGGATCGTATCGTGAAGGAGTATGGGTGGCACTGTGGAATAGAGAGCGTCCATAATCCAGGCACACTAGTGGTTGTAGAGAGATGAAGAGCTGGAAGCCCATGTTTATAGAGAATAGTCGCATTCCTGTGTGGCTATCAAAGATTTCACCTATTGAGATAGGTGCGATATCTTTAATGGGCTTCGTCTTTTCAAGGGGGTATATGTCGCCCGTAACCAAGAGGCATGAAACCGTTCATTTCCAGCAGCAGTTAGAAATGGCTTTTATTTTCTTTTTTCTATTCTATTTATCGTTCTGGCTCATTGGATTAGTCAAATACCGCAGCGGGGTTAAATCGTATCGCGAAAACCCCTTCGAGAGAGAGGCATACTCCAATGAATGCAATAAGGATTATCTGACAGAAAGAAGAAGATATTCTTGGATTAAATATCTGTGATTAACGATGTATAAAATAATAATTTTTTGTATAATTTTTTTATTTCTTAGCTGCGATGACCCCGCAGCCGAAGTTTCGGACCTTGATGCTTCGACCGAGGCCGTTGATGCGCTTCTCTTAGAAAATTCTTCAAGGGTGTGGATTTGTTATAACCCACTGTCCGCAGCCCACGGCCAACCATGCGAGGAAGAGTGCTTCTGGTCCCATGAGGGTAGAAACCATAAAGCATTCTGCTGGCTCCTAGAGAGGGACCAGTGCTCGCCACCCTTGTCGCTACAATGGCAAGAAGAAAATTGTCACTACTTTCAGTAAAATATTGATTGACTTTTGCTGCTAATCATAGTATAGTAAGTTACTAGACTAAAAAAGCAAGGTTAGCTGTTATGCACAAGATTATTAAAAATAAGGTTTTTAACTTTACAATTAAAAATTTCTCATTTGGGACACTCTCACGCGCCATGGTTATCGACCTCCTCAAAGATGGTCGAGTAGCTTCGCACTTTCTTGAACCTCAACTGACACATTGGTTCCCGGAACTTACCCACATAAAAAGATGTAAGGGTTATGACCACATCGACCAAACTAATCAAAAGTATGATGCAAAGAACTTTACAAGTAGAGGTTTAAAATTTATGCCCTCAAACCAGCTAGGGTCTGGCAGAAAGTTTTGTTATGAGACCACACATAAGCACGCCGCAGAGTTAGTATATATTTGTTGTGATATTATTGATTTTCCGCAAGTTAAGGTTATTTTCAAAGACGGCGCCGCGCTTCTAGAAGAGTACCCAAAAGCAACAATAACAAAAACAAAAAGAAAGGAGTTATTCTGTGAATAAATATTTTACGCAAGAAGAGCTAGACAATACAAATTTTAATGACTTTACAGATCTGCTATCTAAATGTGATAAAGACACTTTATTTCGGACGATAGAGACATTCGCAAAAAGCTCAAAATCAATAAAGCTCAAAAACAGTGCGAAAACGCTCCATGCAAAGTTATACGGCACCAAGTCCGCATTCTACGCAGATGAGAACGGACAATACTACACAAAGCCGGAAATTGCAAAGATGTGTATCACGAATGTCGACCTCACTGGTTTTGATTTTATCGTCGAACCTTCTGCTGGTCATGGAGATTTTTTCAATCTACTGCCGGCAGAGAAAAGATACGGAATTGATATAGACCCAAAAATACCAGAAATTGAAGAGGGTGACTTTTTTGATTATGATTTTGCAAACAGTAGAGGGGAGAAGATTGCAGTTGTTGGAAACCCGCCATTTGGCAACAACTCAAAGTTAGCGGTAGACTTTTTTCAACACTCTTCCAAGTATGCAAGCAAGATAGCATTTATATTGCCGCGGACATTCCGCAAAGCAACTTTAACAAACAGAATTAATATGAATTTTTGGCTAGAAAAAGAGATAATCCTGCCTGAGAATTCTTTTTACATCGAAGACCTAGGCGGATCAAAGGAAGACTACGATGTACCGTGTGTATTTCAGGTGTGGTCTCGTAGGAAAGAAAAGCGCCCAAAGATAGTTGAGCCGCTCACGCACCCAGACTTCAGTTTTATGGACCGCCTCGACGCGAACATTGCCATTCGCCGAGTTGGTGCCCTAGCTGGAAAAGTGTTTGACACGATTGGCCCAGACGAAAAAGGCCTAAGAACTCCCAGTCATTATTTCATAAAGACTTTATCGGAATCCGCCGCAGAGATATTCAAGAGAATGTGGAAAGGCGAATTTAGCCCGGCTGCTGATCCGAATCATATGGGATTCAAATATGACACGTCCGGAAACCCCAGCATCTCTAAATCAGAACTGGTAAAAACATATGCAAAATATAAGAAAAAATTTAAGATTTAGTTGTTGACTTTAACTTAAAAATATCGTAGTATATTAATACGAATTGAGAAATTGCTTTTAACTATAAAGGAGAAAATATGAGCAAAGTAAACAAGATCCCTGGAAATGACGACACGATTGTGACCCTAACTTACGAGGATCACCACGAGGGTTGGCACAGCACAGGGGACCTAGAGGAACAATCAGTTGAGCAGACTTGCACAGCCGATCGAGTTATGGGATTAATCCTAGACCCAGACCTGAGCGTCAAAACAAGTTTCGGAGACGAAGCCGCCATTGATGTACTTCGGGACGGAGATTACCTGGAAGGTTATGAGAGAGGGTCTTTTGATTTTGACGGCTATGTAGTCGAACAAATTAAAGAGAATTTTATGGACCTTGACAGTTTGATTGAGTGCAGTATTGAGCAATACGACTATAAGAGAGGAAAGTGCACAGTATCGTCAGAGTTGACGACAACGCTTGGCAATCTTAAAAAGTCGCCACACGCCGCCAGCGGGTGGACCGCGTCCGTTGACCACGACGACGGTTCTTTCTCGATCGACCTCTAAAGTGAAATCACCTGAACTCAAAATATTTACCGGACCAATGTTTGGTGGCAAGACCACAAGAATGCTTGCGGCACTTGAAAGATACAGGTTTCAAAAGAAAACTACTATCTTGTTTAAGCCAAACATCGACGATAGATATTCTGATAGTAAGGTGGTAACACACAAAGGTCAGGAGCATACTTCTATACTGGTCAAGTCAGGAGCAGAGATATTAGAACAAGGGGCCCTGCATGATGTTGTAGCCGTAGACGAATTATTTATGATTCCAGGTTCAGCTCGTGCTTGTTTCGACTTGTATCGCCAGGGTAAAACCATTCTAATATCTAGTCTCCAGTTATCCTCACAACCCACCGGGTATGTGCCGTTTGATGAAGTCAAGGATATAATGCCTTGGGCAACCAGTATAGAGATATGCCCTGCCGTGTGTGCTAAGTGTGATAGAGATGCCTATTATACAGAGCGTCTTTGTAAAGAAGATAAAGAAGTACTTGTGGGCGGAGCAGAATCCTACCAACCAGTGTGTTATAAACACTCCCTCGTAAGAGAGTTAGAGAAAATATAATAAGAATTTTTTGCCCCGGTAGCTCAGCTGGATAGAGCAACGGCCTTCTAAGCCGTGGGTCATAGGTTCGAATCCTATCCGGGGCGCAATTTATGTTGACATTTCATAAAAATTAAGCTATACTTTATAAACAACCACAACAAGGAACAATCATGAATTACGGATACGCCTGTATAAACATGACCCTATCAGATGTACCTAAGTCTAGGCGCATCACCACCAACCGTTCAATGATTAAAAGAACCTTTCAGGCGAAAGGTTTATCTTATGTATCAGAACTCGCACTACAGAATATCAAAGACCTCAAAAAAATCCTTGAGTGGAATGAAAAAAATGGTATCAAGTTTTATCGTATGTCCTCAGACATCTTCCCCTGGATGTCTGAATACGAGTTCAGTGATCTTCCTGATTACAATGAGATCTGCTATCATTTAGACCTTGCCGGAGAATATGCCACCCGTAATAACCACAGGTTAACCTTTCACCCTGGCCCCTTCAACGTCCTTGGTTCACCAAGGCAGTCAGTTGCAGACAAAGCTATCAAGGAACTAAACGGTCATTCGAAAATCTTTGATCTTATGGGTTTTGCCCCTAGTCACTACAACAAGATTAACATTCACGTTGGTGGTACATATGGTGGAGACTTTGAAGGCACTGCCCGCAGATGGTGCAAAAACTTCCTTAGACTGGACGAAGGCACGAGGGCTAGGCTTACTCTGGAAAACGACGATAAAGCGTCCATGTGGTCTGTTAGGCACCTTTACGGCTACATATACAAGAAAGTAAAGGTGCCAATCGTGTTTGACTATCATCATTTCCGCTTCTGCCGCAATGGGCAGACGGAAGAAGAAGCAGTTCGACTTGCAGCTTCGACGTGGCCAAAGGGTATCAAGCCCGTTGTTCACCTTTCGGAGTCCCGTCGCGAGGAGCAGCGAGATGAGAAGATCAGAGTCCAAGCACACTCTGATTATATCTACAACAGAGTCGACAGATACGGCGTAGACTATGATATGATGCTTGAATGCAAAATGAAAGAACGTGCTCTTTTGAAATACAGAAAAATCCTTCTAGAACAATAATCTAGAAGTCCATACTAATTAATAGTATGGAATTTGTAAAGGGAGATGAAGTCTGGATTCGAGACTTTCCTTTTGGCAAACCCCTGAATGTGAAGGGAACCATAGTAGGAAAAATAGGAAAGGACTCCTACAATGTTCTAATGCAATCAGGTCTGCTAGAGGGCAACATAATAAAATATAAATACTGGAAGCTTTATTCTTTTGGTAGCGAAGAGCAGCTAGTATAGTTTACTAAAACGGAGAAATAAGTGTCATTAACAAGCAAAAAACAATTTTACATCAACACACCAGAGGGTGATATGATACTCACAGAAGTGTTCAATGAAAACAATTCAGTTACAATACTTTTAGGAAACACTCACCGAATTGATTTGGATATTGATTCTGCCTTTGAGCTAGCGGACACTCTCCTCATTTTAGCTAACGAAACGGAGAATCATGATGAATAATATTAGGATGGGAAAAGGGTATAAATGGAAATCCTCAACCACCGGACCTAAAGGTGCCCAGCGAGAAGTCGAAGGTTTCATTGTCGACGACTTGGACTCGAAGAAGATGGCCGACGCAAAAAATGATTATGAGAAAACCTTTATTCTCATAAGGACAATTCTCGAAGAAAAGTCTGCATATTGTATGGCCGATGAGTCTGAAAGGCTTCAGTGTGTTCAAACTATTACAGACACGCTTTTAAGAAAGGATTAGCAACGTGATAACCCGCGGCGAAGAAGTGAAGGTCATAGTAAGTTATGATCTCTTTGATTTGGATATAAAGGGGGAAAAGGGAATTTTCCTGAAGACTGACGAAGCTTCAGGAAAGCACTTAGTCTATTTCCCAGTCAACGGCGAATGGGCAGAGTTGCCCTCTGAATCGATTAAGAGAACGCGCCCGGGCAAAGTAACCAGAAAAAATAAAGAATTTATTAATTTAGTCAAGGAGATGCCCACAACTTACGGTCAAGAATGAAGAAAGGCAAACTCAAGAGAAATACCATCTTCTACTCCACCAGGTTCGGTTGCCATGGCCAGTGCTTGGGGGTTAAAGACTTTATGGGCTTCATGATTTGGGCCAATCCCAGCGCCCCCATGGGCTGGTACCATTGTAGTGAACTAATATACGATATTAGCGAGTTAAAGCAATAATATTATTGACTTTTCTTAAAAAATAGTGTAATATATTATTATAACAATGAAGGAGCGTATATGAAACCTGGCGATTTAGTTATTACTAGAGGGGAGACTACCCCTGGAGTACTTTTAAAAATAATTGACTCTAATATATTCGGCGGTGATGCCATCGTATCGGTCTTGTGGGCCACCCAAACAAAAACCTTAAAAACCTTAAGATCCAGCCTCCGAAAGGCTAACGTATGAGCAAGGACAAAAACTCTAAAGAATATTTGCAGTCATTTTTAGAGAAGTGGTCCTCTTTCTTGTTGGAGAGAGAATCCACATTTATATCTTCCCTGATTGCCCAGAGTGACTACAAGTCAGAATTCAGCTTTGGCCAAGAGAGATGGTTGGGAATCATCTATCAGAAATATAACTCAGAAGTAATGGAAGAAGAAGAGTTGTGGGCTGATGGGTTTAGTCAGCGCCACCGCGACGAAGCCTTACAGGTTGCAAAATACTATAGTGCCAACCCCCCTTACTATTCCAATTATGTAAGCACTATATTGAGCAATCCACAGCACTTCACTCTCACAAAGAGAGATTGGAATAAGTTCTGTTGCAACAAGTATGCTAAAAAAATTAGAGAGATACATAGAAAGGAGTTGAAATTCCAGAAGGGAGATTGCATACAAATAAGATCCAATAATCGATTGGATTTGGCAAACTACAACCCTGAAACAAGCCATCCCAATAAGATGTGTCGAAACTATGAAAAAAACAAAGTAGGATTTGTGATAGGCATCGATTCAAAACCGGTCACTCGAGCCGCGGCAGGCTCCAGGATTTACAGTATACTACTTACTGGTGATGTCTCCACAATATTTGCGCATGAGTCAGACTTAAAGAGGAAAAGAGGGTGAATTACAAAATAAAACACATATCATTTCTCATGTATGACGAGAGAGAGATAATAAAATGCAATTCTCGCGGCCTGTTTGAGTTTTCACGAGGAAAAAGCTATAACTCAAAGAAGCTAAGCCTTTCAAAGCCAATGACTTCTGTAGAGGTGGTCAAGCATGTGGTTGTCCGTAACGGAGACCCGGTAATCACAATGCACAATGGAGAAAAGGTGAGAGTATATTTATCCGCCGACCCGACTCACCCTGTTGTACAGGCCCTCGGCATATTGGAAACGCATGAAATGACTCGACAAAAGAATAAGAAAGAATCTGACTCACCAGGGAAAGTAACCTTCGGCACCCCTTCTCTAGAGGGATTATTTGCGGATTTTCCAGAGTGGTAAAAGTTGGAGATTTGGTTTATATTGTTGCAGGTAACGATACAGTGTATCCAAAATCCACGAAGGGTGTAATTTTTTCACAGATCGACGAAAATTGGTTCAGAGTTTATATCGCCTGGGATGAGCATAGTCGATACCAGGATTTTCCCAGGTGGATGCTTAAAAGAGTAAAGAAAAAAACAAATGAAAGTCGGTGATTTGGTAAGAAGCGGCCGAGGCGATATCGGTGTGGTGTTGGCTATTGGATACACTGGCAGGGAGAGTGCCTGGGACCGCGAGCAGTATGGACCCACCGTTACTGTCTTGACACCACATAGCAAAATGCTATTAGCCTTTACAGCATTGGAGGTTATTAGTGAAAGTCGGTGATTTGGTGAAACAAACACCGCGCTGGACTCCCACGCGTTTTGGTATTATAACTCATGACCTGAAGAACGACAGGTGTATGGTCCTTTTCTTTGACACCAACACTCAATACAATATGGACAAAAATTTGTTGGAGTTAGTCAGTGAAAGTCGGTGATTTAGTGAGACATAGACAGCACAAAACAGATCGCTATGCTTACTGGAAAAATGTCTATCTTGTGAGGTGGTCAGATGGAGAGCGCGCTTTTCAAGTAGTGGGTGATAATAATTTTTTCCCGGTTGTCGATTACGAGGTGATAAGTGAAAGTCGGTGATCTAGTGAAAGACAACCACCCAACCGGCCCACGCTGGGTTGGAATAGTTGTTGCCTCAGTGCCACACTCAACCGCTCTAAATAAAGTGTTCAAGGTATTGTGGCAAAACGGTAAGGTTGGAGACAACATCTGGGACTACGATTTAAAGCTACTCAGCGAAAAAAAGCCTTGACTTTCAGTGGTTTACCTGTTATACTTATAATATAGAGAAATGGAGAACTCAAATGAAAGTCGGTGATTTGTTAATAGCGTTAGGTTTTGATTCTAACAAGCTCTTTGTAGTCATGGAGACTCGCACCGCCCGCGGTTTTGAGGAGTTGAGGCTCCATTGTTCAGAGAACCCCTTCCTTAAACAATCTTGGTCCAATGCCGACTTCTTTGAGGTGGTTTCGTAATGAAAGTCGGTGACCTAGTTAAGAAGCGTTGGGGCAAGATTGAACCACACCAAGCAGGGACAGTTGCAATCGTAACCGGCAAGCACGTTGATCCCCTCGGGCCAAATCCTGCGTTTCACGGTTACTGGCTCATGGTATTGTATCCAGACCGCCCTGTCCGTCGCGACCGACCTGGTGAGTTTGAGGTTATCAGTGAAAGTCGGTGATTTAGTCGAGACATACGAGTTTGGCGTTGGCATACTCGTAGAGATTATGTTCAACAACTATCGTGTCCTTTATCCAAGTGGAAAATGGTATTGGACCACTAAGCCAGATCTGGAGTTAATCAGTGAAAGTAGGTGATTTGGTGAAATATATTCACAAGGGGCAGAAAGATATTTTGCTTGGAATAGTCACTGGCGACTTCGGCAATACTGCCTACCCCGACGAAAGCCCCTATGTAGTTAGGTACAAAAACGTGATGTGGATTGGTCAAGATGGTATCAGACCAATCGACATAAGATTCTTGGAGGTAATCAGTGAAAGTCGGTGATTTGGTGAAAGACAACTATCCTTCTCGCTCATTACCAACGAAGATTGGTGTGCTTGTGGGTGAAGGCCGGCTAGGCTCTCCGCGTCTAAACAAGGCTTTCAAAGTCTTGTGGCAAAACGGCACGATTGGAAACAATGTGTGGGACTACGATTTAAAGCTACTCAGCGAAAAAAAGCCTTGACTTTCAGTGGTTTACCTGTTATACTTATAATATAGAGAAATGGAGAACTCAAATGAAAGTCGGTGATTTGGTGAAGACAATCCGATACGGAACACGCTACCTTATCGTGGGAAAACGTGAAGATCTATCTTTCGCGAATTCGAGCGGACAAGCCTTTGTTATCTTATCTTTGGACGGAAACCTAAAGCAGACATTAAACGAAAGACTTTTAGAGGTTATCAGTGAAAGTCGGTGACTTGGTGAAGTATTATGGCCATTGGACTGACATTGGTGTTGTGTTATACGTCAACGGTGCTGGTGGTACGATAAAAGTCCATTCGAATAACAAGACAGCCTGGTGGGTTACCAGTGGATGCGAGGTTGTAAGTGACGTCCGGCGATTTAGTGAAGGTTAGATCCAAAGGCTGGGAGATAAGAGATATTATTTGCGTAGTGGTAGGGTATTATGGCAAGCCATCTTATCCAAGCCCATCGCTGTGGACGGATAAAGGGTACTGGATAATAAATGACGGAAAACAGAACTGGTATTACCGTGAAGAGGATATGGAGCTAATCAGTGAATGCCGGCGATTTAGTTAGAGATAGGTTCCCCCAAGCCGGAGCTACTGAGTGGCTGGGTGTCGTTATCGAGACGCCCACGAGAGGCACCATGGTGAAAGTGTACACTCAAAACGGCTCAGAGTGGATCGCTAAAAATTACTTAGAGCTAGTCATAGAAAAACCTTGACTTTCAGTAGCTTACCTGTTATACTATAATAGTAGAAACAATAGAGAAAGACAGAGACTAGTAGTGAAGCTCGGTGATTTAGTAAAGAACGGCCAAGGACACACAGGCATCGTGACAGGCATTGGTTATGCTGGAAATTGTCCGAGTTATGAGAAGTGCCCTTTCTTAAATCCAGACGTTCACGTCCTCACGCCGCATGGCAAAAGGCTTTGGAGCTATAAAGCATTGGAGGTGATCAGTGAATGTCGGTGATTTGGTAAGGTATCGCCAAGGTTCTTTGGATATGACAGGTATTGTCTTAAAACGTGAGAGCTTCGGTGATTTCGTCGCCTATTTGGTGCTTTGGAGCAAAGAGTGTTACACTGGGAAGAGAAAGCAGTTATGTCGCGCATGGAACTTGGAGTTAATCAGTGAAAGTCGGTGATTTAGTGAGGTTGTCTCGTGGAGTAGGCAATCATTTTGACTTGAAAAGTTATGTTGCTATTTTGATTAAGAAACTACCAAGGAGCGACTCTTATGAATATGATTGGCTCGTCATGACAGATGGGAAGTGCATTGCACTAGGCAGGCAAATAGAACACAGCGCAAGGCTTCTCAGTGAAAGTCGGTGATTTAGTCTGTATAGCACTACCAGCAAAAGAAAAGAACAAGCCTGTTGGAATCATTCTCGGGTTCAGTGTTGATTGGCTTATCAACAGATATGATACCCCTGACTATAGAATACTGTGGCACCATGGTGGAGTTGGCACTGCTTCAGAAACGTCTTTGAGGAAATTAAGTGAAAGTCGGTGATTTGGTGAGATTATACCGCAACCATGACACGATTGGCGTCATCATCAGTATGCTGCAAGGTAAAGGGTATTTCGACGTTTTAAGGACAGACGGAGTGACAATCTTCGTCCACGAGTCATCTCTGGAGGTTATCAGTGAAAATCGGTGACTTAGTAGAGATGCGAGGCTCACGAGGTATCATCGTTGAGATAAAGAACAATAATAGGTTTCCGCCTTATGAGATTTGGTATAGAGTCCATTGGCAGGACGTCGATGCTCTTGATTGGGTGAGAAAAGGAACCTATAAAAGTTTTAGAAAGTTATGATATAATAACACAATATGCTGAAGCAGCTCAGTTGGCTAACCAAAGTTGCGAACAAAAGGAGAAAACATGTTAAAAAATATAATCATTGCGCTACTGGCGTCTGGCACAGTATACGCACAACCATTTGAGTGTGACAACAATTATGCTGAATGCGGTACACCCGAAGTATCAGGAGGTGGCACCGATGGTGGTGGAGGTTCTATCTTGGTTGCCAATACTGACTTGGGAGACACATACCAGCGAGCCGATGACTATGACGATGATGGCATCGAGGACTCGTATGATAACTGCCCTCGCACCCCCAACCGCGAACAGTTTGATCGCGACGGAGATCAGCGCGGCGATGCCTGTGATAACTGCCGCACAACCAGAAATGAAGAACAATTTGACCTTGACGGTGACGGCATCGGCGACACCTGTGACTTGGACCTAGACGGCGACGGCATCCAAAACACGATAGATAACTGCAAAACAGTTTACAATAAAGCTCAGATTGACACTGATTCCGACAATATGGGTGACTCGTGCGACCCTGATATCGACAACGATGGTGAATTAAATGATGTCGATACATGTCCGATGTCCCCGGGCTTACCTGAAGATCTTTCTCAGTGCTTTGTTGACCAGGACTCTGATAATATATCTGATTTTGGCGATAATCCTGATAACTGCCCTGGCGTATTTAATCCGAAGCAGTATGACACAGACCTGGATGGTTTAGGTGACGTCTGTGACCCAGATCTGGACGGGGATACTGTGCCAAACCATCAAGATAACTGCAATGGCGTACACAACCCAGGCCAGAAGGACCGCGACCGAGATGGCAAGGGCGACGATGCCTGTGACGACTACTATTGCTTTGTAGTCTATGGTGATGAGGAGAACTGTCTAGATCCAACAGCCGAGTTAAAAGTTTACTCCCCTGATTTGTCTTTAGGCGTCGGAGAGACGGTCAACTTCCGGCTGTTTATGAATAGGGAAGCTCAGCCAGGACATTATACTTGGTCGATCATCAAGCGACCTCATAGGTCGCGAAGCACCATCGCAAACCCAATTGGATACACACTCGACGCGTCGTTATATCAATATCTTTTACCAGAGATGCCAAGCTTTGTCCCGGATCAACCAGGAACATACGAGATGTCAATCAGTCTTGAGCCGCTTTTCGAAGGGCCCAATGGTGAATCAGCGCCAACAGTGCAGCATAAGTTTAGGCTGGTGGTTACTGGTCCCGAGACCCACGTCGGATGCTCAACTTTCAGTACTGAAAATAGTCAAAGTTTTTTATTGACTTTTCTTGCTTTTCTTGGTATAGTAGTATTAAGAAGAAAGGTTGAGATCAGAAAATGATGGACTTGGTGATAAATATTTTACAACTCTCGATAGCGATATTTGTTGGTTCTGTTTTATTTGACTATTGGAGAAGCAGGAAAAAGTGAAAGTAAACAGAGTTAAGAAGCTGATAATGGAAGCGGTACCATATGAGCCAGGCAGACAGACAACTTATCTATCTTTGTATGATGACGTTACTTCTTATTCTTCTGAATTGGGTTTCAATATAACAAAGATAGATTTCCGTCAGGCGATCACTCTTCTTCACGAGGAACAGTGCATATACCATTTCGATGATAGCGACATAAGACCCACACAGCATGGATTAGTTAAATACACATAAACTACAGGAAAGGTAGAAGCATGTTTCATTACGATGAGATCGGATTCGTGGAAGCGAAAAAAAACATTAATAAGCAAGCAACTAAGATCTTGTATGCAATTGCCGATGCATACCAGGATGGGACACTAGACAGTCCCAACTCAATGGAAGTTTTTTGCAATCTTTTGGCATGTATTTGTGAAGGCAAGGTTGAGGGATCCATTGAGGAGTCCACTATGGAAGTTCACTGGTCCCTAACAAAAAAGTATCAAGAATACTTAGAGAACATACCCGTAACTCCACCCGGCAACGACAACTGTGTCGCCGGCCCATGGCCGCAATAATGGACCCTTCATGAAAATTGGCGACTTAGTTAAGAAGAAAAAGACCGAGTTGTACAGCGTCACCAAGATCGGGGTTGTCATCGCGACCAATCCTCGGTCAAGACGCGATGGAACGCTTGAATGTTCAACGGTTAGAGTAAGATGGGCCGATGCTTACGGTTCCTTTTGGACCACATTCGACAGCTTAGACATGGTGAGTGAGGCATGACGATCTACCACTTGACATATAAAATAGATAAAGAACCAACAGAGCACATCTATGCGATCAAAAAGATTTGTGAGAAAAAAAAGAAGGCGCTCTTGGCAGAACATGGCCAGAAGATTAAATTTAGTAAAATCCAAGTAGCGTAGTATGTGGAGCACTGGCGCAATTGGCAGCGCATCGGACTTTTAATCCGCTGGTTCTGGGTTCGAGTCCCAGGTGCTCCACTTTTTTATTGACTTTACGTCTTAAATGGTGTATACTGGTAGAGTAAGAATTAAGGAAAGGAATAAGTATGACTTCAAATCGAGACATCGAAAAATTGTTTGATCAATGGAACCCTAATAAAATTAGAGCAGGGGATAGAGTGAAAGTGTCAAACGGGCAGAAATACCAGGCCCGCGTCGTCGGCCTGGACATAGATATAAAGAACAAAAAAGTGTATGCAAACTTAAAGCTGATGGTTGAGGGCAATAAAAACAGACCCATTCGGGTTGACGTTGCAGACTGTTACCATATCAGCGTGATGTATCCAGGACACCACCAAAATGATTGATGAAAAGCCATACGTAATTATACTGGAATCTGAAGACTCCAGAGTGCAAAAAATTGTAAACAAAATGACCTTTGAAGAAGCTGCACAGTCTGCTTACCTTTTTCGTCATAGCCACGGCCTCGACTGGAAGATAGTCCTCGTCGGCCAAATCCACGCTGTAAAACAATAGGAGAAACGAATGAACAGAATCTCAAGTGCATCCATCCGTCGCATAGCACAGCACCTTATAAATTTCCCCAAGCCAGAGACAACAAAGATCTTGACTTCTGTGCCAAGTGATGATAGAATAAAGATATTGGAAGAGTTAGAGAGAATCAAGAAAAGTGATAAGCAGAAAAATTCTTGATTCAATACTATTAGCAGCCGGCATTGTGCTAGTTGTTAGTGTTTATATCGCGCCACTCATCGTGAAAGGATACAAAAATGAGTAAATTAGCAAGAGTACGGAACCACATGGTTCCACAATATTGGGCAGAGGGTAAGCAAGCAAGAAATCATACTGGCTGTTTTACAACCGATGGAAAGTCTCTATATTCTTATGGGCTGCTGATCGGCGACACATGTGAAAAGACAGGTCTTAAAGTAATCCGTGATTACACGGCGAATGGCCGACATGGCTTCCGCTCTATGACTACCAGTTGCCATGTCGGCCGCGCCCGCCACCACGCTGACATTGTTGATTGAGAGAAAGAAATATGAGAGAACAAGATACCCTTATCGAAGCTATAAACATTAATGCAGTTATAGCACTCGTAAACCAGAAGTTTGCAGAAAATTATAAAAATCCAGATAAGGCCGTTGTCTTAACCGAGGTGTTGAACGATATTAAATTTTATCTTGCACCCCTAGAAAACCAGGAGATTCACTAATGGAAGCCGTCTGTGTCGCCTGTCACACCGAGTTTAACCCAAAAAGACTTGAGCTTGGATACCGCACCTGTCTTGACTGTGGATCGACTCGGGCAATCCGTGAGATGAACCGCAAAGCAAAATGCTCTGCCCCGGCATACAACAAGGGCGCCTATCAATATGTGGGGAGTGTGCAGGCGGCAAGAGACCTAGGCCGATGATGACCGGCGATTTAGTAAGGCTGTCGGTCTACGGGAACAAGAGGAGTTACAATATAAATCTGCAATCCGTCTCTGGTAAGTTTCGAGTAGGCCTGGTGACGAAGGTAATTGCTTGGGCCACTTATCCCTACGAGGTCACTTGGCTGCAATGTGACGCATCATACTTTCCGAAAAGCCCCAAGGCCACCCATTCAAGAAGGGAGCTAAAATATGCCTACCATCACAGAAATAAAAAAAGTTTTTGATTTTTCTTCTTATTTGTGTTATAACTAGTACATGAAAGTAAGGCAGACTTTTGATATAGGCGATCTCGTCACAATAACTCACTCGACGAACGAACGAGGAGTAATTCTGCAATCAGAGCTTGTGCACACCGGGGTTATGTATCCGAACGAGTGTCTTTGGCATACAGATGAGTATCATTGTAAAGTCCGATTCTTCGACACTGGTATAACGCGTTGGGTCCGCCCCAAATGGCTCAAACACTTATCCAAAATAAGTGAATAATTTTATTGACTTACCTTCCAAAATCTGATATTATATATATAGATAATCGAGAACAGTTGGAGTTAATAAGTGAATATGGCCCCTTTGATGGAAAGTTACGTCTTCGAACACGCGCACTTCGCATACATTAATCTTAAGATGCTCGATTTAGATTCGCTAAATAGATTCAATAGTAGTCTTGAAGCATCCGGCTTTGAAGTAAGATGGGACTTCACAAGTCTTCCGTCTTTGTCTTCAGTTTCTAATATTGAATTTTTGCAGACTGGACAATATGTGACATGCAATAAGTGCAATCGTAAATCACATATGCAAATTATCAATTACGATTTGGATAAGGCAGCAATCTCAGATAAAATTAGTGATGTAAGTATCGTCCCAGCCGCCACATTCGACGTCGCTTCGGAATCTCCGCCTCGATTTCCAGAACCATGCAATCAGCTCGGACTCCATTCGAGAGACATTACAGCTTTGTCGGTTGTTTTTGACAATAAAAGAAATGAAGAGGAACTGAAGGAGTATTTTGAGTGTCGATACTGTAAAAGAATCTATGATCTGTTTCTTAAAGTCGTAATCAAACACGGCGTTGAAGAAAGGTCTGTGAATACTGGCTCTGAACTGTATCGTGAAATGTTAGACAGTGTGACTACATTCTACAAAAAAAGAAGAAAGGCAGACAAGAAAAACTCGAAGTATATATCTTTTATGACCACATGCCAGGCAGATATGCCAGGCCACGCACCATATGAAGCACTCATTTGTCCTAGGACAGAGAAGTTATATGACCTGTGTCCAGAGTGCATACGAATCGGACATGGATCTACAGGGGAAGCAGTTTTGAGAAAAATACTAGAAGATGTGACGGGATTAGATTGGTCATCTGTGCGTCCAGCCTTTTTGCAGAATCCCGATACAGGATATAATTTAGAGCTTGATTGTTACAATGAGAAACTGAAAACTGCTTTTGAATTTCAAGGTAAACAGCATTATGAGCCTGTAGAGTTTTTTGGAGGACTAGAAAATTTTAAGAAACAGGTGTATAGGGACTCTCTAAAGAAAAGTCTTTGCGAGCAGAACTCTGTTAGGTTGATTGAGATTGATGGTAGAAAATTAACAGGTAAGACTTCAACCAAGAAGATAGAAGGCTTTTTAAGAAAAGAAGTAGAAAATTTTATTGACTTACCTATCAAAATCTGATAATATATATATAGAAAGATTAAGAAAGAACTGTTTTGGAAAACTTATTATTAAACATTAGAAAAATGCGAAACGACGAAATCGTCGGTTTAGCTAAGAATCGATTCATTTCAGAAGAATTGCAACTGGCGCTCGTTGACTTACCGTATCGCAATGGCCACACGCACCTCCTGGAGAACTCTGGACTTACAGCAAAGGTAAGAGACCTACTTTGGTCCGACCGAATTAATTCTGGATATACTTACAAGTCAACTTTGATCGCTAATGGGTTCTACATTAATGATCCTGAGAAATATTGGGAACTATTTAGAAATTACCCCTCTGCTTGGAAGCGCTCGCCTTACCGTATGTTAGGGTCTTTTGTCTATCATAACACTGGTCGATATTGGAGGGACCGTAATAATCTAGCTCAAGGTGCCGCACACACCCCATCAGAATTGTTAAACAAGATATATGACTGTTTCTATTGTCCAAAGCGTAAGCCTCAGGACGAATCTATCGTCGCCTTGGCATCCTATTATTCAACATCCCATCAACTAGAGTTGTTTGCGTCCCACCCAAATTGCCCCTTGGAATTAGCAATCAAGATTTCAACCTGTGGCCACAACCGCGCAGAACAGGAAGCCTTTAGAAAAATTGTAGAACTTTCCAAATAAAAAGTTCTTGACTTCGATACCCGCTTGTGCTATACTATTTATATACAGTGGATGAGTAACCAATAACTGCTAACAACTAGGAGAACCCCAAATGGCAGTTGATTTTAAGACATTCTCAAGCATCGTTAATCACGTTACCGCAGTACGCAAGCCAGTCTTGCTACGAGGTCGTCACGGCATCGGCAAGTCTACCGTCGTTTATCAGTACGCTGATAAGATTGGTATGCCCGTTGTTGAACGTCGTGCGTCTCAAATGACTGAAGGTGATCTAGTCGGTCTACCTGTTGTCGATGATAACAGCACCAAATTCAACCCACCAGACTGGTTCAAGACAGCTTGCGACGAGCCTGTTGTTCTGTTCCTCGACGAAGTCGACCGCGCCACTCTTGAGGTCCGACAGGGTATCTTCGAGCTTACCGATTCACGTAAGCTCAACGGCCACAAACTGCACGAAGGCACTCTAGTCTTTGCCGCAGTCAATGGCGGCGAACATGGCGCTCAATATCAGGTTGGAGAGATGGACCCTGCTGAGCTTGATCGCTGGACTGTATTCGACCTTGAGCCAAGCACAGAAGATTGGTTGGCTTGGGCTAAGGATACTGGTATCTCCGACATTACGTGGGACTTTATCAACACCAATCGCGTTCATCTTGAGCACTCTGACGACTTCGAACCTAACAAGGTTTACCCTTCCCGCCGTTCGTGGGAGCGTCTCGACGAGTGTTTGCGCCAGGCAAAACTTCTTGAGGAAGCCAGCCCCGCGCTATACAGTTTGGCAGCTGCTTTTGTTGGGTTCGAAGCCGCCGTCACATTCAACGATTTCGTTCAAAACTATGATCGACAGGTCACTATCGAGGATATTCTTGATTACGGTAATTTCACTAAGGTTTCGGACTTTGGTATTAATGACCACACAGCATTAATTGATAAGTTTGAGGCCTCGGATTGTTTCAAGTCTGAGCTTGACCAAGATAAGGTTGATAACCTTGCTCGATATTTCATCATGCTTCCTTCCGAAGTTGCCATGAAGCTATGGTCTGTTCTTGGGAACGGCGAGATCAATAACACAATCAAGCTCCACCAATCAGAAGTTGACGGTAATTCAGTCTCTGATTACTTAGTTAAGATCCTTGCAGGCGACAGCACTGGAGAGTAACCATGACTGGTTTTGACCTAAATATCCACACAGCTCGTCTTCTTATGGACGAGCCATTCTTCGCGGCGGTTTCTCGCCGCATAGACAAGCGCGCCACATATGCGATACCAACTGCCGGAGTCATGGTTAATCCGGATTCTGGTCAATTTGAGATGTTATACAATCCAGATTTCTTTGGCAAATTGACTGACCCAGAACGCCGCGATGTACTCAAGCACGAGTTCTATCATATCACGTTCTTGCACGTAACTGACCGAATGCCCGATGGTGTCAAGCCAAAGCTATGGAACATTGCAGCTGATTTAGCTATCAACTCTCACTTGAGCAACCTACCAGAAGGTGGACTCATCCCCGGCGTCGGCCCATTCGCTGACCTTCCTCGTGGCATGAGCGCAGAGTGGTATCTAGCCAATCTCCCAAAGGTCGTGAAAGACAAGAAAGAGATGGAATATTCTGAAGATGGTGAAGACGGCGAGCCTGGTCCTGGTGGCGCCCCAAGTCAACCTGGTGGTGATGGTGGCGAACAAGTAAGTATGGCTGACCTATCCGATGAAGATTTACCAGACACACTTGACGACCACAGCGGGTGGGGTAATTGCAGTCAAGAAGTTAAGGACATGGCCAAGGAACGTCTCAAAGATATTATCAAGAAGGCTGCGCAGGACTGCGCTAAGACTAACAGTTGGGGTTCAGTCTCAGCTGACTGCCGGCGTAAGATCATGAAAGTGTTAGACACGAAGATTGATTGGAAAAAGGTTCTTCGCTTCTTTGTCAAGGCGAGCCAACGCGCCAACAGGTCTAGCTCGATCAAGAGAATTAATCGACGCTATGCCTACATTCACCCCGGCAAGAAGTCCAATCGAGTAGCCAAGGTCGCAGTCTCAATCGATCAATCTGGTTCAGTGGACGACACTATGTTGGCTAAGTTCTTTGCAGAGCTTAACAAGTTAGCAGAGATAGCAGAATTTGTGGTAATACCTTTTGATACGCGGGTAGAAGAAAGTTTAGTTTATACTTGGAAAAAAGGTGTTAAGCGTCAGCAAGAGCGAGTTATGCATGGTGGTACCTGTTTCGATGCTCCAACTGACTATGTCAATCGAGGCGCCTTCGATGGTCATATAATTTTAACAGACATGTGTGCTCCTAAGCCTAAACCTAGCAAATGTCAACGTATGTGGATGACCACATCAGTACATGCGAACGGGCCTCACTTCGAAACCAAAGAGAGAGTCGTCGCGATTGATTAAAATCCATCTTTGATCCCACAGGGAACACCGATGGTGCCAGCTGGTCAAACTTTGTTGTGATTTTTCAACATGGCAACTGGCGGGACTCGTTAGTAAAAACACTATATCAAGCGCGATTGTCTATAACCGCGTTCAACTGGACCCTAGCAGAACAATGGAGTGTTCCTACCGGGTTGAAAGAAATTAAAGTTAGACATAGACTGGCGAGGGTGATGCGGCAAGGACAGCTTCCCTAACGAGACCCACCCACAAGAAGAGGAGAAAAGTGATGGATCCTTTAACCTATGAGATTCTATGGAAAGCTTCAATCGGATTAATCGTAGCTTTTATTTTTTTTCTGGTGATTTACATCGGCAATGAATAGTTAATATAGGTGCGAAAGATCTTTCGCACTTTCAATACAAAAAAGAGGTGCTTGTCTTGGGGTAGTGATTGGAATTTTGCTAGGTTTTTTCTACGCCAACTACCTAGATTGGAGTGTCCATATACTATTGCACAAGCCGAAAGGTAAATCAAGATTCAGATTCCACTGGAAGCATCACGCCATGGCCAGAAGGCATGATAACCACGACAAAGATTATGCAGACAAATTATTCCACAATGAAACTTGGATAACCCTAGCAGGAATCGGACTGCACTTGCCATTTTTATTCGTTTGGCTGCCCTTCGCGGCTACAGCCATTCTATATGCCCTAGTTTACATCGTTCTGCACCGCAAGACGCACCAACACGTAGAGTTCTTTAAGAAGTGGGCTCCTTGGCACTACGAGCACCACATGGGACGTAATCAGAACGCAAACTGGTGTGTTGTGTGCCCTTTAATGGATCATGTAATGGGAACAAGGGAAAAATGGCTAGATAAAGCATAGTTATACTATGCACATTAAAAAAGGCGACTTAGTAGCTTGCTATATCACAAACACAGATCAATGGGAAGCTCTCATGTCTTGGGGGATAGTGCTAGACGTAAATCCAACAGTGCACGATGTTTTAGTACTGGACAACACCGGACATCAACGATGGTGGCCACACAAAAGATGGAAGATACTTTCTTCAAAAAAAGAAATAAAACATCTTGACATTCAAGTCAAATTAGCGTAATATAGTACATAGAAAGAATCAATAAGAAAGGTTAATCAATGATTATCCCAGGTAATCTAGTTAAATATTTGTGGAACGATGCCATCGGACTCGTGAAAAAAGTAAATAATGACAGGCCATGCCAATCCGCTCTAGTCGTTTGGCCACCAACCTTCGCCCGAGAATGTGGGGTAAAGCATAACCAATGGTGGACGCCATGTGACAGGTACTTACTGAAAGTGAATAGATAAAATGGGATACCGTTCAGATATTGTAATTGCCCTCACCGATAATGCAACAAGACTATTAAAGGCAATTATCGACCACCTACCTAAAGATCACGAAGTCCATAGTCTTATGAGCATGGACTCTGGAAATTTTATTGAGATACCACCATGTGATTTCAGCGATAAAAATAAAGACTGCGAATCGCGATTAGTTTTTGAGGGTGTGAAGTGGTACGATAGCCACGAAGATGTCTCTTTGATAGAGGAGATTCTCGAATACATCGATGACGAGAGCTGGCTACTCACCCGGGTCGGAGAAGATCAAGAGGATTGTGAACAGCGCGGCTGCTATTATGATTCGAATGTTCACATCAGGAGGACCATAGAATGGTAGAAGTCGGAACATTGGTAAGAGAAGATTGTAGCCCCGAATCCACACCCCGCATAGGCACCATTGTAAAGGTAACCCAGCTGGAGTTAGGCTGTGACAGTTGGCAACAAGATGTCCAGGCGATACAGAGACTTGATGCCAACTGCGGTCGAAAATACGATCCAGAACAATGTGATGTCATCCGCCCGGGCAAAGTCTTTTCAGTCAGATGGCAGAGTGACCCAACAAGGGTCACAGTGCACGTCGCCTACAACGACTGCAAGGGGGTGGCAACACTCAACTTCGGTTCCAACTCGGTGGAGGTTGTTCGGTGATGGATGATACTTTATTTTTCATATTGTTGGTTGCTGGTTTCTATATATTGTTTAGAGCAACAGTGAAGGCCTCACAACAGTCTGCAAGAGAGGATGCCGCGAGAGAAATACTAGCAGAATATTTCCGCAAAAAAAGAATAGATAAGCTGTACGGAAGAGACTCAGATGATGAAAGTCGGTGATTTGGTGAAACGATTTGATTGGGTAGGTGTCGTAATTAAAAGACACTGTTGGGGTAGGCATACAATATTGTGGAGCTGTGGTACAAAACAAGATTTACATGAAGATAATAAGCAGATTGAGGTGTTAAGTGAAAGTCGGTGACTTAGTGAGAATCAATCTGCCACTCGCTGCTGACGTATACCCACCTCATTGGCGACTGGGACTAGTCGTATCAAATGACCTTGTGCGTCTCAGTTTCGTACCTGATAGGGTGATAGTCTTATGGCAAAATGGCATCAAAGAAACCGCATTACCGGACCACTTGGAGATACTCAGTGAAAGTCGGTGACTTAGTAAAATTCAAAGACGACTTCTATCAAGAGTCGTATGGTGCTGGTGTGATACTTGAAAAGTACCACTCTTCAGACGACTATGGATTCGTGATTCTCTTCTGCCGAGATGAGAAGGTCCATGTGCGGCAAGAAGAGTTGAAAATAATTAACAAAAGTCCTTGACTTTCAGTGGTTTAGCTGCTATACTATAAGAGTAGAAACAATCAAGAAAGGTTATTTTTTCTATGGCTGGTAAAGCAAGAATGAGATTCATCGCGAGGTCCAACCAGCTTCGCTTCGACCGTGACAGTGGCCACTATGCAGGGCATGCTATCTATGGCGTTGACTGTATCTATTGTCACGAGTATTTCCCTAATGTAAAGAAGCCAGTCTTTGGCTCTCATGTGTGTAGGAGCTGTAAATGAAACATCGTCTTGT